CCCGCTGTTGCCTGCGAAGCGGCCCGCAGCTGGGGCCAGGACGGCGGGCAGTGGGGCGTACGCGGGGATGTCGAGTGTTGCCTCGTTACCCGTGGCGGTAGTCTGAATGAACAGGATCTTGTACGCGCCCGAGGGCACAGTCACCATGCGTGTGACCAACCCAGGTAGAGCAAGATCATCAATCCTGGCCTGCAGCTCGTCCGCCGAGAGGTCCCCGCTGCTGGTGGTTAGGTCGAATCCGACAACGGGCCCCCCGTTGACACTGATGTTGAAGAACCCAGTACCACCACCTGCCAGTTCAAATGCGGGTCCTGGGAAGATGTACCGGGTCATCGCAGGAGACGCGCCGTACGCATCCGTATTCAGAGAGCCATCATCCTGGACGGCCTCAACAACCTGCTTCGCCACACCAACCACGCACGCGGGAAGGGATGCACGAACGATCGTGGGGGATGCAGTTTGGAACTGCTGAATGACTTTTACGCCGGGGCGCGGCAGTGTTGCAGGGGTGGCCATGTCTACTCCTTCTGGTCTGGTATTTATGCCAGAGGCTTACCGCTATTGTCACCCATCAGACCCCTCTGGGGGAAGGGCGGGCGCGGCTTCGGTTGTACGGAACTGAGGTGTGATCCCACCCACGATGCGTTGATTCAAAGGCATCGTAGTAGCGGACCACTGCAAATACGCGGGGAACATGACTGAGACGACAGTCCAGTTGTGCTCGGTATCATCACCGATCAAAGACCCCGCAGGAGACGGGGGTGAGCAGGTGGGGCGGTTCCCGAAATAGAGCAGGCACTTCTCGCTCTTGATGATCTCATCTCGAAGTGCCCAGATGCTGTTGAGGGTGAACCACGCAAGCGTCTCAGCCTCAACGGGGAAGCGGGACAGCACGTTGATGATGTACGTGCACGGAAGGATGTCCATGCGAACGGTGGCGCCTGTGGTCCAGTCTGTGTACGCCATGTCCCCCATACCGACGCCATTGAAGGTGCCCATGCTGCGTAGGACCGTGATGGCGGGGCGCTGGCCCACCTTCCCGACCATGATCGGGTTGTCCGTGGAGATGTGAATCTCTGACGCCGAGGCGTCCGGCTCGTTGGACTCCTCCTCCCAGTGGTATGCCCCCGCAGGACACTGAGCGAACAGGCCCTGGAGCCAACCCACGAGCACACGCTGCACCTGCAGGTACGGGCTACCTCGGTAGTCGTCTGGGTGCTGGTACTCAGGTGCTGTGGGTGGGTTGTGCATTATCCGTTTGCTCGAGCATCCGCTTCGTCGCGCCGCAGTTTCATCAGCCCGCGCTGCTGGCCCAAAGCATAGTTCCCCATGCCAGCGATGGCTGCCAAGGCGGTACCGATGTAGGGAGCGGCCTTCTCAGCAGCCTGTGGGTTGCCCCCAAGGTGCTGGACCACCTTCCCGCCGATGTGTCGGCCCGCGGCGTAGCCAATCCCTGTGCCGATGGCGACTACAGGCAGGTCCCTGGCCAGCTGGGACCAGCGAGCTCGGTTCATCTGTTCGTACTCAGGAGGTGGTCCTTTTGGGTTGGGCCATTCGCTGGCAGCCTCCTTCTGAATAGCGAGAAGCTCTTGGGCGAAAGCAGGCAGGCTAATCGAGGCCGACTTCTCCTTCTCCGTGCGCTTCTTGTGCATCTTATGTGCCCCGTAGGCCAAACCCAGTCCCGCGAGGGTTGCAGCAGGCTGGACAAGCGGGTTCACGTGATCGATAGCCTTGATGCCCTCTTTTCTGTGCCTCACAAGAGTGCCTACCGTGTGTCCCAGGCCTACTGCAGGAAGGGCTGCTGCACCTGCATGCAAAGCCTTCTCAGTCTTGCTTGCCTTTGGATCTCTGAGACTGTCATGTAGGCGAGGCAGGGCTACACCTTCACTGATCTTCAACAACTCATCTGCAAACGCAGCGGACTTCTTCCGCATCACCATGCGCTCCTGGGTCGTGCGGTCACGGAGCTTGGACTCTTGTCCGGAGATGAGGCCATGGGCAGCTCCACCGAGAGCTCCGACAACAGCCCCACCTGCAGCGCCTGTGCGACCAGCGATGAGGTGACCAAGCGCAGCGCCCCCAAGGGAGCCCTTGCCTGTGCTCTCGAGGGTCTTGCGGGTGGTGTTGGCGGCATCACGAAGCCGCTCACTCGGGGCGATGTCTCGGTTAGTTGGGTTCTTCATGGTCTCACCTGTTGAAGATACCGAAAGCATCGATGTAGTCCTCGGTGCCGGTATTCTGGAGGTTCTTGGGGTTCGTAAACATCTGACCGGGGCTGGGCTGATGCTCCTGCAGGTCGGCAATGTTGATGGGAAGCTTGAACTCGATGTCCGTGGGCTGGATCTCACGGATGATGAGCTCCTGCTTGATCACAGCACGGAGCCGCTCGGACGGGGTCACACCGGTCACACGCCAGCGACGATTCTCTCCCTCCACGATCAAGTCCATGGGCTTGATGGGTGGGTAGCTGGTCATCCGAGCGGAGGTCTGGTTCTGCTGGTCCTGCTGCTGCGTGTTGCTCTGTAGGCTCTTGGTCCCCGGGTCGATCTGAATGGCACACGCCATGGGATCGAGGTAGCCCCGGAGGTAGCCTGTGTCGTAGCAGGTGAGGCAGCCAGACCGCTTCTTGGCCATCAGCTTGCTGTCCCAACAGCTGGGGCAGCGGGACCCGAAGGTCCGCCGCGGGAAGACCCAGCAGGTCCGTCCTGTGATCCGCTTGAAGAGAGTCTGCTCACTCCTGCGGATGTAGTTGGCCACGAGGTCTGGCTTGGGGCCTCGAGCTACAGGTCCGAAGATGGACACATCCTGGGACGCCTTGTGGACCACCTTGATCTGGTAGAACAAGGTCTGCCACTTGGGCCCAGCCGGGAGGCGAGAGTCGATGAAGTAGTACTGGTCCTCGAAGGGCTCAGTGATGGGATCCCAGGGGCCCTCGGGGGACTCACTGCGCAGCACCTGGAACGTGTAGTCGTAGGTATCCTCAGTGGTGTCTCGCACCGCCCAGGAAAGCTCCATGACTGACACGTCCAGGGACTGCGCCTTGAGTCCCATTATCTCGAGGGCAACAGGCATCAGAGGGCCTTGGCCTTCTTTGCCAGGATCTGAGCTACCTTGAGACGATTGCCGGCTGCTCGAGCGGATTGCGCTGCCCGGCCTGCCGCGGAACCAATGCTGCGCACATTGCTCCCACCCACGTTGGCAGCAGCCGCTGTGGCTTTGCTGGCCGCCCCCGGGACGACCTGCTTGAGAGAGCCCAGGCCCTTCTCAGCCGCGGCCATGCGGCCACCAGCCCCGCCACCAGCGATGCGCTGACCGATGCCCTTGGCCGCCTTCGCAGCCCGGGAAAGGATCTGGCCAATGGCGGCCTGCTTCTGGAGCTCGTAGTCCGGGGCCTCCTGGCCGAATCCGGCGAGCTTCAGCAGCTCCTCCGTGGGTAAGAGATCCAGCGAGTACGAGAGCTTGATGCTCTCCGGCTCTGCGTGGGCTGTGCTGAAGTCTGCGAGAATCTGTTGATCGAGGTTCATGGGGCTCTCCGTTACCGTAGGGAGGAAAAGGACATCTGGCTGAGTTGGTCGAGACTGGTTGGGGTGGCTGTGACCGGGGTACCCCGAGTCACGGCTGCACGAATGGCATCCTTGGGGCGGTTGTCAGCCATGTGCTTTTGGACAGCCCGAATGTCGATACCCTGCGTGGGTGTCTTCTTGGACTTTGTCGCGGACTGAAGCACCGACTTGGCCTTGTCCTGGAACCCACGCCCCAAGTCTGTGGGATGTGCCGCAGGCTTGTGGTTGCGCAGGTAGTTCGTCATGGCCGCCGCCTCTTCACGGCTCTTCCCGGCGAACATGCGCCCCTGCTTACCGAGCTGGGTGATCATGCCCCCCTCCTTCTGGAGGTAGGCGAGTTCCTGGGCGAACGCCCGCATCATTACCTGGTCCATGTCTCACCCACCTGCTGGGGCGTCAGCGCCTGCGAAGGGTTGTGCTCCGGTACCGCCTGGGGCCTTCTCAGCTGCCACCTGTTGAGCCTGAGCCGTCTGCTGCTCTGCCTCATCCTGGGCCTTGGCCGCCTCCTCGGTCTCCTTCTCGACCTCGGGGTCTGCGGGCCCCTGCTGTGCTGCGGCCTCAGCCTCTTCCTGTTGCTGCGCATCAGCCGGGGTCTCAGGACCACCAGCAGCGGCCACGTCGGACACGTCCCCACCCATCTCGGTGACGGGGTCCGTAGTTGCGATCTCGGCAAGGGCCGAGCGCATCTGCTGCACCTTCATGCTGAGCTGCATCTTCTGGGTCGCGTGCTCTGCCGCACGTGTCTCAGCCTGCACAGCCTGTTGCTGCGTCATCTGAGCGGACTGTTGGGCCTGCTCGAGCTCAGCCTGTCCCTGCTCAGCCTGTTGCTGGGCCTCCTGCAGAGCCTGTTCAGTCTGCTGGGACTGCTGCTGGGCCTGCACCGCCGCCTGGGACGCCTGAGAGAGCTGCTGACGCAGCATCTGGTTCTCGTTGAGTGCCTGCTGTGCCGCTAGCTGCCGCTCCCGAGCAACGGTCGCCTCAATGGGCTCCGCCCCCGGGGCAGGAAGGCCAATCTCGTCGCCCGCTGCAAACTTGCGTAGGAGAGCTGCGGTCTTGTTCTCGGCCCCATCGAAACTCCGGATGTCCTTCTGCAGGGCCTTGGTCCCCTTCGCGTGCAGACGCTGACGCAGCCCGAGGAGGGGGCCTCCGCTGGGCGGTCCCTTCTTCATACGTGCATCGAGGTTGGCCTGGAGTCCCTGCCGAGCCTCCTGCATGACCTCAGCATGATCCTGGGCTGCCGCAGCAACCTTCGCCCGGATGGACTCTTTCGCCGCGGCGACCTTCTCTTCCATCTCCGGGAGGCGGGTGTAGAGCTGGTCCTGGTGGTACTGATCCTCAGTCATGAACTGCTCGATGGTGAACCGCGTCGGGTCCCCCTCCTCGAGCATGTTCCGCAGCTGGGCCATCAGGCTCAGGGCCTGAGTCTCCATGCCGATGAGGTTCCGAATGATCTCAGCTGGGTCCTTGGTGATGGGCAGCGGGGGCGTCACGGGCATCACGAAGGAGGGGGCCAGTGCCCCGAGGCGACGCACGAAGAACTCCGCGTGCTTGTTCTCCGTGTAGGAGTGCCCACGCCAGTCGTTCATCAGCGAGTCCTGAGACAGGGAGCGGATGAGTTGGCCGTACGTGATGTACGCCTGGGCCTTCTGGAACTTGAGCGTCGCCATGTTGGCCATGGCCTGGATGACCATGGCTCTACTGTCGATGCCATCGTCGAAGCCATCTTCCTCGAGCTCCTCTTCTTCAGGAGACTCCATAGCCTCGTGTTCGGCGTCCTCCTCGTAGATCTCTTCAGCGAGCTTCTTGAGGGTGACAAAACCGATGGCTCGGCTGGCTAGGCTAGCCGAGCGCTCCTCTACCTCGTTGCCGAGGATCATGTTGTCTAGGTCAGAGTAGTTCATGTCAACCTCATGGGGCGATGATGGCCCAGTAGTGGGCGGAGAAGGCGGAGTCACCTGTGGCTACGATGTCAGCGGCGGCGATCACAGCAGGCACCGCGGTGGGCGCCCCGGTGTCGAAGCCAAGCAAGGCATTTGCGGTGCCGGTATCGGACAAGGTCCAGCCGGCGTCGAGCTGAACACGTACCCGCCAGGCTTTGGCCTCCTTGCTCCACTCGAGAGACAGATTCACAGGACCGAAGCCGGCGAGCTCTGACCGTAGGTCGCTGACCAGAATGTCGGCACCGGCCACACCTGAGAAGGTGAGCGTCCCCACCGGGGAGGTGAAGATCAACGTCGTGCCGCTCAAGCCTGGGATGACGTCGTCATTGTTCGTGTTCTTGTAGTGACGCAGGTATCGGCCGAAGACCGTTCGGTTCAGCTGTGCTGCGAGATCAGCGGCGGTGGACGCCTCGAGTACGGTGTAGGGCATTAGCGAATCTCCTGGAGGAAGTCTTTGAAGGCGGCAACACTTGCGTTCCCTCTAGCCTGATTGGCTGCCTTACTGGATAGGACGATGTTACCTCGGATGTAGCCTTGGGAGCAGTCAAGCCTATCCAAGGTGATTAGGCGGAGCCTGTCTGGTGCGTCCATGTCAGTAACCATAAGCACCCCGGTCCAGTAGCAGCGCCTCTTTTGGTGCTTGAACATCTGCTCGAGGTACTCTTTGGTGATGTCGCAGTCTCCAGGGTACTTCTTGGTGGTGTGTCGCCCGCGCACGTACGTGGAGAGCCGCCCTGCCCAAGTAACGCGGCGCTGACGCTTCACATGATTCTGTGTGCATATGCGGCACCTGTTGACCAGTCCTTTGCGGCACATACGAGACGGGCCGAAAAACTCCTCGGTCTCCGGAAAGACCTCTTTGCACGTCGAGCATCGACGCATACCCTCGGGGGCACACGCTCGAGGTTTCGGCACATGTGTGCCTTCCTTTATTCGAGCTCGCTTGTCTGCTTGGTAGCGGAGTAGGCATTCTTTGCAGTTATTCTGAAGGCCGTCTTTGCTTCTTCGGTTTTTGTACCAGTACTTGTGCGTAGCCGGTTTTTGAGTCTTGCAGCCAGAGCATCGTTTCTTCTTTGCCATGACTACTATGATAACACACCTAATGGTTTACTAGTCAGTACATCCCCAAAGCGCTCAAGGCATAATAATCTGAGTGGACCCCGCTGGGGCCTTGATCGAGTAGGCCCATGACGTTCAGAGCCGTCTTGATCTGCCGCTTGTTCTGCTCGTACTGAGCCTGAAAGAGCTGCATCATGTTCTGAAGCATCGGCGCCTTGTCGTTGATGGACACCGAGAGGCCGCCATCCGAAAAGGAAAGGTTGTTTCGGTGGTAGATGATCATCAGGCTCTGGAAGAGCGAGATGACTGTGCCTCGGATGGCCAACGACTGCTGGTTGATGTCGTACAGGTCCCGTAGACGGAAGCTATGAAAGGGCGGGGTGCCATTGAAGTCGGACAGGAAGTCGAACGTGGCGAACGCGATCATACGGTCAGTGCTCTCTTCACCATCGATCAGCAGGTTGAGCTCTGCATAATCGCGGGTGAAGAGGCGCACTGCCGCTATGTGGTAGCGGGTAGCTTCATCCAGATCTTGGTAGATCCCTGTGAGCTCGCCCGCCATGCTCAGCTCTGAGCCTTAGCCAGGTCGTCGGCGACCAAGGCCTTGATGATGTCCACCCGCTTCTGGGAAGACGGGTCGATGTTCCGCACCACGAAGGCCTCGTGCTTCAGCTTGTCGTACGGCCACAGCTCCTTGTCGCTGTAGTCCGTGGGCTCGCTATCGCTGTCGTCCTCGTCATCCATCTCTTCGGACTCTTCGGCCTCAGCCTCTTCCTCGTCGTCACCAGCGTCATCATCAGAGTCGCCAGCAGCTTCCTCCTCTTCAGCTGCAACACGAGCGGCTTCCTCCTCCTCAGCCTTCTGTGCAGCAACCTCTGCGGCCTCCTTCTCGGATGCCTCGAGCTCTGCAGCTTCGCGAGCCTCACGCTCCTCATCCGTCTCCCCGGGGTCGGGTTCGACCTCAGTGAGCGGCGGAGGCGGGATGCGCCGAAGGTTCGCATCGAGCAGCTGCAGGCGGCCCGCCTTCATGAGAGCACGTACCTCCTCTGCGTTCTCGAGGATGAGCTCCGGGGTCACTGACACAGGCCGGTTGGGCTTGAGCAGCAAACTACCAATGCGCACCATACGAGAGCCTCGAGGAGCTGCACGACGCTGAGCCCGTGTCGAACGCGACTTCGACGAGTTCACTGCGTAGATGATCTTCGTTTCTTTGGACATATGGTTCCTTGTCTCCTAGAGGCACCAAGAGAAAACCGGCAGACCGGATGTGTTCCAGCCTGCCGGTCTTGGCTGCCGTGGGTCCGACAGGTGGGTGATCAGAAGCTGACCACCTGGGGGAAGACCAGGCCTTCGCCTGCACGATGGTTGGGAGCACCGAGGTCCTCCTCAGCCTTGGGCGACACGTCCGACAGAACGCCGTCCGTATCGAGGGTCGTCGCGTCGGCCGAGTAGAGCTCGAGCTTGCGGATCGAGGCGACGTTGACCACGCTCATGCCCACATCCTTCCACGCGACAAACTTGATCATGTTGATCACCTTGTCGATGTAGAACTTGATGTTGTTCAGGATGTAGAACCGACCCAGGAAGTCGGGGCTCGTGAACGCGTACACGTTGCCGGGGCGCAGGATGTCCGTCTTGATGGTACGGACGTAGCGCTTGCCGAGGATCATGTTGTACTTCCAGCCGTTGACCACGGTCTCGGACTGGACCTTGTCGCCCTGGTCCTCGAGGGTCCACTGGAGGATGTCCATCCAGTCGGGCGTGGTGAGGAGGAGCAGATCGCTCTCCAAGCGGTTGGAGTCCAACAGCTTGCAGAGGTTGATCACGTCCGGGCGCTGGATGGGACGAACGACGGCGTCATCCGTACCAGCCACACGGGCGAGCTCGCCCTTGATGACCGAGGACTCCACGACGGACGAAGCACCGATGGCCGTGGCGTTCAGGGCCGTGACAGCACCTCCGTTGGCCTCAGCCTGGAGCGCCTGCACCGCGGCCTCGAAGTGCGTGAGCCCTTCGCGGTCCTGGATCTCGCCGATGTCCTTGACCGCGTTCTTCTCCACGACCTTGCCGATGGGGAAGGCGTAGGCCAGGAACTCCTGCTCCGGCTTCTGGAACATGTTGCTCATGATGGTGATGAAGGGGACCTCCACCTTCTCACCACGAATGAACTGAGCGTTGGGCTCACCTCGGAAGGTGACGACCATCGCCTTGCTCTGCGGCTCGAGGTACTCGATCTTGACGAGCGAGTCGTGGTTCACCGAGACCTGACACTCCGAACGGTCGACCGTCTGGGGTGGAAGGATCTTCTCGATGAAGGATGCCTCGCGCAGTCGGTCCCGGATGTACCCGCCCATCTGAGCGGCGATCTTGGCCTTGGCCCCGGGGTTCGAGAGCTGCGAGAGAAGGGCTTCTTTTGCGTCTGCCATTTTCTACTCTTTCCTGTTGAGGTTCTTCTTCTCTGGGCTTCCCGATCAGACCATGACCTGGAGGAACCGAAGACGATTGCCGTTGGTGGCGGGGAGACGAGTGACGTAACCAAGCACCAGCTTGGTGGCCACGGCGTCATGATCGACGATGCCGGAACGGTTGACCGAACCAGTCGCCGCGGTGTTGACAGTCCCCAGCATCAGCGGTGAGCCAAGGGTCAGAGTAGTCGGGTCGAACACCAGGGTGTCCGCCTCGTAGCCGCCGATGTACAGCGTGCTGAGCTTCTTGGAAGCCTGCACGCCGTAGTCACCACGCCACTCGAGAGTCGCGAAGCAGGGCAGCGCAGGGTCCGTGGCGCGGATGAACTTGTAGTTCGCATCGTGCGTCACGAACTCACCATCGATGATGGCGTTCGCGTTCTGGGGGTTGATAAGAGCCGCATCCGCCACTTCAAGGGGCGTGCGGACAAGACGATCCAGGCTGGGCCGGACCACATCGAACTTACGATCGTAACTTGCCATGAGTGTTTCTCCTGTTCCTCAGCTCGGTCAGGTCAACGCCTGCCCACTAGTGATGTAGTTGTCCAGATCGAGGGCCGAGGAACTCACACCCCCGTGTTGTGTCTCCTCAGACGATGTCTGAAGCGACCCAAGCTTGTACCCACCTGCCGAGAGTTCGATCGCCTGCTCTGTGGCGTCGAGACGTGCTGGGGGGACGGTCTGCAGGTGCGCGATCTTCTGCTTCATCGTGAGATGGGGCTCGAGATTGCGCTCCTCCATGCGCATCGCCAGCTTGTGCAGGCGAAGTTCGCGAGTGAGAGCATCGTTGCGTTGATGCAGCGACACGTTCTCACTGGCTACCTTTTTGAGATGGCTGCTCGCCTCCGACAGAATGCCGGGGACCTGAGAAGCCAACTTCTTCATGTTGTGATCCATCTGGTTCCTTTCCTCAGGCCCCATGGACCCGGCGAAGAAGTGCACGTTGGGCGGCGACCTTGAGGAGCTGGGATGTCTTCTCCTTGTCTTTCCTCTCCAAGCTCTTATCCATGGCCCCGTAAAGAGCCTTGTTTGCTTTCGCGTTCAGTTTGCCTGCCCCAGCACCCGTAGCAAGCATCCGGTGTGTCGGATTCTTAGCGTGTCGAGCTAGGTGTGCCCCCAGGTGTCCTCCACCGGCAGCCCCTGCGGTACCGCCAAGTACCGTCTGAAAGCCCTCGTTCTCGTGCACATCTCGGATGTCACGAAGAATGCCGGCCGTCTTGTACCCACGGAGTGCCCCTCGAAGGCTCGCGATCTTGGACGTGTCCAAGCCGAGCTCGAGGTTGTCCGTGATACCCTTGTCCGTGCCTGCGTCAAAGGCAGGCTCGTCGAAGAAGCGGGCGGCGTCCTCGCGGACGAACTGACGCTTGGCCTCACGCTTGGTCAGGGCGGCCACTGCGGAGTTCTCGGGGAAGCGGGCACCATCGCTCGAGGCTTCAGAGACATCCAGGGCTCCCGGGTTGCTCGAGGTGGGCAGGTTGCCCGTGTCATCACCAGCCTCAGCGAACTTGCGCAGCAGCCCAGCGGTCTTGACCCGGGGACGCCGGCTGGCCTCCTTGTTCGTGGTCCAGTCCGGGTCGCTGTAGTCGTCCTCGTTGGTGGCCACCCCATTGGGGTAGCCCTGGGAGTCTTCAGCAGGCCCACCACCGGAGCTGGCTTCCTGTTGAGACAAGGACTTGGGGGTGGTCTGCGAATGCACAGTCGTATCTCCGACGTTGTGCTCGCTTTCCATGACGTCGAGCTCGCCCGTCTCAGCCAGCTTGGACCACATCACGCCGACGTGATCGAGGGCCTCGGACAGCTTCATGGCGTACTTCGCCGAGGACCGAGTGTCGCGCAGAGCAGACTCCTTGGAGCCCTCTTCGTCCTCTTCGTCCTCTTCGTCCTCTTCATCGTCATCAGCCGCAAGCTTACGACGAGGACGGTACGAGGACTCTTTCGAGCTCTCTTCCTCTCGCTTCTTCTTGCGCTTGACCTCTTCGTCGTCTTCGCCGAACAGGACTTCCTCTTCTTCGGGTACATCCGACTCCGACGCCAGCTTCAGTTGCTGGTCGGCTTCGCTGAGGGCCCCACTTACTAGCTCTTTGAGATTCATTGTCTGCTCTTCCTCACATTACGGGAGGTGGTGGGGCCGCTTTTTGAGCTGCCGCTGGACCAGGATTGGTTGTTTCGGTGGGCGGGGTTGGCTGCGCGTAGACCTGAGGCGTCTTGGCCTTTGGCTTCGCAGGCTTCGGTGGCTTCACTCCCGCAGTGGATGAGGACACACCGACAGTAGTCGCAGACGAACCAACTGTAGAAGCTGCAAGCTTCAGAAAGCCGTCTACGAAACTGTCAGTGTGGACCCTCATGCGCATCAGACCTCGTAGCCCGCTTCCTCGAGGAGGGCGATCGCGGTGGCGACCACATCTTCGTCGTAGGATTGCTTGTCACGGAGCTTCTCGACACCCTTCTTCGCAGCGTACCCGATACCGCTCGCCGCAAGGAGCCCGGCCGCTCCCAGGCCCCCACCCATGGCACGGAGCTTATTGGCGCTGGATGCGCCCACGGTCTTGCCCGCCGCAAGCTGCCGCGACTTGATGGCGCGGTCGAGCTTGCTTCCCAGGCTCTGCACACCCTTGTCTGCGCTGGCCGCTGCCGAGCTGGCACGTGACTTGGCGGCGGCTCCGAGCTCGGAAGCTCGGGTCTTGGCGGATCCAAGCGCGGCCGAACCCCGCTCCTTGGCCTCACCCATGGTGAGCGCGATCTTCTCCCGCTCGTCCATGAAGGAGTGGGCCATCACGCGACCGAGCATGTCAGCCTCAGCGACCTTCTCTTCCATCGCGACCTTGCTCTGGTAGTAGGAGGGGTCCGACATCTCGCCATGCATGGCGTTTAGCGCGGCGCTGTACTCCTCGCGGGAGAGGTCCGACAGGTCAACACCTTCTGCAGCGGCGACCTTGCTGAGCTCCTGGGCGACGTCGGCCACCGTGATTTCGCTCGAGGCGCTGCGCTCGTGGGCCACCTTGGGCTGACCCCCACCGCCAAAGGCGACTTCGTTGATCATGGCGCCGACTTCTTCGTCCGAGAAGGCGTTGAGATCCACGCCCTCTTCGGCGGCGATCTTCGAGACGAGGTCACCGGCCGCGGCCAAGTGAGCGTCAACGTCTTCGGGCTGGCTGTACAGATTCTGTAGGTAGTCACTCATGGGATTGTTCTCTCCGAAAGATTGTCTTGTTGAGGCTCTTCGTCGTCGGCGGCTCTAAGCTACCTCGGAAGTAATCCGAGCTGCCTTTATAGTACAGCTCGTAGTGTCTTCGCCACCGCTTCTCCAGCGTGTGACTTGCGGAGCACATCCGCCACTGCCTTTGCGGCAGGTACGATACCACCGGCACTCTTGACAGCCATCGCAGCTCGAAGTCCAGCACCCACGGTCATCATGGACACGAACGTTCTGTTGTTGGCTACAAAGCTACCCACGGTTCCTAGTTCCTCGCCGGCCTCTTCCTTCTTCTTCAGGTGGGCCGCCATCAAATGTATCATGGGCCCAAGGCCCAGGAGAAGGGGAGCCATAGAAGAGCTTGTCTTGAACAGCATATCTTCTGTGGTTGGCTTCCAGACATGGGCGTACTTGGGGAACACCTCATGGGCGTTCTCGAGGACGGACAAGCGGTATCCGTTGTACTGCGCAGCCTTCTCCAACATAGGGCTAGACCGTAGGACCTGGGCGGCCTGCTTCGTTAGCGGGGCGTCCTGAGCGGCAGCCATACGTCCTACCAGATGCTCAGCAAAAGAAGACCTCCCCGGCATGGCCGGAGCAAGGGACTTCATCAGGGGTACGGAGACATCATCGCCACGTACAGCGAAGGTGTCGTCCACATCTCCCACGGAAGTGTCGAAGGTCAGCCCCCGCCTGTACGCGGAGTCTGCAAGCATTCCGCTCATGGGGCCCTGGGACGTAACCGTGAGGAACTCGTGGGGCTTGAGGACGATGCCGAGAGCAGCCAGAGAAGAGAGCAAAGTGTTCGGGCCGTGCTCCCCGGCAACTTCTCGAAGGAACGGCGCTGGGAAGTCTCGTTCAGCGTGAGCCACAACGTCGATGACTCGAGCCGTAGTGGCCTCGATCTCCTTGTCCATGGCGACCTTCACGTGCCCGCGTCCCTGAGCTACCTCATCCATGGCCATCTTGACTGACATCCCACTGAAGGGGCGTGCAGGCGGGAGCTCTGGTTCGGCCATCTCCCCAAGGCTGTCGAGGAACCACATCACTCGAGCAGACTTGTCCGCTCCGATCCAGACAAAGCTGTTGTCGAAGAAGCGGGGGAAGTCGTTGTAGACAAAGACACGCTGGCCGTCCGGTAGGATCTGGCCAGGCTGCAGCCGCATGTGTTGGCAGTAGTCCGCTCGAGTGATGGCCAGGCCCCGGATGGGCTCAACCCCACGGTGGTACCGCAAGATCGCGATGCCCGGGTGGGCATGCTTCGTGGCATCGAAGGTGCTCCACCCCCGCTCTATTGCGCCCCAGTCGGTGCAGATTGAGCAGTTATGCGTGATGACACCCTCAGCTACAAAACTCTCGTCCTCCTCCACGCTCAGGTTGTGGAAGCCTACCGAGGCGTCAACTTCGGACACCCGGTAGATTGGGTGCAGCACGTAGCCCCCCACAGACACGAGGCTAGACTTGACCTTACGTGTTCGGTCGGAGAGGACCACCTTCAAGCACTTGCCATGCAGTTGTTGGGCATCTTCACGGTTCAGTACCAAGAACCAGGCATTGTTCGATGTACGAACAATGGTAGGGCGCATACCTAGTTTACGGGCTAGGCGCTGCCCACCAAGAATGAGCTCACGGCTTACGGAGCAGATGCGTAGGTCTTCTTTCTCTGCGTCGAAGCGCCCATCCGCATCTGCCCATCCAGACAAGAACTCACGGATGGAGTCTGCGTCCCAGTCAAAGACCTCCTCAGAGAGACGCTTCCCTCGAGCACCATGGCACACAAGCTCATCTAGGCGGGATGCCAATCCCCGGTCGTAGCAGTAAACCTTGTTGGCCTGCTTTTCGTAACCCTCTTGGTACACTTTTGGAGCATTACGTGGGTCGGATGCCTCAATGGTCGCGAGGATGTTGGCTTCATGCTCTGGGTGTGCGTGCTCTGCAGAGATCCCAAAGGCCACAAGGTACTTCTCCCCTGCCTTATCTCCTCCACGCCCCTGATGGATAAGCCAACCATCCCCAGCGAAGTACCCCGCAAGGCGGGCCAGAGATTCAGAAGTACCGCCAACTGTACCTCGGTGCGCCACAAGGTAGTCCCCTACACGGAGATCTACTGCAGCCACCCACTCAGGTGTGACGACTACCTTGCTGCCGCAGGAAGTACATACATCGTCTTCAGCCGGTGAACAGCGACGCTTGCTACCGTTCGCACTTCCCACGCAGGTACGAAGCTGCTCGAAGCGTACCACGTAGTAGGGGTGCGCCTCAGAAGCGACCATGTCTGGTACTCCACGAGCAGCTACCTCTATTCCATCGTCCCCCTCACGGCTGAACACACGTGTCACGGGGCGATAGCGGTTCTGGTGTGTAAGTACCTCGTCACCAACAACTACGTCCGCGATGCGGACCTCTCCCCGCTGAGTGGTGACAAGGGTGTCTTTGTCTAGGCAGAGGTCGAAGGGGACCTTGCAGTTGTGTGCCGCAACCCCGTTCACGAGGTACGAGTTGTCTCCAACTACCTCGAAGTTGAACACGTCTGCAGTATCTGTGTACTGCCGATACCCCTCAATCGGAACGACGCGAAGACCTGCAGGGTCTGGGCATGCCAACACAGCCCCCGTCAGGTCCCTAGCGTAAACCCAGCCAAAGGTGCTGGGGTCTGCTCCTGGAACGTGTGACGCCCAGAACGGGTGCTCACAGGTAGCGTGGAGCGCCGCACCGTTTGCCGGACGGATCTCAAAGAACTCCCCTTGGTACTTGCGCTGATAAAGCTCTGTGACGGCCCCTACAGCCCCTGTGTGGGTACGCACACGATCCCCCACCACGATGTCCTGGATGGGCTTCTGGGTGCCATCTGCCATGGACACCATGGCACCAGCCTTGAAACACCCCATGCTCACATCGACTCGATCGCCCCTACGGATACGCTGGAGGATGTTCCCCCGGCCCCGCTTGTTAGCCAAGTTGATGTCGATCTTCTTGACCAGCTCGATCCGCTTCATGCGGTCATTGCGGCCGGCGTAGATGATCTCCCCAAAGCCTAGCGTCTCCGGACAGGTGTTCTGGTGGTGGGCGTAGACCGTCGCGTTGTAAAAGGTGGGGTACCCGTAGAACCAACGCTTGCCAACCTCTCGGTCCTTGGCGGGGCAGTTGCCGAAGTTGGGAGGCTCATGCAGAAGGCCGTTGTGTCCTATGTGCCGGTTGTACCCGTAGTAGTCCTTGTTGGAGTTCGCCCCAAAGTACTCTGAGTACCCCATGGCGTTCACCAGGGTGTACATCGTGGCGGGCTCAGGACGAAGACTCCCTACGAACTCTTGCAGAGCGGGGGTGAGGTAAGAGCTCGTTTTGATGAGCTCCCCAGGATGTAGCTCCCGGACTAGGAGCTCATCCTCGTGCTCACCTGCTAGTATGGAGTGCTTGATCATCCGAGTAGGGTGGATGCCAGCTTGTTGAAGGACGCAACCTTGTTGGTTCGTGGTCCCATGCTGCGGTCGTTCTGGAAGTAGCTCCCAGTGAGACGTCGCCCATCCCCGGACCCGGACACGGCCTGGGCCTTGTTGTAGTCCGACATCGCGGAGCCTCCAGGCTCATCCCTCATTCGAAGACCGCGTACGAGGTTCTTCTGGGCAGCCAAGTCGCCCTCATACTGCGCCTTCATACCTGCCATCGTCTTGTCCGCGTGGACAGCACCAATGGCTGCCGGAACACCCTTGGCGATCTGGGCAGCGGCATCGGTGAACGGGCTCGGCCGGGCCTGCGGACCCCGAATCTTACTCGCGTCCCCTAGCCCTGCGATCATGCCGCCGTGCTCACGGCCCGGGGTGCTCATCATGTGCCGCTCATGCACGAAGGAGCCCGCAGCAAGCGGGTCCTGCGCCAGGTGCGGGTTCACTCGGTGCAGGCTGTTGAAGTACATCTGCGAAGTGTTGGAGTCGTAGCTCTTGAGGTGCGGGTTGTTCGACACCATGTTCTGGTAGGCCTTGGCCTTGTTCCGAGACTGCAGCATGCCTCGAAGACCATCTACACCCGCCTGAGTTGCTGCTGCTGCGATGGGGGCAGTAACAGCGCCGAGGATGGCCGCCTGGTTGGTGGGTCCGAGCTCAGACCAAAAGGCGACCTTCTGGAGGGACTTCTGGGCGTTGCGGTGTTTGCTGAACATCTCAGTACTCTCCCGGGCGCATGCCGTAATCACGAGGGGTCAAGACACGCTCACCAGCGTTGCCAACTGCACGTCCTGCAGATCCAACAAACCGGCCTGCCGTGGCCTCAGCCTTGCGGCCGACGTTCGTCTTGCGAGCAGCAGCACCAGCGATCATCCAGGGGGCGATAGCGCCGGCAGCCTGGCCGAGGCCTTTGTGCACACCAAGACCTTCAGCGAGGCCCCCTCCGATGGAGGCCCCGCCCTGGGTCACACCTTTGGCCGCTTTGAGACCAGCCTTGCCCACCGTCTTGAGCATCGAACCGACCCCCTGGGCGGAGGCAAGTTTGAGGATGGTGATGTTGCGGCCCTCGTTCATGCAGATACCCGTTCGTTGAGGAATGTTTCCACTCGTCCTAGCTCGACCTCAATATTCTGCCTTGCCTTGGTGCTCTGGGCGAAGTCCTGGGCGTGCTTTACAAACTGACTGTACAGGCGCACCATGGCGTGGTCCGGATTCACCCGGTGGGCCACCTTCACCCCAGGGGTCTGGGGAGGCAGGTAGGGCATGTACTCGAGGCAGGTGCCTACCAGATCCGGATTCACCCGGGCCCAGGCACTCACCAGGTCGTCTGTGGACATTCCGTTGAGGGCCGCACGCTTCACCACGACCTGGAGCTCGCCCATGGTCTCCAGCATCTGGTACCTGGCCGAAGCAGCGTCCTGCACCACAGTCTCGTGAGCAGACGCCAGCTTGTGTCGCAGCCCGTTCAGACGCAACCGCACACCACCATGGGTAGAAGCCACCACGGACATGCCGTAGTCGCTGCTCGAGCTGGTCTTGCGCATCGGAGGCAGGGCGTAGTCCAACGACGCCACCTTCTCCGAAGTGGGACGTGCGGCGTTGTTGAGTGACTGCAGAACACTCTGAGGATCGGCCGGGCCGCCCTCGATATCCACCACACGATTCGCCATGTGGAGGGAGGAGTGCTTCTGGTGGAAGGCTTCGTGGTTGGCGAACTCCACGACACGGCGGACCTGCTCAGTGTTGAGCTTGGTCATTCCGATCGTTCGAGCAACAGCCTCGGTCAGGTTGAGAGAACAACTCTCCGCCATAGCCGCGGCCTGCTTGCCCATCTCTGACAACTCATCTGCAGTCATTGAGGTGGCTCCCGTAGGGGGAAGGTATGTAAGCTGGTCACTCACGTAGAAAGAGTACCCTAATGTGTTTACGAAGGGAACCCCCGTATGCCCGTAGATAGCCCAGACATCCAAGCACTACAAGCCACTGTACACACCCTCGAACAAGAGGTGCAGGAGCTTCGAGCACTCGTCACAGGCAGTACTGGTACTCTGCGTGGGCGACTCACTGTTGTCCCGCTGTACTGGGACGCAGTGCAGGGACAGGTCAGTTACTCCGAAACGGAGGCCAAACTCTGGGAGCATCTGGTGCTGTCGTTGACACACACAACCCTCCTGTCCCTGGCTAGGACGACGCGAGACCCCTTCCCGTGGCGAGCCTTCCTACTCGTGCTCGATGGGTTCACAGCTCGAGGATACCCCCTCAATAATGCGACAGCGCACATCCAGCAGCTGGCTCGGAACATGCTGGACTCCTTGGGGCTATGGAAGCTCGACATCGGGGACTTGTTCAACGCCCCCTACCCGACCATGAAGTCCACCCTTTCCTCCTATAAGTAGAGTGAAAGAGGTGACCATGACCGACGAGAAGACATACAACGGGGTGAACATCAAAGTCCTACGGGGCCTGCAGGCGGTGCGGGTACGTCCGGGGATGTATATCGGGGATACGAGTGACGGGTCCGCGCTGCACCACTGCCTGTGGGAGGTCGTGGACAACAGCGTGGACGAGCACCTTGGGGGACACTGCGACCACATCAGCATCACGCTCACCATGGATGGCGGTGTCCTGGTAGAAGACAACGGACGGGGCATCCCGGTGGATATCCACCCAGAGGAGGGGATCCCGTCCATGATCGTGGTGATGACGGTCCTGCACGCAGGGGGCAAGTTCGATGGGGACGGGTACGCCATCTCGTCAGGGCTGCACGGTGTTGGGGTCTCCGCGGTGAACGCCGTCAGCGACTGCATGATCGTGGACGTCTACCGGAACAACAAGAAGTACACCCAGGCGTTTGCCCAGGGGGATGTGTGCGACAAGTTCCTGGAGGAGGACTCTGACCGTACCGAGACAGGGACATCTGTCTACTTCCACCCGGACCCTGCCATCTTCACTGGAGTGCTCAACTACGACTTCGAGAGGGTCAAAGCTCGAGTCCAGGAGCTCGCCTACCTGAACGCAGGTCTCACCATCACCCTGGCGGATGAGCGCTCAGGGACCCAGGCGGACTTCTGCTACGAAGGGGGGCTTCGACAGTACCTCGAGGACGCCACACAGAAGCGGGAGCCAGTGCATCCGGATGTCGTCCACTTCGCTACCCCGGAGGTCGAGGTAGCCCTCCGCTGGACCAACCAGGGCATCACAGACATCCGCTGCTTCACCAACAACGTGTACAACCAAGATGGGGGCACCCACCTGACTGGGCTCAAGGCCGCACTGTCTCGCTACATCACCGCTCGAGTACACGAGCTCGGCATGGATAAGACCCTCCGAGAAGGGATCCAGCCTGAGGATGTACGAGAGGGCCTCGTGGCGATGCTCTCACTGCGCATCCCGGATCCAGCCTTCTCCTCCCAGACGAAGGACAAGCTCGTCACAGCAGGGGCTCGAGGTCTGGTGGAGATGGCCTTCGAAGACTACTTCGAGGACTACCTCAGGAACGGAAAGGACGTGAACAAGATCCTGAACAGAATCGTGCTCGCGGCCAAGGCACGAGAGGCTGCCAAGCGAGCTCGAGACAACGTCAAGCGTCAGGGACTTCTCGATATGATGTCCCTCCCGGGCAAGCTGGCTGACTGCCAGAGCAGGGTAGCGGCTGACACAGAGATCTTGATCGTGGAGGGTGACTCCGCGGGCGGGTCCACCAAGCAGGGGAGGGACCGGAGGTTCCAAGCTGTGCTGCCCCTGCGAGGCAAGGTGCTCAACGCAGAACGAGCAGACATTCAATCGATCGTCGACAACAAGGAGCTCGGTGCTTTGATCACAGCACTGGGTTGTGGTCTCGAGAGCACAGGAAGCTACGACCCGGCCCGGTTGCGGTACCACCGCATCATCATCATGACGGACGCTGACGTCGATGGGTCCCACATCCGTACGCTCTTGCTCACCTTCTTCTATAGGCATATGCCCCGCCTCATTTGGGACGGGCACATCTTCGCTGCGGTCCCGCCACTGTATCGAGTGCGGCTTGGCAAGAAGGACTTCTACTGCAACACCGACGAGGAGCGTGACGCCATCTTGGCTGGAGCCCCAGAGAGGAAGGCGCAGATCACACGGTACAAGGGCCTCGGGGAGATGAACCCAGAGACCCTGTGGGAGACAACCCTCGACCCGGACTACCGCATCCTTCGCCCGCTGACGATCGAAGATGCCGCCCAGGCAGAGACGTTGTTCCACATCCTGATGGGGGAGGATGTTGAGATCCGCCGTGCGTTCATCGAAGACAACGCAGACGCCGTGAGAAACCTAGACATCTAGTAGAAGGAGCCAAACTGCTAAAACGGGTACCTGAATACCTATGAGTTTAGTGAAGGAACACACATATCGTGTGGACAAATGCAGGAGAATGACAATGACCGCCAAGACCAGCACCCGCACCGCCGCTTCCACCCCCACCAAGGATCTGGAGGCTCAGGTTGCGGAGACGGCCAACGAGTTCAACACCGTCACCAAGCGGTTGTTGAAGCAGGCCGAGGAGAGCCAGCAGCTGCTGGCCGCCAACACGGAGACGCTCGGAGGCGTCGCCGAGACCCTCGTGGACACCAACAAGGTCGTCCGGAAGATGGCCTACAACGTGGACAGCATCGGCACGATGGCCATGCAGATGCACAACAACGTCGAGCGGCTGCAGCTGCAGGTTGAGCTGCGCGAGGCCCAGGCCGCTTGCGGTTTCCGCCAGACGGCGGAGATCATCGAGGGTAAGGTCGTCACCAGGCCCCTGGCCTGGGGCGAGACGGCGACCAAGGCGGCGACCGTCGCCGCACCCTACGTGGTGGCCGGTGCGGTCGTCACCACGGGCGCCTTCGTGGGCAGCGCCGCCCACAGCATGTGGAGCGAGCGTCAGGCGGCCAAGGCCGCGCTCGAGGCGAGCAACGACGACTACTGAGTCGTCTCAATAGAGATGAGTCGGCGGGTCTTCGGACCTGCTGATTCTCTTTTGCTACGTCATCCCAGTGCTGCCCGTGTACGGATCGACCTCGATATCCAGGGAGGTCTGTAGGTCGAAGTCCGTCATCCCGTCGTCCTTACCTTCCGTCTGGATCTCAGCCATGATGTCCGGGCGCTTGTGGATGAACATGGATGCGAGCAGGCAGTACAGCAGCGAATGGAACGAGTCGTCTGTAGCTCCTCGCGGCTTGTTGTAGACCAGCATCTTCTGAGTCTCAGAGTACTCCGAGAAAATGGACAAGATGTCTGAGCCAAAGGGCTCTTGCACGTCCGTCCAACAGGGCAGCTTGATCGCACCACGCTTCAGGGCATGGAACACGTCAGCCATGACTGGGGAGCGGAAGACGAGACAGCGGTGTAGCTTCACGCTGTAAGCCACCTTGGCCGGCATACGGGCAGAGTACTGGAACACCTGCACGAACTGAGGTCCATACTTGTTGATGAGGCGCTTGTTCGGGTAGAACCCCATGCCGTAGTCAGCCCCGATCATCTGGCAGTTCAGAACACCGACCAGCCGTTCGATCTCATCCAGCTGACGCTCCGGGTCTACCAAGGGACCGTCGAAGCGCTTCTTGAATATGATCTGGAAGTTGGTGTCGTCTCTGCAGTACGCCCCCACGGTCAACACGGTGTACGCCTTCTCGCCAGTACCCCAGTCGATGCCGAAGAAGGTTCGGTGGGAGCGTGAGATGACCTCAGCCCGGGCCTCATCATTCAGGTAGTTGGGGTCGCAGGCCCGGATGAGCTCGGCCCGTGTGATGGGCTTCGTCCCGGCGTCGTACGAGATCGCCATGACCTCGTTCATGAACTGAGCCGTAGGGTATCGAGCGTAGGCGGCTAGGATCTCCTTCCACTTCTCAGGGTTCTTGAAGAACCAGGGCACCTGCAGACGACAGATGCGGAAGCCCTCGAACTCAGCCCCCGGGGCGTGCTCCACCCACCGGGCGTATGGGTGCTCCGGATTGATGGCGTTGCCGCATCTGTCGCAGATGGGCCCGTTCTTCCCAAGGTTGTCTACCCCCAGCACGTTCCAGTGCCAGCTTGCGGGGTTGTTCCCTCCGTGATGCTCACAGGGGATGCACCACTCGCTCATGGTCGAGGACTTGGACCAGTACTTGTAGAGGTTGTTGTCGAACGTCTTCGGGGTACCTGAGTAGACGTAGATTGGATCCAAGTGGTGGGATGCAGTCTCCTCGATGACCGGCATAACGTCTACCAAAAGGTCCTGGATCTCATCCCCGAAGATGGCGTTCACAGACAGACCGCGGATACGGTCAGCAGACAGGAAGGCGTACCGCAGATAGATCTTGGACTTGTTGACGAACTCCTTCTCGAGGAGGTTCATCGTCAGGCCCCGCCCAGTGGTAGCCTTCAGCAGTGGGCTGATATCGATGATGTCGTCGATACGAGACTTCGAGAACACCGTCGTCTGCATGGCGGACGGAGTCACGAACAGCGACGTGTACATGGGCCGCATGCCGGACAAGCTGAAGAGCTTGTTGCCCAACATGGTGGACTTCTCAGCCTGGCGTGACGTGAGGAACAGCTGCTTGCGGGAGGGGGTGTCGTACGGGCGTAGCAGATACTTACGTTCGTCGAACGCCATTTTCTTTGCTGTGCCTGAGTCCCCGTCCTTGATATGTACGAAGTTGGACACCCAAGTTGAGGGTGTCATCTTGATCAGCCGTCGCTTCTTCCCTCGCCCACCCTTACGATGCGGGTTCGCTACCCGCCGACTCCTCTCTACGGAACGGTCAGGTTCGACTATGTCTGAAAAACCAAAACGGCCTGACATCTCAGGACTCCTCGCAAAGCTCTTGGGGGATCTCGTACACTCGACCAGGCCCGACCGAGACGGGCACATGTGGTACGCCTTCCGCTCTAACCCAGACCCTGCACTGCGGGCTGCAGTGAAGAGCTACGTCAAAGCGTACAACGCACAACATGGCACTACCTTCTCGGTGGCGTTCCCAAAGAACTTCAGGATGCGTCTACGTCAATCGCGTCAAGAAAGCGCTTGATCAACAGGCGCATGTCCGGGACGTCTCCATACCCGCCGCAGATCACGTAGAAGGAGTCCATGGTCTCCTCGTACCCCGCGGTGACCCGATCGACGTCGAAGGTGGCCGGGATCGCACGCTCGAGGCGCTGCGTGATGGTCGAGTCCTCACCCCACTCCCCGATGCTTCCAGCATCCGTGAGCGGCGGGAATAGGTGAAACACCAGAGCCCCATCCGTGATCCGTCGCCCGTAGTTCGCCACGTAGTGCAGGCGGGCCTCCGCCTTCGGGTCTGGGATCACAGCCTCAACACCCATCGGAGGGATCTGGGCCAGGACATCTAGCGTGTCCACATCTTCTTCGTTGCTATGTATGTTCATCGTCTTGTTCCGTTTCGTTAGGTAGTTGGTGCATGGGCAGATCGTGGATCGTAGTGACCTTGGTGGGGTCGTACTGAGCCTCGATACGCCGAAGTTCCTCTAGCAGTTCTGCGCTGCCACCCTGGCGCAGGTCAAGCTGCTCCTGGGCTCCGCCCATGGCGGTCATGTAGAACATCATAGCCTGGGCCTGACTCACACCAGGCTTGAACGTGTTCATGACTGCCATGATGCCTTGGTAGGCGCTGTCCCGAATGCTTCGGTACATCACAGCTTCACGTAGAGAGTCGAGGCTGCCATTGTCTGCGATGTGTAGAACCATGGCCGCACCCACGGAGGTACGAGGGGCCAAGAGAGCTCGCTGCAGGTCCGCTGTATCGAGGTCGATGTGCTCATGTAGCAGGTGCTGCCACTCCGCCTTGTTCAGCGTGTCGTAGTTCCAGAAGTAGTGGGCGTAGTACCTCACCACGGTGGGGTTCATCTCCTCCAGGGTCATGTCGAAGCGCTCACGTAGATGCTCCGCGATGCCATCATGCCTCAGCGGGCCGAGGAGCATCACCTCGAGCATGCGCCGCATGTGGGGGTCCCCTAACAGGATGCCGTGCGCCAACGCGACGTAGGAGTTGAACGTCCACAGGTCCAGTACACGTAGGGTACGGAGTAGTGTTCGCGTGGGGGTGTGGTTGCGCTGCCGAGCAGGGTTGTACCCGACTGGGTAACGCACCGAGTCAGCGAACCGCGAGATGGACAACGCTAGTGCGTGCCGCTCGGTCCCCGGTGCGAGCTTAGGTGGGACGCCCTCCTCTGTCGCGTCTTCGTATATGGCTTTGGGTACCGGAAGACCAAGATCCTCGAGTGTGGCGAGGATCGAAGTTGGGTCTTCACTACGTCGACTGACGAGGTACTGGATGAAGTACCTCGAAGGGTGCTTGATTCTAGGCAGAGGCCGCAGCGGATGTAGTTCCATGCCCGGTCATGCTGCCTCATCAACCTCACGAAGGGCAAGGGCATTGAGTCCCTCGCACACTTCGTTGAGCGAACGGGTAGCTCGAGCCGCGGCGAACTCTGGGATCTCAGTCAGTCCCAGACGTGCCCCAAGCGTGAGCTCGCACACCTGGCTCAGAGCCTGCTCGAGGTATGGCAGGTACCCAAGATACACCCTGACGTTCTCTGGGTTGATGAACCCCAGGGACAGGATGGTATCGATGGTCTGCACGTCTGGAAGCATGGATGCTTCCTTGACGAGATCTCGGCGCAGGCTGCGAGTCATGGCAGCCATCTCCGCACCCTTCTCCATCGAAGGGATCATGAGGTCTCGAGAGGGGCGAATGTCCTGGACGGCCTGGCACGTCTGGGTTGCTCCGGCTGCAGCCCTCGATGCAACCTTGTTGGCCTCTGCGGCATTGAGGCCGGCCACACAGAGAGTGAACACCACGCTGTCGCGGTCATGCTCCGTGGGGAAGTGGGCTGCAAGCTTGGGCAGGTTGTTGTAGCGAGTGCCCCAGCGCAGACCATCCGACCACACACGCACCGAGGCTTCAGCCACGTCTGCAGCGGTCTTCGTCACGCCCTCGGGGCTGGAGACAAGCGGGATCTGGAGCTCTTGGTCGAGCTTCATGAACTTGGCTGTTCCGGGGAGCATGGCAACCACATCGCCGGGGACCATGCTCTTGAGGCCATCCACAAGCTTCACCTCGATCTCATCTCCCAGCATGGTCTTGGCGTGGTAGCTGGTCGAGCCGTCCATGTTGTCCGAGGCGGCCTCAACAGAGACAGGCACGGTGGCCACTACACCACCACCAGGCACGGCCACGTAGAAGAGGCCTGTGCCGCCTGGCTCGTCGTCCGGGAGGTTGATGCCCTCCGAGATGTGGCTGCCTGCGATGGCATCCTGCACGACAGCGATGACGCCGTTGGTGAACACCGCCAAGGGTAGACGCACGCCGTCGAACCCAAGCAGGTCTGGGATGACCCAGCCCATCATCTCCTTGCCGCCCTCCGACTTGACCTTGTAGATGCCTGAGCGGCTGACCACCTCCCACTGGGATGCCTCGAGCTCCATGGGGGCGTTGTCTTGTGTGGGCTCTGCCACAGTCACGGTGCCATCCATGTCCACCTTGGTGGCCACCTCTTCACCGGCCAACTTCAGGAGCTCGCGCCGGGTCAGATACTCGGGAGCCTGGCGGAAGTAGAAGTCCCGAGAGGCCTTCTTTACCCAATACTGGGTACCGTCGAAGCCGAACTGAGCCACATGGACCGGACGGGACTCAGCGATCTTCTGGAACAGGCCATCCGCAGTTGTGTACGCGGCGTCCTCGAACTGGGCCAGCTTGGCGATGGAGTTCCGGAAGGCTTCGTTCTTGGCCAGCTGCCGGCCAAGGCCCGGGTCAGCCGCCAGCTTCTCCGCCAGGTCCTCGAGGTCAGGCTTGCTGATGGTGCAGCCTACGACATCGAGGATGGACTGCACCGAGGAGAACTTCGCCCCGGGGCCGCGGATCACACCGGACCCACCGCCCGTGCCTGAGCCCACGTCGTTGTCCGAGCGGCCGGGCGGGTAGAACATGTCGTACAGGCTTTGGTCACCCCAGTCCTGTGTGATCATGGAGAACGTCGAAGGGCGGAATAGGGCCTGCCGCAGACGGGACCCTGTGAGGGGCAGCATCTTGCGCCCCACCATGAGCAGGTCCAGCGGCTGCAGCATGTTCTGCTTGACCAGGATAGGCACAAGTACACGCTTGGTCGCCTGGCCTGAGCCCTCAGAGACGGTCATAGCGCTGTCCGTCGCCGACGTGATGATGACAGCGCCGTACCCGTATCCCTGCTCATCATTCACCTCAGTCATCATGACTCGAGGGACATACTCCGCGGACTCGGGCAGCTGCCGAAAGAGCTCCTGCAGGATCTGCTTGGGCCACATCGAGGGATCCTCGTCGAGGCGTGTGGCGGCAACCTTGGGCTGCTCGAACTCTAGCGTGGGTTCCGGAATGAAGAGGTCCATGGTGGACATACTACACCTCAAGTGTGGTTTGGCTCCAGACCTACTTGGTCTTGGATACAGTGGAGAGAATACTGGATGGTGGGATAGGAGGGGGAGCGCCAGGCGGACTGCCCGGTGGACCATGCGTGTGCGCAGCCAGCCACGTGACGAGCTGTACCAGATAGCGAAGCAGGACGTTACCCTTGGGCACAGGCTCAGTAGCTCCGTCGCCAAGGCTCACAGAGGATCCATGGAGAGTGGCCTTACCTCCCGCCGAGAGCTTCGCAGTCCCCCCAGCGGTGTACTCGATGTTGCCGTCCACGTTGCGGGTGTCGTTGCCTACGATGCTGATCTCGCAGTCGGCCCCGATGGTCTCGGTCTTCTTCCCATCGGTCAGGATTGACAAGGTGTACTTGGCGCTAGAGACGTCGCCGGTCTCCTTGTCGATGCCCTGCTTCGCCACAGTAACCTCCCAAGCGGTCTTAGGGTCGGACCCCACAACAGCCTGGAGAGGGAAGTGTCGGACTCGGACAGAGGCCTTGGCATCCTGAGCGAACTCCTGCATGTGGAACGTGTAGGACGCTGCAGCACTTCCCGCAGGGTCCTCGTCGTCTCGTGAGGTTGTCCACGCAATGTTGCCTCCGAAGGCATTCATCTCGTAGTTCTCTGCGAAGTCTTTGACATAGTTCAGGATTGGGATGTAGATGCGCTGGGCTGTGGGAGTGCTGCCCAACTGCAGAACACCACCTCTGCGGAGCACAATGAAGTTGTCGTCCCGGGTAGCCATAGCGATGTCGCCAGGCTGCAGATCCATACGATTCGAGCGGTGGCTGACGTCGGTGTCGCTCCCCTCCTCGGTGGTCGACCTCTCCGGGGATGTGCCATCCGAGCTCAGAGTGGAGGCGGCCCCGAGGTAACCCATGATGAAGGGTGGTGTGTTGTCGCTAGGCCACCCCACAAGGCAGATTGCACCGACCTCGGGCAGGTGCATGATGCCCTCCCCGTTCGAAAAGTGGTGATACGGGGCCATGACCTGGATATCGGATATGGTACGGTTAGAGTGCTTCGTCTCTACGTCTACGACCCACGTCTTCTTGTTCACGTTGATGATGACGCACTCTTCACACGCGAACGTGGACATGCGTCCATCAGAGGGCGCCCCTGCAACTCTAGCCACTAGCGACCTCCGGTCGGGTTACCGAAGTCTTTGCCATAGGCAAGGCCCGGAATGGGGTGCCTGCCCTGCATGTCAGCGCGCCCACCTTGGTGGGCAGCTTCGAGGATCGTACCCGGCAGGTGGTCACCCATCAGACGTCCCATCCAGTTTGTCTGGGTCTTGTGCGGGATGACTGCCAGAGACTTCAACTGGGTCTTAGCCTGGATGGGCTTCTTGCCCTGCAGCTTCGTACGGTTGATCTCGTCGATCACCGTCTTCTGAACGAAGTCCCCTCGCTTGAAGTGCGGATGGTCTCCAGGATCTGTGATCTCCATCGTGTTGGTAGAGCTCCGCACAGCGAGCTCCACATGGCGCTGCTTCACACCCTCAGCTCCGTAGATGCTTCCGATCCGGTTCACCATGTGCTGCTGCACCGCCCCCAGGCCAGAGGCACTGAGGAGCTTGTGCATGTTCGGATCACCCTTAGTCAGCGAGTCTCCCCTGCGGAAGGAGTGCCCAACACCTACAAGGGGCTCCTGCTTGGAGTAAAAGGGTGTCGACTTGGCTGTGGTGTGGATCGCCCACCCGCCCTGCTTCTGCGGGGCGACCCTCAACACCTTGCCATCCTTTGGCGCCACCTGAGCATCCATAGGGCTGGTCTTGGTCGTGTGGCTGAACATGCGCTGCACAGAACCAAAGTCGTCCGTGGCCTGCTTGTCCAGCGTCACCAGGCCTCCGCCGTGCGTCTGGCGCAGCATGAGCTGTGAGGCTCGCTCACCGAGCGCCTGCGCCGCGGTGATGCCCACGTTCTCCCCGATCTCGTAGTGAGACCCAGTGGGGTGAGTACCCATGCACTTTGCACAGACCCCCTGTGGCATGCGGCACTTCAGTGGAGACCGCACAGCCAACTGCTTGACGGAGGATCCCTGCATGGTGCTCAGGAGCTCAGGGGTGACTGTTGTTCCGACGGGAATGACGCTGCCGTTCTTGAGCGTCACTGGGGAAGCTAGGTGCCGATCGATGATGTCCTTGTGCCCCGTCGACATCAGAAGCCCTCGAGCGGTCCCGCAATCCTTGCCCGTGATGGGTTGGTCGATGTTGACCTGGATGAGCTGCTTCGTGAACACCCCGGGCTCACTGACGGTCTTCACCTTCTGAATCACACCACGGCGGGCTCCGGAAGACTGCAGCCAGTAATCTCCGAGGCCAATACCCTCGGAGAAAGACTTCTCGACAGGCACCTTCGAGGCACGGCCGAGATGGTCCTGCACCAGCATCGGAGCCATCACCAGGCCCTGGAACTGTGGCTTCTTCGCCTTGATGCCGCTGAAGGCCATGTCGCTGATGTTCGTTGGGTTCTTCTCGTAGTGCTTCCCGTATGCCGTGTGCAGGTCCTTGGTAGCCTGAGTGAAGATGTCCTCACGTGCAGACTGTGTCTGGCCGGTCGCAGCCTTCTGGGCCTTCCGTACGATCGAGTCGCGAAGACCCTGGAGTGGCTTGAGGTCCGACAGAGACACGGTGTGCCCAGACTCGTAGGCCATCTGGAACCCAGCCTTGCTCAGCCCGTGTGCCACATCAACGAAAGTGCCCGGCTCATGTTTCGCAGTATGCGTCAGCACCTCCTTCATCATGTTCTTGTCGAAGGGCTTGTCCCCGGTGAGGACCTGGGCACGGAACTTCTCCGGGACCACCTGCGCGATTCGAGCTCGGCCCAGGGTGGTCTTGTTCCCGCCGATGGTGACGCGCTCGCTCAGATCCACCTTGTTGGACTTGAAGGCGCGCTCTGCATCTCCCAGAGACTTGAACGTCTTCTTGTAGTTCCCCGTTCGAGCGAGGGTCGAGCGGTAGAGCCCGAGCATGGACTCGTTGGTCGGGGTGAAGAGAACCTCACCGTCCGCATCACTCATCATGCGCTGAGAGGGCATGATCTTACGGGCCTCGACCTTGGCCTTCTCCGTCAGCGGCACGAAGAGCGCTACAGTGTCGCCGTCGATGTCGCCGTTGATGGGGGGCAGGATGAGAGGGCTCACTTGGATGGCCGGGGACTTTGTCAGGCGTACCTTCTGCCCGACGATGCCATATGCGTGAAGGACCGGGTCACGCTTCAGCAGAACCGGATGGTCCGTGACCACCGTTGAGAGGGCCCGCAGCGCCTCTGGGGTACGTGCAGTGATGGCCTTGTTCGCATCGAACTGGTTGATGCCCAGCCGCCCCAGATGGTTCACGACCTGAGGGCGGAACATCTCCATGGCGATCTTGTGGGGCACCCCGACTTCGTCCGGGCTCAAGGTCGGGTCAGCTACGATCGTGGCTCGAGACGTGTAGTCCTGGCGCTTACCCACCATGCGGTCCTGGAAGAAGCCATCCTTGGGGGAGTCACCGGCCAAGGTGTGCAGAACGCCCTTGAGCTCACGCCCCCGGACCTGCTTACCTGTGATGTCGATGTCCAGTGCCTTCTTACTCTTCGGTGTAGTGCCGAAGAGGTTCTGCATCTCTTTGTATAGATCGCCCCGGTTCCGCAGCGTGGCCTCGTAGGGCACCCCCTCCTTTTGCCCATCCTGCAGTCCCTTGTTGACCATGCCCAACCTACGGTAGAGCTGGTTCATGGGGTCGATACGGTCAGTGCTGCTCCCGGTACCGGGTGTGTACGGACGATAGACCGGAGGCATCACAGGTAGGTTGCGCATCGTGTACGCGTCTACCGGGGAGTGCCCGTTGCTCTTCAGTGCATCGAGAGCCTTGTACGTCTTGCTGGCATTGCTTAGGGCGGTCCCCTTCACAGAGGGATCCTTCATCAACGCGTCCAGGGCGGTCATCTTCTTGTTGATGTCGACGGCCTTCAGAGCACTCACAATGGCCTTAGGCCCGGTGCCGTGCTTGCCGAGGGTCATCTCACCTGACAGGACCTTGGGAATGTCCGCAGGCTTCACGCCCGTCAGGAGCCCAATGGGCTCAGCAAAGACAGGGTTTGGCATCCTGTCTGCGAGCTCGATGTGCCCCCAGCGAGTCCCGCTTAGGCCACCGAACACTCGATTGTCGAAGATACCTCCGCTCTCTGGCTTCGCATTCTTGGCGGCCACTGCGAGGTCCGGGTTCTTGATGACGCCCGCACTCATGGCCAAGATCTCACGATCTGTGTGAGGCACAAGGCGGATGGAGCTCCCCTCCTTCTTGGTGTTGAGGCCTACCGAGGACATCATGGCCTCGAACTTCTTGAACGTGAATGGCACCTCGGGCGGAGGCAGCAGCTTGCCGTCCTTCAGGGCGTTCCAGACTTCCTCCGCCTGAGGCTTGTCGCTCTTGAGCGTCTGCATCTCCTGGAGGTTGTCCTTGAGCCCCGCGGCGAGGGCTCCGTAGATGCCCAGGGATCCCAGAGACTGCGCTCCCTGTTTAGCACCTCGAGCCGGAGCATTGTTCTGGTCGTAGGCAGCCTTGGGGATAACGCCCTTGAGGTACGCACCACCATGACGAGCCGTGGACTTCTTATCGATCTGGTGCTCGAGCTGGAACGCGTAGTGGGGACCTACCGTGATGTTCCCCAGCTTACGCCCACTCTTCGGGTCGAAGAGTGTCTCAGTCTCCGAGAGCCCGTGCTTCTTGAGCTCCTGCTGGAGTCCGGTCAAGTAGTCCTTGCCACCGTCGAAGTTCTTTACGACGTAGGGCTTCCCCGTCTTCTCTGCGATCTTCCCCGCCACCGTCTCAAGAATCTGGCCCGGATTCATGCGCCCAGGCACAGACACGGGGTTGATCAACATGTGCACGGGCTGCTTGTTGGCGTCGTGGGGCATCTCCGAGTCGGGGACGATGCGGGACACGATGCCCTTGGCGCTGTGTCGAGTGGACACCTTCGAGCCCACGACAGCGGGTTCGAGGGTCTTGACGTGGACCTCGAGCTCCCCGTTCTTCCTCGAGACACGGATGACCTCACCCTGATGCTGCCCATCCCAGACGAGCGACGCATCCTTGAAGCCCAGGCGTGCCTTCTTGCTGAGTCGAGCAGCGCTGCGGGCGTCGATGCTGTCCGGGGCCGACTCGGGGTTGAGGGCCAGCGCCAAGGGATCCCCAGGCTGCACGATGGTGCCCGGCTTGATCAGACCGTCAGTACCAATCTTCTTGAACTGCTCCGGTGTGTACGCCGCATCCTTGTGCGCCAGGAAGCGGTCCCGGCTGACCTCCGTGTCGACTCCGATCTCGAGCGTGGGCTTGTACAGATGCTCCGAGGCCAGCTTCTTGGCCGCGGACTCACTGAGAACGATACCGTCCTCGTGGTTGTCTCCGTTGGCGATGTACGCCGTACGGATGTTCGTGCCGAGAGCGAGCTGCCCGTTCTTCGAGTAGTTGTTGTCTGCGAGCGTCTGCCCAGCCTTGACTGTGTCCCCTACCTTTACGACGGGGGTCGAGTGCAGCATCGTCTTCTTGTCGTTCGTCGGGAAATGGTCGTAGATGTCGACCGTGTGCTTCTTCCCGTCGGCACCCTGGATCGTGATGCCATCCTTCTGGACGTCCACGACCTTGCCTGCAGTAGCTGCGTTGGTGGCAAGGAAGCGACCGGCAACCAGGCTCTCAAAGGTCTGACCCGGAGCCGACTCCACCTGCACCATCGGAGCTTCTCGGCCTACGATACTGATGGCCTGCGTCATGTGTCGGGCAGACATGGTGGAGCGGTGGGCAGAGTCGTTCTGCATGAACGGCACTAGGTTCGACTCGGTGGAGAACACCTGAGTCGGGGACAGCATCGTGTAGTCCGCATCCTTGAAGGGTGCATCGATGACGTCCCCCTTGTGGTCCGAGATGCGCACGGTGCTCTTGATGGGAGAGGGAATCCCCTCCTTCCACGTGACATGGTCCGGAAGCACCACCTTCTTCTTCAGGGCATCCTGTGGGGACAGCATCTCTGTCTTGCCCGTCTTGAGGTTGTACAGGCGCACCAGCGGCTGCCGGTCCTTCGTCTGCGTCCCTGACGTGAGGTGAAGCATCGTCCCCGGGCTGCCCTCCGGCGTGAACACGGGGTCGAGGAAGCCAAGCTGGGAAGGGTCTACGGCCCGGCTCGAGTCAGACAAGGCGTGGTCAGACTTGACGCCGCCGTCGCCCATGATCGTGACCTGCGACCTGTCCGCCAGCATCGAGAGGGGGTTGGTCTGTGTGGCGAGGGTTCCGATACCGTCCTTGGCGAACACATGAACGACGGGATCTCGGAACAGGTCCGGCATCACAACGTTGCGGATGGCGCTCGAGTGCCCAGCCAAGATGGCCTCACGCACCTTCGGCTTCGCCAGGGACTTCATGATGCGTGTATGGATGCCCTTCTTGGACGTCCGCAGCTGGTCGACGAAGTGATCGGTAGGCGTCCAGAGCTCCTTGAAGTGGAGGGCATCGATGGGGTCCGAGTCTACCTTGCCTGCGCTCACATTCAGCAGCTTCGAGGACGCACGTAGGATGCCGTCTTCGTTTACGTGGTCGTGCGCCTTGCCCAGTGTCGTCTTCATGACGTCTGGGTCAACCTGGGTGGACTGGAAGTAGGACTCCACGGCCATCTTAGGCGTAACCCCAGTGGGCATCGCAGAGCCGTGCACCTGCTTGTAGAACTTGGCCAGATCCTTCTCAGGGTTGGACTTCTTCTTATTGCTCTCGAATGCCTCAGCGCCCCAGGCCTTCTTCATGGCCTCGTCGGATACCCCAGCAGCCTGGAGTACTGAGTACACGGGGATCTTGTTGCCGATGTCCATGGACATGGAGCCGGTGGCAGGATCCATCACAATCTCAAAGCGCTTGCCCTTGGACAGCTGGAACTGTGCCTTGAACTCCCCGTCTCGCTCTGTGGGTTTGACGTACGCGCCGGGCTTCAAGCGCCACTGGTTGCGGAGGATCTTTTCCTTGCCATCCACGATGTAGCTGTAGTGCCGGGTGGTCTTCGGGATCTCAGCCAGGTTCACGTTGTCCCGTGTGACGTGGACCTTACCTGTCGCCTTGTCTACGATCTCCACGGTCCCCAGCACTGGGACGCTCCAGCTCTGCCCCTTCATGCGTGCAGCGAGCTGTCCCTTGATATCGTCGATCCCCTTTTCGTCGTGCGCCGTGATGCCGGAGACCCGCACCTCGAACTCCCCCGAGGGGTCGTCCATGGGGAAGGTGCTCTTGATCTCGTCGATGAACTGGGTACGGAGCTCGTCGAACTGATGGGTGGGGTCGGTGTTCAGCACGCTTGCAGTCTACTCGGCAGGTGTTTCGGGGGTCAATCATACCCCCGAAAAGCCTTTCTTGTGTGGCCTATAAGCAACGTGGAGACATCTATGGCCAAGAGATCAAATGCATCCAGCAAAAAAGCACAAGCCGAAAAGGAAAAAGAGGAGCGACCTACCTCGTCCCTCGACGAGTATGAGCGGGAAGTACTGGAGGTACTCGACCACGTAATGGAGGGGCCCAAGTGAGTCTGTTCCTGTGGGGAGTCGCTGCAGGCACCTGCCTTGGGATCGTGTCCGCGTTCACCAGACCCCCACCCCCCAAAGGAGGAGCCGATGGAACATGAGGTGCGCTGCCCCCTATGCGGCGCCGGGATAGAGATCTTCGGGGATCCCAGAAACAATGACCCCCCGACGGATGCTGTCGTCGCACTGCAGGGGCAGTGGCTGTACTCGGCGGAGTATCAGACGCCACTCTTCGTCTGTGATCCGGACACAGAGCTGACCGTCATTCAGCTAGCTACTGGACAGCTAGCACTACTGCCCGACACCGAGGGCTACCCAACCAAGCACTACCACCATGAATGCCTCTGTGAGGCCACCAGTGAGGACGAGGAAGATGACGACGAAGATTGAAGTGAACGCCCCGGCCAAGGGCTACCAGGACGTGCGAGCGATTGTGCTCGAGGAGCTGCGGGCACAAGAGAAGCACCAGCATCTGTTCATCCCAGGGGTGTTCGGCCCTCCGGGGATCGGCAAGTCCGACATGATGTTGGACATCTGCATCGAGCTGCAGCGCACCTTCCGCCCCCAGAACACCGGGGACAACTCGGACCCCTCCGACATCGCAGGCATCGCAGTGCCTCAAGGATTGTTGGAGGCGTACGGGAACCAGTACGCCAAGACCGCGGCGGACACCAACGCGCTACGTACCCCCGAGGTGCAGAAGATTGTGTGGGCCTTGAACCGAGCTGCGGCAGAGGCCTGCGAAGAGGCGGTCATGTTGTTCTTCGATGACATCGACAAGGCTCCTCCGATCGTAGCGGCAGGGCTCGTGGGCCTCTTCGGCACACGCTCCTTCCGAGACTACCGGCTGCACAAGGACTCGCTGCTCGTAGCTGCCGGTAACAGGCTTGGAGATGATGTCCTGGCCAGTGAGATGAGCGAGTCGCTGCGAGGGCGCATGACCATCATCGAGCTCGTTCCCAACCTCAAGGACTTTGTCGGCTTCGCGAAGGAGAACCCGGACGACGTTCACCCTGCAGTCGTCACGTTCCTGCAGGCGTACCCCGAGTACCTGTTCGCCCTGCCCAAGGAGGGTGAGTACCGCAACCCCAACCCTCGCTCATACGTCGAGCTCTCTCGGCTGCTGTATGACATCCCGGAGTCGCGCTGGGATGGGGCAGTGGCACGCAAGGTCGGGCAGAGCACCGCAGTCACTTGGAAGAAGTGGTTCAACATCCTGGCCAAGATCGACCTCAACGCCATCCTGTACCAGGGTGAGCTCCCCAAGGAGGAGAATCCTCTGAAGGCACGGCAGCTCAACTACGGGGCCATGTTCCGGCTTCTGCAGCACATCGTAACCAGCGAGATCAAGGAGGGCTGGACCGGTCTCGAGAAGTTCATCGGCAGCTTGGAGCCCGAGTTCCGGGTCGCCATGCTCGTCCAAATCCCACAGGCAAAGCGAAGCCAGCTCGCGTCCAAGTACGAGGGTGCAGCTGAGCTCATCATGGAGACTCTGATCAAATGATTGTTCCCGGACCCGACGCGGAAGTGCATCAAATCATAGATTCGGCAGCGACCGAGCTGGTGGTGCGCTTCCCATTGGCCGGGCTCTCCCTTTACGGGAGGGCCGTGGTCATACGACAACAAGGCGACTGCCCCACAGCCGCAACAGACGGGCGCAATATTCTTTGCGGCCCAGACTTCCTACGGGAGATGTACACAACAAGTGGAACCGGCGGTGTCACCTTCGTGCTCTTGCATGAGTGGGCGCACATCTTTTTCAACCACGTCGGACGTAGGGGAGATCGCCTACCCAAGATCTGGAATATCGCCGCGGACCTCTACACGAATCAGCAGTGCGAGGACATCCTCGTCACCAAGACACCTGGTGGTGGGGTAAAGCCAGAACCTCAGTACATCGGCAAGACTGTCGAAGAGATCTACGACATGCTGCTGGATACAGCTTCCAAGAGGAACCCAGAGGATCCCGAGAAGGGGATCGAGGAGGCGATGAAGGGGGAGTCCAAGCCAGAGAACTTTGGGAGCGGGGCTGACTTGCTGCCTCCCTCTACCGACATCGAGGACGTGGCAGAGACGGATGCCTTCCGGGAGGGGTTCATCGAAGAGCTGCTCGAGAACCAGTCCCTCATGGAAATGAACCCCACGGCCAAGCTCCCCACGGCGTTCAGAGAACGCTTTGAGCAGCTCAAGGACGGCCGAGTCCCCTGGGAGCGACTCATCATGGGTCGGGTCATGGCCGAGCTCGGGCACGACTGCGCCACGTACTCACCCCCCAACCGCAGGAGGCACTACCCCCTTGTGATCTCACCCTCGTACCGGGCCCTGAAGGAGCGCAAGCTCATGTTGGCCATCGATGTGTCCTACTCCGTGGGACAGGATCTCATGAGGCTCTTCATCTCTTCGGTCACCAACGCGGCCAAGCGAGCCACAGAGACACGCATCGTCACCTTCGACTCCTGCATTCGAGAGGACTACATCACACAGGACCCTGGGAGTATCCTCAAGAACATTCGGTTCATCTCTGGGGCACACTCCCACACGAGCGTCGTGGATGTCTTCAGTATCGTGGACACGTACAAGCCGCGGAGCCTCGCAGTCCTTACGGATGGCTTCGTACGACTGCCAAGCAAGACATACCCGCGCACGATGTGGCTCATCCCACGTGGGGGGTGCCCTCAATCCTGGGGAACGAACTACACACTGGACATTGCATGGTGAACCAAGAACTGAACAACGCGCTCGCAGACACAATCTTCTGCACACAACACGCTCGAGCCTTCGGTAGGGGCACGGGGTACGGGATCCGGAGCCCCCTGTGGGACTGCGCACTTCTCGTGTTTGGGCTTGATGCCTGGAAGCACTACGAGAAGTTAGGTATGGCGGCCCGCATAGATCCTACGGAGGCCGACGGAATACCGAAGAAGAACAACCAGGGGCGGGATGTCCAACGTGCTAGTCCGCTAGCTGCAGTAGAGGTCATGCGCACAACCCTGGGCGACTCCACTCGCCTGGGGCTCGACCCTTTGTTCTGCATCGAAGACCTGCACGGGTACTTCACGCAGAACATCTATGCGTACCATGAGTCCTTTCCGCTGAACATCGCGACGGCGTTCATGCTGTACGGGGACGTCCATACTCAGACAGAGGGCCGCAGGCTCTACGCGCATCTCCTAGACCCCGGGAGCCGCATCAACCTGCGCTTGGTGAATAACACACAGATGTCCTATGGAGGGCCCATCTCTCGCCTCTCCTCTTCTTGGGCACTGCCTGTGTTCCCCGAGGACCTCGGCGTGCCTCCGCTCCCAGACATAGACAAAACGGACACCCTGTACTGCCCTGCCCACCTATCCTGGCTGACGGAAGAGGCTGCCGAACGAATGGTGAGCAGTATCCAGCTGTCCTCTCAGTACGAGACGGTGGTTATGCGGTATCTCAACCAGCGCTTCGGGCGCCGCTGGGATGCCTTGTTGGAGAAGAACGCTCGAAGCGCCTTGGCTCGATACACGAAGCTGCAGCCAGACTACGTATACCTAACCCACCTGCTTCGGTGTCTGCCCCCGGCAGATGCCCATGAGTGGATCAATGCTCGAACGCAGGGCGGGAACAAGATCTATGCAGTGCTGCATGTGACTGTGCGGGATTCCCCAGCGGGGTTCCGTAAGAACGGCTACCGAACGTTGTCTAGCAGCTCTAAGTTGGAGATCATCCCATACATCGTAGAGCCGTTGACGATAGCTGATGTGAAGGCGCTGTCCCCGAAAAACCGAACTGCAGTGCTGTACTACATGCCTTGGCGGCTACTCGAGGAGGTAGTCACGGAGCATCGTAGCAAGATCTCTGCGTCGCTGCTGAAGGTAGGTGTGAACGAGGCCACGAATCTGGATTGGTTACGTGACTGCATGTCCCCGCACGAGAAGAGGTACACCACTCCTCACGAGTACCAGTCGGCCTTCTCCGGAAACGACCCAGCGAAGTTCATGCACGGGTGGGAGACCATGATGCCACTCGTGGTGACCTCCTATGAGGAGTCTCGGAAGTTCCGGGAGACCTTCGTAGCGAAGTACGGCTACGGTACAGCTGTCCTGCTCGCGCACAGGTACTCGGTGAACCTGAGGGACGGCGCAGACAAGGGGCCCATCAACCAACTACTAGATCGAGCAGCGATACCCGGCGAGGTGCGTGAGGAGTTCCTCACGAGCATCCCTCAGCTAGGTACGGACTACAAGTTCCAGTGGGAGTTCTGAGAGAAGGTGGCCGGGAGCCTCCGGCCTTCTCTTTGCTATTGCAGGGAGGCTCGCCGTGGGGGGAGCTGCTCAGGCATGGGACGCATGTCTACGCCGGTCCCTGGCGCAGGGCCGATCATGTTCTGCCGCACGAGCTCCGCCATCTCAGGCTGACTCTTCTGCAGCTGGGCCATGTGCTGCTGCCGTACCTCCATGGGGAGGCCTTGGAGCTGTTGAGCATACCCCTGTGCCAGCTGGTTCAGTGGGATGCCCGTCCCGGCCCCAGAGAGGCCAGAGCCCTGTGAATCCTGGAACGGGCTGCTGCTCTCCCCAGAGTCCGCCTCAGCGGCAGCCTGGGCCTCCTGCTGAGCTCTGCGCTGGGATTCCATCATCACCTCTTCAGACTTGGCCTGGTACCGAGCTGATGTCACACCCGCCTCGCCCTGAGCCTCCGCCATGAGGAGCTGCTGCTTCTTGGTGGCCTCGGACTTGATGGCAGACTCAGCGATGATGAGCTTGTTCTCGTCCTCCATCTTGAAGTCGGAGAGGCCCAGCAGCGTGGTGTCGGAGAGCTTGGATGCCTGGTTCAGCTGGAAGGCGTACGCCTGACGCTGCAGGTCATCGGCCATCTTGAAGGGCTTGAACCGTCCCTCGATCTCTGGCCAGCCCAGGAATGCACCCACACGCTGGATGACCCACTTGAGGAGACGGTACTGAGCTCGCACATTCGAGAGGAAGAAGTTCTCGAGCATACGCATGGAGACGCTGGTCCCGGCGTATGACGCATTCCCGAACACGAGCTCTACCGGGAAGCCCATCCCTACTGTCAGCATCTCGCCCATCATGCGGATCTCTTGCATGAGGAGTAGGTTCCGGCCGTTCTCTCCAATGGTCTGCTGTCCCAGGGGGAAGGGCAGGATACCTACGTAGGCAGGGTCGAGACGCTGCCTGGTGAGCTCCCGCTGGATGTGTGTGCGCCAGTCTCGCAGGTCCACGGTACTGAACGGGTCTGCCCCTGCTGTGGCCGGCTGGGGGTACAAGAAGATCTGCGGCATCAAGTGCGTGAGGAGTACGGACTCCTGGGCCTTCTTCATGATCTGCATGTAGAAGGCATCCTTCAGCACGGGCATCAGAAGGGGGGTACCCCAGCCTCGCTCCGTACTGGACAGGGTCGGGCGGCGCATGTGGAACACCTCCCGCTTGTCGAACACGAGAAGGCGGTCTGCCTTCGCAGCCTGAAGGAAGATCTCAGGCGTCGTAGACACCAAGTCCTTGCGTCCCATCGTGAGCTCTCGCTTGAACTGCGAGGGCATGTCCAGCGCGTAGTCGTACCGACCCGTGGACTCGTTGTAGAAGATCGTGACGTTCTCCGGGTTCCACCGGATGAGGTTGATCTCAGAGGGCTTGGTGTAGTAGTCGTCTCGGCTGTTCGCGAAGTCGCTGTTGCCACACTTGGGGCAGGTCAGCCAGAACTTGTGGTTCGTGTAGCGCCAGTGCTGGCGGGACGTGATGGCGTCATGTGTCTTCGAACACGAGCCGCAGATGATCTGCTTCCGGAAGGGGAAGCTAGCCGAGATGAAAACGTTCCCGTAGACATAGTAGTCGAGGTTGGCTTCGAACTGATGGACCGGGTAGTTGAGGTCCCCGTCCATGAACCCCTGCCACTTGTCCCGGACGCTGAGGCTCTTGTGCTGCATCGCCAGGTCAGTGACCGGGTACTCCGCTGCTCGAGTACAGATGGAGTTGATGATGCCGTGAGTCAGGTAGTAGTACCTGCAGAAGCTAAACAGGCTCTTGATGGAGGGTGGCGTGTAGGTGGACGCCTGGTCGAAGAACGGGTTCGCGAACGGAGCGTACTGCCGCCCAAGGATGTCTTGCTTGCTGGCCGAGTGAGCAAAGGTGGCTCCGCGGCCAGCACCAGCCATCGATGACGAGTTATTGAAGAACATCAGCCTTGCTCATCTTTCTTCTTGCCCCGGAACTTGTCTGCAGCGGAGTACAGCATTTGGCCAGGGATAAGAGGTAGTCCCCCACCTAACACACCTGCGCCCACCATAGCTATGTTGCTAGCGACGTTCCGGCCGCGCTGCTTCAGATCTTTGTCTCCGGTGACAGCTTCCTTGGCCGCCATGGCAGCCGGGAGTGCCACCATCGCCTTACCGACAGTGGACCCACCTGTGGAGTTCTCCCAAAGGCCCTTCGCTGCAGCCTTCGGATCCTTCTTGAATGCCTTGGCGATGCCTGGGAGCGTCGTGTACCCAGCGTCTCGAGCGGCCTGCTGAGATGCACCACCCTGCAGGACCTCCTTCGCTCGAGCTGCAGATGCGGCCGGGTCGATCTTGATGCCTCGCTTAGCAGCATCAGCATCACGAAGAGCGTGAAGTGCATTCGTGCGTTTCGCCTTCGCCACGCCCCCCATCCCAATGGCATCTGCGTTGCCCAACCCAGTGACCCCATGCACCTGGCGCTTGGCGAAGTTCGTGGCGCTGGTCACGCCGCGCTTAGCAGTGCCTGCGATCGCCCCAGGGATGGACTTCTTACCTGTGAGAAGCATGGTGTCCCGGACTGCCCCGGAACCCATGGCGGCACCACCTGCAGCAACACCCCCGACCGCTGCTCCGCGCAGACCTGCCCGAAGATAGTCCTTGGGCTCGCCGTCCTTACGAAGTGCCTCCCGGCCGATGTTGCCCACAGCACCTACGCCAGCACCTAGCGCTGCAGATGAGCCAGGGCTACGCATGAACTTATGCGCGATGCCTGCATAGTTGATGGCGTGCTTTTCCATCATAACAAGGCGCATGCTTCGCAAAACTTCAGGGGTCATCTGGCTACTGTACCTCGAAGGCTAGTCACAAGTCACTTCGCGACGCTGTGTAGCTGTTGGATGAGGTGTTGGCGCACCTGGTTTCTATAGTCCCAGTGCGTCAGTAGTTTGTAAACACCGTTCCCCATTGTGTCGTGAGGGACGTGATCAACTGCCTCTTCCAGCGGGAGGTGCTTCAGCTTCTCGTAGAGCGCCTTAGCCTCATCCCGAACTGCATCGTTGGGGCCTGGGATCTTGTGCACGTTGCTTGACCCGCAGGCAACACAGGTGACGTCGTTGTCGTCCTGCTCTACTAGACCGCAGTCCTTGCACGTGATTTTGCGGTCATCGAGGATGCGCTGTGCGAAGGATAGGGGGCTCGGTAGATAGTCAACCCCCGCATCCTTGGCGGCCACAGCAATGAAGCGATCGATGTCGTCCGTAGGCTTACGCTCGGGGTCGATCAGCTTGGCCGTATCCGCCATGGCGGCGAGGTGCCCCAGTTCCGGGAGCTCCAGGTAGACGATGTTGGGCTGCTTCCCGGCCAGCCCTCGAGCCACCCAGTGGAACACCTCCCACTGTCGCCATGGGGACGGACTGGTCAGGAGGACCTGCACCGCCATGATCTTGGCCCACACGCTGTTGGATAGCTGAATACCATCCTTGCGCATGGTCTCTCGAAGCACCTCGGCATCCCACTCCAGATACTCTTCGCCGTACTTGTCCAAGAGCAGGAGGGATAGAACCAACGGGTGGGCATTAGGGTGACGCCAGATGTTCTTCGGCGTGACCTCTGGTGCGGCACCACCTCCATTTGGTCGCTGCGCCGCAACCTTGTCCATGCCCGCAGGCATCTCACGTATCCAGCCTGGCAGCGTTGCTTGGACGTTAGCTACCAGTGCCTCACAAGAAATCGGTGGAGCAGCCGGGGGCTGTACACGCTGGGCGGTCTTGATGAAGGGCGGGGTACGCCCCGAGAGAGGCCACTGCCTGTTGATGATGTCGTCGCTAAACATGATGCTCCAAGACAGAGAGTACACCAATCTTGAAGCATGTAAGCAACGAAGCTAGGAGCGGGCGGACTGTCCGGCGTCATCAGAAGCTAGGCGAGCCAACGCATGCTTCTGGGGGTCCGGCAGCGCGGTGAAGAATCCGACGGGGTCCTTTTGGAAGTCGGGCCACATATCCTCCTCGAACGCGCTGCAGAAGACGTTCTTGCCTCGAGACGCATAGCTGCGGAGCATGTCGTCATTGACGTAGTCAGACCCATGGTTCCAAGAGAAGTTCTCGGTGTTCTTCTCCGTGGCGTCTGACCGCGACGAGATGGCGGTGCCTTCCGCAGCGAACTTCGCAGAGCCGTACACCGCGGCGTATGGATCCCGGAAGCCCACGACGGCCTTGTTGTACGCTCCCGACACGCCCATGGCCGTGTCCGCCTCAACCAGGGCAGCGACCATCTCCTCTGGGGTGTACGAAGCCACCTTGCTGCGGAGCTCCGTGTACGTGTCCACGCCCTCGATACCCTCGAAGGAGTTGGCACGGGACAAGAGCTCGAGATCGATGTGTGGTCCGAAGCCATCCCCGGCGTAGTCGAGAACACGACCTGCGAGCTTGACCCCCACAGCCTGCGCCCTCTGGTAGACCGCATCCGCGTACTGCCTACGTGTTCCCTCCGAGAAGGAGCCCCAGTACTCGTCGAAGTAGGCAGACGCTTCCTTCACCTGGCTGTAGGTATCGATGGGGTACTTGCGCTCGTCGCGCAGGGCGAAGTGCTTGTTGTACTCCGCCACCTTCTTGGCTGGGGCGCCCAGGCCCGTGATGTCGGCCCCGGGCTCCCACTCGCGAGATCCATCGAAGTGGTCCAAGAAGTCGTCCAGCCCAGACACCTTCTGCTTGGTCCGAGCAGCTGTGTTGAGAGCAGGCTTGATCGTCTTCTCAGACCCAGGCCCGCTCAAGGTGCCCGCCATAGGCATGACGGAGGAGCCGTTGAGGTCCGCCTGCTTTGTGACATCCGGTGTCTCGAGAGCCCCAGACTGCACTCGTTGGAACTGCGCCATGTCTTTGCGCTTCTTCTCCATGCCATCCCGAGCGGTCATACCCATGGCCGCCGTGGTCATCAGGGCCCCAAGCACAGCCTTCTTCACCAGAGGCTCTGGAGGGTCGAGGTCGTACCAGGCACAAGCGTTGAGCAGATTCTTCGCTGTGGTTGCCTGGGCCGTCTTGGGCAGGATGTGCCCACACTCGAGGAAGTAGATGATCGAGGTGGCCAGGTGCGCCTCATCGTGCATGGCGTACTTGCGGAGGGTCTCCTCACCGTTTGCCGCAACGAGCCCAAACATACGGTCTGGGAGACGCGCCAAGTCAGGCGCTTCGAGCAAGTCAGCGGAGGCCAGCTTCGTGGGCAATGCACCCCCTGCCAACTTCTTACGTAGGACGATCCCCTGGAGGTCATCGTACACATCAAGGATTAGGCCTGCGGTCTTCATGCCGACAAGGATACGCCGGGCGCCACAACGAGGTCAACGCCGCCTATAAGCAATGTGAAACCAACCAGGAGAGTATCTGTGGCAATGATTGGTACGAAGCGGGGCCCCACTGGGCACCTGAAGAACTGCAACCTATGGGGAGAGTACGAACAGGCGGGGACCTCCGCAGAAGCAAACCTGTGCAACGGCGGGAGGTTCGGGAACGAGGTGTGGGCGCGGTGCCCCAGCGTGATGGACTGCCGCAAGGCCACCTACCAAGCTCAAGAGTCCTCCCAAGCACCGAGCCGCATCATCGGGAGCACCCAACTGAACAGGTACAGCCGAACAGGCACCAGCATCTCAGGTCTGGTGCAGAGGAAAACAGAGACTCCGTCCGTGGGGCTACGGAAAAGGATTCCTGGGGTCGAGGCAGAAGTGGTAGACATGGGTGGCGCCAGCCACTCGCCTGTGTTCCTTCCCTCAGATGGTGAGGGGACCTTCACACGAATGGCCAAGAACATGGGCCAGGGTGCTATCGCCGCCATGTTCTTCCACGGGCTAGCCATCGCACAGTCGGTGGACTTCTTCCCACACAACACCAACAGAGAAAACGAGTAAGATGCACATTGTTCAACGGAAGCCAGATCTCGGTTACTTCGACAACTGGCTCTGGCTTCCCAAGAGCAAGATCTCGGCGACGCAGCTGCAGTCGTCTCTTTCCTATGACAACGCAAGGAAGAATGAGGTCTTGCATGCCTGGGTAGAGACGCCCCACCACTACAAGGTGCCCCGCAACTACTACGGGCTGGACACCCTAGCGAAGCTTCCCTATCCAGTGATCGACTCGCGGTTCACCGCGTTCCCTCGAGTGAACCTACAGAGCCGGGTCGTTCTTGACTCCCTGGAAGAAGGTCAGACATATCAGCAGGATGGGTCCAACGCGCTGCTGAGCACCTACGACGGTATTCTTTGTCTACGGTGCGGCGCCGGAAAGACCGTTGTTGCTTTGCATACCGCGGCACAGCACCAGGTTCCCATCCTCGTGGTGGTTACGGACAAAGGATTGGCCGCCCAGTGGGTGAAGGAGATCAAGTGGATACTTGGCCTCGAGGATGAAGACATTGGGCGTGTGGGTGGCGATAAGGGGCAGTTCAACTGGCAGAAGCCTGTCACTGTGGCCATCGTCAACACTCTGGCCAAGCGGGCGTGGGACAACTCCCTGCCTCCGGAAATGCTTCGGCACTTCGGCATCATCCTCATCGACGAGACTCACGTGATGGGTGCTCCATGGTTCAACGCAGCCATCCCGCCCTTCCATGGTCGTCGTTGGGGCCTGTCCGCCACGCCCACTCGTGAGGACGACTTCAACTCCCTACTGACGCACACGGTGGGGAACGTCGTGTACTCCTACCTCATGCCTGACCTACGGCCCGAGGTCTTCTTCAGGCAGCTCCCCACGAAGTTGCTCGTACACAAGCAAGAGATCTTCCAACTCACGCACGACGTCTCGGGGCAGTTCCACTTCGGCAAGACCTACGGGTACTTCGCCAACCACGACCAGGCCCGCACAGAGACCATCGTAGCCGACATCAAGAATGCCCTATCCGTGGGACGAGAAGTCCTTGTGCTGACGCACAGCAGAGACATGTGCGATGTGCTGGGCAAGTACTTCGACAACGCTGGGGTGTGCCATGGAGGTGTGTCTGAAGTAGAGCGGGCTCGTCGAGTAGACGAGTGTAACCCGGTCATCTGCATCATGCAGCTGGGCAAGCAGGCCCTCGACAAGCCGAAGCTGGACACCCTCTTCGTAGTCGAGCCCTTCCGGAAGGAGGGGATGCTGCAGCAAACGATGGGCCGCATTCTCCGGAACGAGGCGAACAAGCAACAACCAGTCGTTTTCTTCTATGAGGACTCTGGGATCAAGCCTCTGCGGCTGTTGTGCAACAAGATCCGCAAAGCATTCGCGCGCTGGCCCGATATCAAGGGTGGGCGCATTCCGTACAAAGTCATAACGAAATGAGAGACCAATGAAGTTGAGCTACGTAAACGGAGATGGGTGCCCCATGGTGGTGGACCTCACCACAAACGACTGGGCAGGAGATCTCTGCCTGGTGATGCAGGGCCGAGACACTTGGATCGGCTTTGGGACACCTGTGCTTGAAGAGGTATCCCGGTTCGACCTCTGGCACGTCCTGATGGTGCACAGCGAGACCCGATTCGTGCAGGGCCCTCCAGGTAGCCAGGGATTGGGCCTGCAGAGCCCTACTGCCTCGGTGCCTCCGTACCTGTCCTCTCCCATCCCACGCATGACGTTCTTGGGCGCGTTTGCTTTTGCTGAGCTGGGCGACACAGACCCTGGGTCACCCCTGTACGAGACCCTAGTGGGCGGATACCAGAAGGTGATGTGTCCGCCTGTCATCGTCCAGCCTCCAAAGAGCAACTTGGTGCTCTAGTGTTCACCCACAAGAAGCACCTGGAGCAGGTGGCGAAGGAGTGGGCAGGCTGCACCCTATGCGAGCTACACGAACTGCGGGATGGGGATATCATGTTCGGGGACGGCCCCGTCCCTGCTGAGATCCTCTTCATCAGTTCCGCCCCGACCGAGAGTGACGAGGAGTACACGTCGCTATTCACCGGAGATGAAGGAGGCCTCCTCGTAGAGATCCTCAACGAGCTCAAGGTCTCCACGGATGGTATCTACCGCACCTCCGCGGTTGCCTGCCGGCCCAAGGCTCTCATCCCCGCTACGGAAGAAGAGGAAGAGCGGATCGTTCAGATCCAACCAGCGAAAGATCACTTGCAGGCGTGTCGAGCACGCCTGTACGAGATCATCTATGCAGTCGATCCTCGAATCATCGTGACCTTCGGGGAGGCGGCGCTGCAGACCCTCCACGTTCAGACGAATGTGGATCGGGCACCCAAGAAGAAGATCAGTGACGCTCGGGGTGAGATCTACGAGCTCACCATCCCGGGCCGACTAGCGCAGGAGGTCAGATATCCAGTGTTCCCCACACTGGACCTGACGTACCTGATCAAGAACCCATCGTCAGCAGCACACGGCCCCATCAACACCGTGTTCAACGACCTTGGCAACGTCATGCAGTACCTACAGTGGACGAAGGACAACGAAAACAATGAAGACTAAGACCGGCAAGAAGATCAACAGCGTCCCCATGAAGGTGGTGGCTGCGCGGTCGGAGTTCGAAGGGGCACAGGCTGCCCTCGAGAGCTTCCGAAACACCCACCTCGACGTCTTGGAGGAGTACGACGCCCTGGTTGGGCACTACAACGCATCAGTGGATGCATTCAAGGCTGCCGTCAGCGACAACGCCGAGGTGCTTGGGCGTGAATATGGCCCCATGCGCATCTCGATCCCGGACACCCTCGATGTGGAGGCTCTCAAGGAGGCCCTGGGTGATCGTGCGGAAGCGTTCATCAAGACCAAGGAGTCTGTGGACAGCACTGCGTACAACTCGGCCCTCAATGCCGGAACCATCAAGGCCGACGTGGATGCCAAGGTGCGCAAGAAGGGATCTCCTCGCATCACAGCTCCCAAGCCCGTCGGAATCTACGCACGATGATCGAGACAGAAGTGGAGGTGCTTCTCCAGAAACGAGAGGTGGAGCACCTCTGCTTTGTCCAGAAGCACTACAACACACTTGAGGAGGAACTCATGCGAGCTCTCGGCAAAGATCGATTCGTGGCCCTTCTGGGGGACAAGCGTGCCCGTGTGCGCGTCAACATCACAGAGCGTCTCTCCGGCCCCAACAACACCTACAGCTCCATCAGCATCGGAACCACTGTCGAGATGACATGCAACCAGTCCGCTGCAGCCATCGAGGAGGCGGAGGAGCTGGTGACTAAGATGTGCCTGGCCCACCAGGACAAACACATAGAGCCAGTATACCGGGGGCTCCTCGAGCACTTGGTGCGCCTGGACAGCACCCTAGACGAGTTCGAGAAGGAGCTCGAGTAGTGGCCCACACAGGCTTCAAGGGATGCCGCATTGGCATCCGAGCCTTCAGCATCCAGGGGTCGAGCATCATAGCTGATGTGGACTTCCTGGATGAGGAGGGCGTCTCCCACGCACAGACGAGGCACACCTTCCCAGCCTCTGCGGTCCCAGAGATCGGAGAGGCGGTGGGGAACCTCATGACCCTCGTCATCAATGAAATCGCCCGCAAGCACTTCGATGCTCCGGGAGGGTTTCCCAGTGAGCCCGAGAAAGTAGTACATGGAATCCGAGAAGCCCTCGCCGCCAAAACTCCCCAAGGGATTGATCCCTTTGGAAGCGGTGACGACCCAAGTGACGGACAAGGCTAGCAGGTACCTGCCAGACCTTCGCTACAGCGCCGCGGTGGAGTCCCCACCTCACTACGGCATCATCCCACTCAGTGAGTGGACAGGAAACAAACTGGTTGCAGACGACGTAGGGCTCTACCTCTCCAATGGTGAGGGGCGGAGCCCTTTCCTGTTTACGGACTGGAGCCGCTCTCAGCTACTCTCTCTTCTGGGGACCAAGGAACGCTGGTTCCGCACAGTGTCCCTTGGGCAGCAGGTGGCTGAGCTCAACATGCGCCTACACGCTCTGGAGCCCTACCGCATCCGGCTAGAGAGAGCCGCTGGGGGAGGAGACCACGACATTCACTACGTCCGAGGCATCGTGTCCAAGCAGTATGCGGAGATCACGGACGTGCACGTCATGGAGCAGCTGACCCGTGGGCTGAAGGCTCCCGTGTATGCGCTGGCCAAGTACACCAAGCAGACAGACCGGGCGTCCTACGCCTACTTACTGTCCAATGACTCCATCTCTGTGACGGGCGGTCAGGGAGTGCTCCCTGGTATCTTGGTGAAGAACAGCGAGGTTGGGTACACATCTCTGTGGGTACACCTGTTCCTGTTCTTCCAGAAGACAGGACACATCGCGGTACGCAAGGCTCCCCTGTTGCGTCGCATCCATCGAGGAAGCGTCGCTGACCTACACAAGCAGTTCGCAGAGGCGCAGGAGTCTGCGGCTGGGCTCTGGGAGGACATCCAGAGTAAGCTCGCCATCCTTGAGTTCGCGGCGGTGGCCAGCGAAGACGCGGCTCTGCGCCGTATGGAGGTGCTCTGCAGCAATGCAGGAGCCCCCCGCTCGTACACGCTACGGTGTGTGCAGCACTACAAGGCCGCAGGGCACCAAGTCCACACGGCCCTCAAGATATTCGAGTCGGTCGCTGCAGTGGCGGCCAAAGAGGGTGCTGGGAACCTAGACCAGGCACACATCAACCACATTGTCGCCGGGGCTGTGCTCTTCAGCTTGCTCTGAGACCTACCACCTGTGGGGCACGCGGTCGTGTGCCCTGCGCTACCACTAGCAGTGCATGGGTATGTTGTTGCCAACCCCGACTGGGGTCGGTAGAACAGCTGCCCGCCATATTCCCAGGAGAGGCCCTTGTCCGCTATTGAGATGGACCTAATCGCCGCGATTCTGGACACAGGAGATATGTCCCCCATCTTCGAGGGGCACTTCACCGAAGAGCACTGCCTCACGAATGAAGGCAAGGCTCTTTACCAGTTCATCGCCAACTACCGAGTCACCACGCAGGGTGCCGGACGTATCCCAACACGAGCCACGATCGAGCACCGCTTTGACCTGGAGGGGTTCGGGTTACCTGAACAAGGTCTGGTTGTTCCAGACGTACGAGCACTTCTTCATGAAGTGTATATCGAGTGGGCACGCAAGCAGTTGCGGGAGCTCGCCAGCGAGACCGCAGAGATAGCTGAGGACGTGGATCCTCTTGGGGAGCTCGCGGCCCTGCGGCAGAAGCTGGAGGTCATCGAGACCCAACTGACGCCGTCGGAGGATGGTAGCTTCGCCACACACCTTGACGAGATCGTTGAGGACTATGCTGCAGGGGCTCTGCTTCCTGCAGGTATCCCATGGCCTTGGCCTACGATGCAGGAAGCCACCAATGGTCTGCACCGTGGTGAGTTCTATCCAATCGTGGGACGTCCCAAGGCGCGCAAGACCTTCGTAGCGTTGGAGGTCTGCGTCAACGCCATGATCAAGGACCATGCTCGAGTGCTGGTGGTGACCCCGGAGATGCCTGTGAAGCAGATGCTGCTGCGGGCAACGGCCTTTGCGGCGAAGCTGAACTACACCGACTTCAAGAAGGGTGAGCTTAGCTTCGAAGACGAGCAGCTCCTTGCAGCCCTAGCGCAACGCTACGCTGCCTCAGCGACCAAGGAGAAGGGGGACGTCGTATTTCATGCCGCCTCCGGCGATGAGGATGAGGAACGAGACTTCGCCAAGGCATCCTTCGTGGTTACGAAGGGTACCAACCGAGGGCTCAGCTACATCGAAGCCAAGGTCGATCAGTACAAGCCAGACATCGTGTTCATTGACTCCTTTTATCGCCTATCAGGAGAGGGACAGAAGAAATCTGACGCGGACTGGAAGGTGGTCACGAGCTTGAGCCGCGGGCTCAAGGACATGGCCATGGACCGGAACGTAGTAGTGATCGGAACCCACCAGATGAACCGTGGTGCTGACCGTGAGATCGGGTCCCTAGCCAACCTGGCCCTCTCTGATGGCGTTGGGCAGGACGCGGACATGGTCATTCGTGTGATCACGTGCAAGCGCATACACACCAACGATATCTCCGCCCTGGTCATCCTCGGTGCCCGTGAGACATCTGCAGAGGGGGTGCTCATCAACAACGTGCCTTGCTGTGACTTCTCTGAGATCGAACCCATCATAAGTCCTAGAAAGATCATGGACATGCTGATGGAAGAGGAGCAACAGGACGTGGACGAGGGAGAGGGAGAGGACAAGAAGAACCGCCACAAGAAGAAGAAAAAGCAGGGGAGTGTTGGGAAGACATCCTCCAAGGCGGCCCCCGTAGGCATAGGGGCAGGGTCCAACCTCGGCAAAAAGATCAAGAGCGGTAGCCTGAAGAGAACGGCTGCTGCCGAAAGGTTCGTGCCGAGGCCTGTGAGGAAGCCGGCGAATGAGTGACACTCTCCCTCTGCTGCGCGCTGCTGGCGGCGGCGGAGTTCTAGCGAACGCCGTAGTCAGTGAGGCTACTATCATGGTGTGCTGTCCGTTCCACAATGAACGTACTCCCTCATGTGCAGTCAGCCGTAGCAAGCCCGTGTTCTTTTGTCATGGCTGCAAGGAGAGCGGGCACATCCTACGCCTCATGGAGGCTTACGGGATGTCGAGGTCCCTGGCAAAGGCCTCTGTGGACCGCCTCCACTTCGAGGACAGGCAGAACACTGTCTCTCGAGCCAACAGCTTCTACCGCAAACACGTAGGCCCTAATCGATACCGGGGGGACTACATCCTTGACGAGGACATCCTCGATGACTTCCGCCTGATGCCCAACGCGCTGCGAAAGCAGGGCTTCTTGAAGAGCACACTGAGGCACTTCGAGGTGGGCTTCGACGCGGCAAGGTGTCGCATCACGTACCCCATCCGGAACATCTACGGAGAGCTCGTAGGCATTTCGGGACGTACGGTCATCGACGAGGAGCCTCGCTACAAGATCTACAAGAGAGAGCTCCAAGAGGTGACGGGCATACCCGAAGACTACACCTTGGAGCGCATCAAGAAGGCCACCATGTGGCACGCCCACATCAGCTACCCCCACCTGTACAACAGTAGGGACCCCATCGTAGTAACGGAGGGGTTCAAGGCAGCGATGTGGCTTTGGCAGTGCGGGATCGACAACGTAGTGGCCCTCATCGGGTCCTCAATGTCACAGCTGCAGGCTAACCTCCTCACTCACTGTGGAGAGGTCTTCCTATTCCTCGATAACAACGAGGCAGGAATCTTAGGCACCGCGAAGGCGGGCTCCTTGACTACCGGGACCATGACGTATGTCGCGAAGTACCCGGATCTTAGAGAACAGCCTGACGATCTCGATAAGTACGAGATCCGAACGGCACTGAAACTAGCTGAACCGTTTACCAACTGGAGAATAGATAATGTCGGGATTCGTAAAGCGCCGAGGCGCAGTTGGACGTAGTAGCTTCGCCAACAAGGGTCGGGCGCGTCGGGAAAAGCAACAAAGTGGCGGGAACCTCCCGGCCGGAATGTTCGAGCGCTTCAAGCCCTTGACCAGCAAAGGCCAGTGGGTCCGCATCCCTCGACTGGAGCACACCTACGAGGTGTACGACCGGAGCGAGAAGGAGGTGGTGACGCTCGAGGGCATGCCCTGGGTCGAGTACACCTACCACTGGTACAACACGGGCAGTCGCGGGTGGACTTGTTCCTCCGGGGCCCACAGGGACAAGCCCTGTTACGGGTGTGCCGAACGGGACGCCTTCTACGAGAAGCTTCGTGAGAAGCAGCGCAAGCAGCGTGCCGCTACGGGCATGAGCGACGAAGAGAAGAAGGCCAACAGTCCGGCCATCAGCGCGTCTGCCCAGTATGCCCTCGCGGTGACTGGTGTGGACACCTACTACGAGGTGCCCCTTACCAACAAGGATGGCAGCCCTCGAAAGAGCAAGGCGGGGAACGTAATCAAGAACTACATCCCGCGTTCTCTGGCGAAGAAGCACGAGCTGTCCCTGCCCAGCAAGATGGGACACAATATGCACTGGAGCTTCGGACGCAACCACTGCGACCAGCTCATCCAGTTCGACGAGCAGCTCTACAACAGCTGCGCAACCTGTGCCAGCGACATGTCCTGTAAGGCTGTCGTATGCACGGAGTGCAGCGCGGTGGAGGCTCTCGAGGAGGAGATCTCTGGAGACGAGCTCCTGGAGGTTCGCGATAGCCTCGATGGGGCTACTTGTGGGGAGTGTGGGGCCAAGGACAGCCTTGTGACCCAGATGCTCTGTGAATGTGGTGAGCCCCAACCCGGCTCGCTGTACGACTTCGATCTGCGCTTCAAGGCGGTGTCCTCCGGGGAATCCACCATCCTGAAGATCTCGGACATCCGTGTCCCAGTGCAGAATGACGACATCGACAAGCTGCTCGCGACGCCTCTGGACGTCAAGGCCATCTTCGCCGGCACCCCGATCAGTGTGCAGGCCCAGATGCTCGGTGAGCGCGCGAAGTCGATTGACCCCTCCGGAGGCAAGCTCGCCTCGTCATACACCAAGGACGAGGACGGCGATGAGGGTGGGGACGACGAGGATGAAACCACGTCGGACAACGTGTGGGGCAGCGGCGCTGCTCCTACGAAGGGCAAGAAAACTGCTTCTGTAGGCCGGAAGAAGGTCGAGGAGGCGGAAGAAGACGAGGGCGATGAGCCTGACGAAGACGACGTTCCGGAAGATGACGAGGACGATGAATCGCCTCCGCCCCGCAAGGTGGCTGCGAAGAAGTCCAAGACTCCCCCCTGGCGCCGATAACACATGCCGCGCCTAAGACTGCTGCCTGAAGCAGTCGAGGCCAAAACACCAGAGGATTGTGCTTCCATTCTTCGGTACCTCGAAAGACGTGCCGAAGATGGGGGTGCGGTGTTTGGCATCGACACAGAGACTACAGGCCTCGACAAGATGCGCGATCGCGTTCTCTTTTGGTCCATGGCCACCGATGAGGATAGGTACTGCTTTCCCATAGGCATGTTGACCTTCTTTGATCCCCTCTTCGACAACAAAGACATCACCTGGGCCTTGGCCAACGCCAAGTACGATATGCACCTGCTCAAGAATATGGGCACGGAGCTGACAGGGCCTAAGGACGACATCATCGTCATGGATGCCATGGTGGATGATACTCGAGCGCACGGCCTCAAGGACCAGGCAGACTACGCCTACGACGCCCGCTGGGGCGACTTCAAGGAGCTCTTCCTCGATCCATACTTCGTGGGGAACGTACTTGGCTTCGACAAGAAGGACTACGCCGAGTTCAAGAAGATGGGTGTGGGAGACAAGCTACTACGAGTCTACGGGCAGTCCCCTCAGACCGTTGTGGACTACGCATCGTGTGATGCCTACTTCACCCTGATGCGCCACCGGGACCTATCCAATGCGCTAGCATCGGAAGAGCTGCCCACTCAGATGGTGGCGGGTATGTCGACGCTACTCGACTACTACACGATCATCGAACAGCCGATGACTCAGTGTCTGTGGGACATGGAGCGCAAAGGCATCCTCATCGACCAGGACTACATCAAGAAGCTGGATATCCCAATGCGGGAAGGCATCAAGGGTCTCGAGTCTGAGCTGCACCGCATCGCAGGCAAGACGTTCAACCCCAAGAGCCCTGACCAGTTGAAGTGGATCCTCTACGACGCTGAGGGCGGCTTCGGCATGAAGCCCATCCGGTACACCAAGGGCGGTAAGTCAGTGCCCAAGCCTTCCACAGATGAGAAGACTCTCGACATCCTGATGCAGAAGCACGCAGGAACTGTCGCGTCTCAGTTCATCAAGAAGCTGCTGGAGCACAGAAGCCTAGTCAAGCTGCATGGTACCTACGTCAAGGGCATCATGAAGTACATCGGGCCGGACAACCGGCTGCACACGAAGTACAACCAGGCTGGGGCACGTACGGCACGTCTGAGTTCGTCTGAGCCCAACGTTCAGAACATCCCGCGCCCGGATCCCATGAGCGATCCTTACATGCTGCGAGGGGCCTTCATCGCCAGCCCGGGTAAGGATCTCATCGACCGAGACTATCCCCAGATCGAGTTCCGAGTCGCCGCCGTCAACGCGAATGACGAACGCATGATGACTGCCGTTCGCAACGGCTGGGACATCCACAACGCGAACACCGCGAACATGTACGGCATTCCGTATGAGGACGTGGCCCTCGCCAAGAGCAAGAAGAAGGACGAGCTGACCAAAGAAGACAAGGCCATTCTCCGTAAGCGACAGGAGTCGAAGACGGTTGGGCTTGGCACTCTCTTCGGTGAAGGTGCTCGTAAGATGGCAGCCCAGCTGAACATCTCTGTGGACGCTGCCTACTCCCTGAAGAACCTGTTCTTCGAGAAGTACCCAGGCATCGAGCAGAACATCTACGAGATGCACGATTTCGCTCACGAGTACGGGTTCACGTACACCATGCTCGGGCGTAAGCGCCGCCTCCACAAGATCAACAACAGTTTCTCGAACTTCATTGTTGCTCAAGAGGAACGGCAGGCATACAACACATCAGTACAGGGTTCCGCGGCCGAGCTCATCAAGCTCGCCATGCTGCAGATCCACTTCGACAAAGACCTCCGCAGTCTTGGTAACGACCTCCTACTCACAGTCCACGATGAACTCCTATCCGAGGCGCCCAAGGGTGTGTCGAAGGACGTCGGGCTACGTATGGAGGAACTCATGCAACATCCCCTTCACTGGGGGCCCATCCAGCTCGAGTACCCAGTACCCATCCAGCCGGATGGTGACAACGGGTATCGATGGAGTGAGCTGCACTAGCTCACGGAAAGAGGAATATGGAAAAGTACGGTGTCCAAACCAATCCAGAAGAGATGGTCAAGCAGGGTGGGGGCTGCGAACGAGAAGACTGCCCCAAGGAGCTCGACCACTCGACCAACCCGCCCAAGTGTGCCGTGTGTGGGTACGAACACCTGAGCGGCAGCAAGGAGGTTCCCGATGGCCGGTAAGCGATGGAGTCCTGCTCGTCGAGCGCAGGCAGATGAGTTGTTCGGGCAGGGCAGCACCCCTGCCCAGATCGCGAAGGCTGTCGATCTCCCGCTGCCTATGGTCAAGGAGTACCTGGTAGCGGCCCCAGCGAAGGCCCCGACCAAGAAGACTGTGGTCAAGAAGGTCCCGGCCAAGAAGGCGAAGGCCGCTGCCAAGCCCACACTCGAGGACGAGGACGACGAGCTCGAGCTTGAGGGTGACGACAGTGATGGGGATGATGCAGCAGAGAACGAGCGTCCTGCCAAGAAGATCGCATCCAAGGGCCGGAAGCAGGAGAAGAAGGCTGCCAAGAAGACAGCGGCTCCTACCCGTAAGGAAATCATCAACAGCCTGATTGCGTCAACCAACGCTGCGTATAAGGGGCAGGTCCTGCAGCGCGCATCAGAGACCAAGACAAGCTACCTGCTACGAAGGCCTACTGGTGTGCTGTCCCTGGACATCGCGCTGGCAGGTGGTTGGCCGGCTGGGGCACTGTGCCTGCTTTCTGGGCCAGATGGGGCAGGCAAGGACCTGCTCTTGAACTACAGCATTGCGCAGCAGCAGCGTCTCCAGGGGAAGGACTCCGCAGCCGTCATCCTGGGTACGGAGTTCAAGTACGACAAGCCCTTCGCTCGAGACTACTGCGGAGTGCAGGTTGCTCTGACGAAGGACGAGATCGACGAGGTCAACCAGGGACGGGACATCAAGGGCCTGCCTCTGCTGACCCTTGAGGAACGCCACGAGTACCAGAAGCAGGTGGGGGAGATCCTTCTCCTGCAGGGCCTCATCATGGACGATGCTCTCGACATCCTGTTGGACTGCATCGCGGCGAACACGTTCCAGCTCGCGTTCATCAACTCCCTCGGGGTCATGCAGACCGCGGCCAAGGAGGAGAAGAGCGCCAAGGAGGGGTTGTCGGCACATGCCACGCAGTCCAACGAGGCACAGCTTCTGTCGCGCTTCATGCCCATGCTGTTCACATGCTTGAACAGGGCCTCACACGATGGTCACGCAAACGAGACTGCCATCCTGGCTACCAGCCAGGTGCGTGCAGAGCGTGACCTTCCTCGAGCCCGCCCAGGTATGCGCCTGGCAGAGAAGCAGAAGTACAAGACGGGCTCCGGCTCCTGGGCGCTCAAGCACGGCAAGGCCATCGAACTCATGCTCCACAAGGGCACCAAGTTCTTCGACAAGTCGGTGAGCCCGCCCATGGTCATGGGCAACGAGATCCAGTGGGAGACCAAGAAGGGCAAGCTTGGTACTCATGAAGGACTTCGAGGCCAGTTCGACTTCTACTTCGGAGATGGGCTGGACACCCTCGCGGACCTCATCAAAACGGCGATCGAGTACGACGTGATTGAGCAGGGCGGTGCCTGGTACTCCTACACCACCAAGGATGGGGAGGACATTCGGGGACAAGGTATCGACAAGTTCCGCAGGCACTTGGTGTTCAACGAGGAGCTCCAGATGGAGATTCGCGAAGAGACCATGCGCGCTGCAGAAGTCGTCTGCGTCTACTGATGGCCCGTGCGCACAAGAATCGTATGAGGGCCACCGTAGCTACCGAGGCGCGTGTCGCCAAGGACTACGGTGGCCAGCGCACCCCCCGCTCAGGGGCTGACCACATCAAGGCCGACGTACGCAAGAAAGATAAGCTGCGCGTTGAGGTGAAAGAGACCGAGAAGCTCTCGTACCGCTTCCACATCGATGACTGGATGAAGCTGGTCGGTGAGGCGAAGAAGGCTGGCGAGATGCCAATCTTCCATATCGTGCTCACAGATAGGCACGGCAAACAGCATGACCTCACGGTGCTTCGGCACCAGGACGCATCCGTCATGATCAACGAACACTTTGCAGAGGGGGACTGACGTGATTGTCCTGGAAACAATAGAGGACCTCGAGAAGGTCGCTGGAGGCACCGACCTGATCGACCTCGATCAGGAGTACGACAACGCCCTAGCCAATGACCCCAAGCGGGTACAAGAGACTCTGGTGCGTCAGGGATACTTCCATCCCAGCGCAGTAGGGATGTGCGGTCGGCGCAACGTGTACGAGGTCATTCGGGCCCCGCTCACAACAGACGTGCTGAAGCCACAGACCTTGGAGATCTTTGAGCTGGGTCATTCGATCCATGCTCTTGTGCAGAAGCGCTTCCACGACTACTTGGGGCCTTGGCTTCGGAGTAAGGGGCTCGAGTACGAGTTCGAGGACGAGGTGCCGCACAACCCCGAGATAGACGCCCTCTTCCTAGCTCTTAGGGTTGGGGGGACGGCGGATGGCCTGCTCAAGATCGTAGCACCAAAACTGTGGTCCATGCGGGCGGTCCTTGAGATCAAGTCCATCAATGATGCGAACTGCGGGAAGCTGAAGGGGCCGAAGGATGAGCATGTGGAGCAGGCACACCTGTACGCATATCGGTTCAACTGCCCTCTTATCATCCTCTGGTACTACAACAAGAACAACAGCTCGCGCCGTGTGTATGTCCTACGCTTCGACCACAGCATCTTGGAGAAGGTCCTCAAGAAGTACGAAGGGTGGAACACTCACGTAAACGAAGGAACGCTGCCTCCGCGAGAAGAGTCCTTCTTCGGGTGTGGGGGATGCTCATACCAAGAAGAGTGTGGTCCTTTGAGTATGAAGTCCCTACACAACAAAACAGCAGCGAAGACAGCCCGTAAGAAGGGGCTGGGAAAGCGAAGAGGTACCCGTGGCTAGACTGAAGACCAAGGGGGCTGGCGTCATCAACGAGGCCCAGACCAACGCCAACACGGAGGCGCTCTATGGGCTGACCGAGTCCATCCAAGAGAAGCTCGTGCACGAGTTCGGCATCGAGGAGTACCCTCGTCCGAGTGGTGCCCCAGAGCCACTGAGTGAGGTAGACGTGGGGGCCATGGCCAACATCGCACTTGGGAACCTGTACTCCCAGTACGTGGCCTACTCGGTGTACCTCAACAACAAGCTCACGGACATCCGGTGCTTGTCGAAGACGGCGAAGATCGTCCTAAAGAACGTGTCCGCAGACATCAAGCTCCAACTCCTGTCGGAGGGGGTGCCTAAGGACCAGGTGTCTGCACAAGTACGAGCACACCCGAAGTTCAACGAGCTCGAGATCGAGTCGCTGAAGTTCGAGATCATGTCCGAGAAGGTCGAGACGTACGCCAAGGGGTACCGGGACCAGGCTGCGGCCCTCTCTCGGAACATCGAGCTCCGCAAGCTGGAGTTCGAGCAGCAGCTGCGAGAAGGGCATGTCCAGAAGACCAAGGGTATGGCTACCGCAACCGGGGATGCTAGCAGACGCCGAGGCCTCGGACGCACGGTACGGACGGGCAAGTGAGGACGAAGAGCGGTAAGCCTCTTCTCGCACAACCCTCCGCTCCTGTCAGGGCGGAGGGCACCCCCGTGCTGGTTGTAGAGACTACCCTAAGCTCGCCGCCTCCAGTGTCCATCAACGACGCCTACACAACCTTCCGCGGGAAGCGCAACCTCACGGCTGCAGGAAGGCACTACAAAGATGCGCTAGGGGCCGCCATCGGGAGCGCCACCCTCGACTGGAAAACGGGGCATGACGCGATCTATAAGCAAGGTGGATGGGCAACACTGGAAGCCCATCTGTACCTGACCAGTCTGCGCAACGCGGCCTGGATTCCTGGAGGCAGCAAGACCAAGGGCGGCAAAGAGCGGCAACCCTGGAAGGTTCAGGATGCCTCGAACTACGTGAAGCTTCTCGAAGACGCCGTGGCCAGCGGGTCCGGCATCGACGACTGCAACACCATGCGGGTCTGTGTCCAAAAGCACTTCGACACAACCAATCCCAGGATCTTCATTCGGTACACCATATGGAAAGGGCATTATGAATAAGAAGCTCGAGACCATTACGGTGGATCTCGACACAGAGGCTCATGCACCCACCTTCGTGGTTTGCTACGGTCGAAGTACGACATTCCGTGTCGAGGGCAGGCAGGCAACCGTAGACCAGGGTTCTCGGTCTGTGGTACATCGCTCGCTCTGCGTCAGCCGACCTTACGGGGATGAGCGCTGTGGGCTGTGCCCGCAACGCATCTTCACCATCTCCTTGGAGGCCCGAGGAGCAACCTGATGGACACACTCAACAAAACAGAGCTAGTGCAGTTGGCCCAAGTACTCAGCGAATCCGCGAATCGCGGGATGTCTCGAGAAGAGCTCATCGCGATCATCGAGGAAGAGTGGGACGGTCCTGTACAGAAGCACAACATCAACAAGAGTCGGCATCGATTGTACGAGTACATCGATGCGAACTGGAAGCAGCTCGAAGCCCTCCTGAGCTGCCCTATGCGTACGCGCAAACCAAGATCATGCTTCAGGTGCCTGGATATTCAGGTAGCTGAGTGCATCGTAACCAATCCCCAAATAATGAAGCGAGATGAAGATGAGCAAGAATAAGAAGGACCCGAGTCAGCTGAAGCAGATCCTCACCGACCTGGGGGCCCCCCTCACGAAGGAGCAATGGGGAGAGCTCAAGACAACCCGGGACCAGCGCCTGTCGGAGCTGTTCCGGGCGGGCGGATACGCTGCGCGGGAGTTCATTGGCTTCAGCGTCGATGTTGCGGCCGAGACTGCACTGGAGCTCCAGGCCGAGTTCTTCGAGGAGCCTGCCAAGGGCGCCAAGAAGACGGCAGCCAAGGGCAAGTCCGCAGCCAAGGCTTCGGTAACCAAGGCCAAGGCCGCATCGAAGAAGCGCGCGGCGGTGGAGGATGACGAGGACGAAGGTGAGGAGGAGAGCAGCGGGGGTGCTGCTGACTCCAGCGAGATCGAGGCTGCCCTGGCCTACATCGCGGAGAAGCTGGAGAAGCTGGACCTGCTCGACGAACTGGCCGAGAAGGTCACCTCCCTCGAGGCGGAGCTTGCCGAGACCAAGTCCTTCGTGCTCGAGACGCACTTCGGGTTCGCCTGTATCGCCCTGGGTGACGAGGACATCCGTGCGAGCTTCGAGGACCCGGCCATCTGCGAGGAGATGCTGGGTACTCTGCAGTGCGACGGTGACGACTCGGGAAACTGAGAGGGCCGGCACCCCAGGTAGTCGATGTGCTTCCTGGGGTGGTCCCCCTATCCAAGGGGGATCTGATCTACATCAGTTCGTCGGAGCTAGCTGCCATGACGCTGCCCCAGGTTAGGGCGCAGCTGAAGAAGCTTGGTCTGCCGTACTCAGACGTAGAGACAGTCGGCGCGGGCGTAACCCGCCTCGTAGAGAACGCGCTCACGATCATGTGAGCAAAGAGGGAGCCCGAAGGCTCCCTCTTTTTTTGCTATAGGATCATGCCCATAGGTCTGTTGAAGTGTGGTCCGCCACGTTTCAACGTGATCTTCGAGAGGCCGGCTGCGATGGGCGTAGCACCTCGGTGCTGGGCATCTCGAGTAGCGAAATCCCACATACCTTTGACTGGGGTAGGTAGGCCGTAGTCAGCGTACCACCAGCCCTTCGCATCCCGGAAGATGCACAAGGCGTGTCCCTTCTGCTTACCCTGGGCGTCGATGTACTGGTACCAGCCGAAGTACACGTGAGCGGCGAGGTCCGACTCCAGGAGCGCCGTGCACCAGTACATGGCGTGGTCATCGCAGTCACCCACCTTCTCTTTGGCGTTGATGCGTCGCTGCGTCTTGGTCGGGTGGTTGAGTACATCCAAAGCCCCTCGGAGGGGATCCGTCTTGTACATGCGACCGTGGCTCAGAGCCTCCGTGATCTCCGAAGGTGCGCTATACACCGGGATGGTCACCTTCTTGCGGGTCAGGAACATGGTGAGCCCGTACCAAAAGCGTACGAAGCCTAGCAGGTACTTGAAGGCAAACCGAGTCAGTTTCTTGCGCATATCATCCTCCTAGAAGCAGGTAGCCGCCGATGACCAGGACGAGGGAGATACCCACTCCGATCACGAAGCCACCAGATGTGGTTCGAAAGAACCCCGGGTTCTGTGCTCGAGCTAGTCGCTGAGCCAGTGCCCTGTTGTCTTCTCGCAGACCAGCCACCTCCCGTAGGTAGCTCTCCTCGACGAGATCCAGCCGAGTCTGCCAGCTCTCCTCAGTCAGCCGCAGGGAGTCGACCCGTAGTCGGACTTGCCTCGGAACCTCCGCGGCATACCACTCCAGGCGGAAGGTCCAGCGAATGGCTGTGTCCGTGTCCAACAGCTGGCCCGAGAACGGCGCAGGCTGCCCCTCACGGAGGGCCACGACCCTATCGACGCCCTCTGGGGTGTTCGGAGGCCTGGGAGCCTCCTGGGCGGCCCCTGGGAGCGGGAACAGGAGCACACTCAGGAGCAGTAGGGTCCGCCTCACTTCTTACCTGCCTGCAGCATGCGGGTGGTGAGCTCATCTGGATTGTCCCGAAGGTCTCGTACCTCAGCCCCCTGATCCTCCTCGAGGCCCTCTCGAGCATTGTCGGATGTCTCCACGAGGTCCTTCAGCTCGAGATCCAATGTGATCGCCTCAGACGCGAGCTCCCTCTTGCGTCGCTCAGACTCCTTCGAACTGCGCTTGTCTGCATCCTCCAGCGCGTCCACGACCACTGTGCTGGTCTTGAACAGCAGCAAGAAGGCCGACAGGGAAAGCAGGAGCTTGATCCAGTGCAGCTTGACCCAGGGCCAGGCCGTTTCCTTGAGCCACTTCATGACGCCTCGATCAGTCTCTTCACCTTAGTGAAGATGTAATCCGCGAACTGCCCCACCGCAGCGCCCCAACCACCGTAGGTAGCCGCCATTCCCCAGACAGGGTTCGCCCAGCTCTCTTTGTGGTTGGTGACGTATGTGATCAGGATCTCAGGACGAACAGGCATGATGTTGGCGTAGAGCGCCCCGAGAAACAGCCCGAGCGTAGGTAGCAGCACGCGGGTGATATACTTGTTGTTCTTGCGCCGCTCTACTCCCATGCGGGTGTCCAGCACCCTCTTGATGAACTGCACAGAGCCCGACACCGCCAGTGCGAGCACCAGTGACTGCCAGCAAAAGAAGATATAGATAGGATTGTTGGGATCACTCATGCGCTTCCTCCGTATCAGTCGAGGCTCAGGGAGTTGTCGCCAATGATGGTGGCCACACCGGAATCAGAGATGGTCGGAACTCCAGTGCCTGCGCCAGTGTTCGTCACTACATTCCCATCGATGATGCAGTTATCTGCCCCAGCCAGCACTCTAATGGGGCTGCGTACGGTAGCCCCAGGTGTGAGAATCGAGATGTCGCAGCCGCGCACTTGCCCACGATTCCCCTGCAGGTTCACGACACTTATGGCCGGGTCGTAGTCACAACGCACGAAGGCGGCCACCAAACGGCATCGATCGCCGATCTGGATGATCTCCGACCCTGCGGCGAACGCGGCGGGAGGGTTCCAGGCATATAGGGTCAGGTGGTTGAGGAGAACAGAGTCCCCGATCTGGATGTAGTTGCTGGAGGGGTACACCGTGGGATGAGGCTCGTCGATAGACAGCCCGTCGATGATGACTGGTTCCTCAGACGAACCGAATGCTGAGATCCAGGTGTAGCTCGAGCAGCGCAGGTCAGCGCCGCCGAGAATGCGCACACCGCGGTAGGTGCCTGGCCCAAGGATGATAACCGGTTCCGTGAAGTCGAAGCCCCCGACACCTGCTTGGTAGTGAACTACGAGCCCATCTACATCTGCGCTGAAAGTACGTACGATTGGTACGTCACAGTCCAGCCCGGGGGACCCATTGATGTTGATGATGTTGATGTTCCGCAGTACGAGGCTTGCCCCAGCGACGTAGCCGCCACCGCTGATGTCCACCATCTGGGAGTATGTGGATGCAGGATCTGTAGTGTAGGTCAGGCCGTTGTAGTCGATTGTGATGTCACTCATGATCGACTTACGTCGAGTGTCGGCAGGTCCGTTGAAGTAGAAGTGAACAGCGGGAGAGAGCGCTCCCGAAGTGAACTCGAAGCGGAACCCGTCGACATGCACCGGCCCTGTACCTCCGATGGACGCGATCGGGAGGGTAGACAGGTTGGCCGAATCTAGGCTGGCGGGGCCGATCGACATACGGCAGTTGCGGAAGCTCGGGACGCGGAGGGCGTTTACTGCGGTAGCCCCACCAACGAGGATGCCTCGAGTGCGGACAGCTGGCACTGTGCTCCCCGTCTGGAAGTAGCAGTCGTCGAAAGCTGCGTCAGACGTTGCATCGACGTACAGGAGGCCATCCGTCTCAGACTCAAACGAGCACGACCGGAACAGCACGTTGTACGAATCGGTTATGGTGATGAGGGGGATCCCGGGATCCCCGGTATGGGTGAACCGGCAGTTCTCAAAGAGGATGGGGACCGAGCATCCATCCACCAGTAGGGCAGGTACTGGGTTGACCTCCCGGCCCTCGAAGGTGCAGTTGCGGAAGACCAGCCCGGACCCACTGGTGAGAGTGGTGAGCAACAAGCAAGCTTCTGCGAGCGTTGATGCAGCTACTGGGGCGGCAAAGGTGCACCCATCGTAGACACCCTGAGCGTCTGTTCGGCATCGCACTGTGGAGTCAGAGTCTGCAGTACCTCCGATGGAAACGAAGTTGCAGCCGCGCGCCAAGAGCTGCCCCTGATGCCGAAAACCACCCGCTTCGATCTGGCACCGTTCCAGGATGGTTCCTCCAGTAGTGGTCTCCCAACGAGATGTGGGGGAGCCCGCCCCTAGCCCCAAGGTCAGGTTCTCCCAATGCCCGTTGAACAACAGAGCGCCCGCATAGGTGGCCGGCGTCAGCAGCTGAGTGACTACTCCGCTACCACCGTGGGTCTCTCCTACGACCCTCGAGTAGCCCGCCATGATCGTAGGAACGGATGCCGGGAACCGGTAGTTCGTACCTCGACGCACAAAAAAGGTACCCACGCCCCCGCCGAAGTCCAGGTTTGCCAAGGACAGAACCTCAACAGCATCAGCGCCGTCGTAGTCCCCACCAGTCGAGTCCGTACCATCTGTGAGCACAGCGGTAAACGCTCTGCGCTTCACAAGACCATCATTGGCGGCCTGTAGTGCCGTCTGAATCTCAACAGGGGCGCCCAACCCGCCGAGCCCTGTGGTAGTGACTGCCACTGCGGCGAAGCCTGCGGGATCCACCCCTACTGCAGCTGCTCCTGCCGAGGTGCTGAAGACGTTGATACGTGCGTCTAGGTCCTCGTCGTTCAGTGCAAGGGCGTACGTGGTGCGGTTCTTGACCGCAGACGTAACCTGCTCCCCGAAGGCGAGCCCGCGGTTAGCCGCTGAGTACGTGGGTGGGGAGGATAGGTCGATGGGAACCCAGCCCGGATCTCCAGGTACTCCAGCGCCGTTGCCGAAAATCTCTGCCGCAGTCTTGATACTCATGTGTTCCTCATCTTCGGGCTAGAAGCGCCAGGTCCACCGTACTTCGATGGCGAACACGCCAGTCTTAGCTACAGCGTTGAAAGTGTCGTAGGCAATCACTTGACCGCCGACCCCAGGATACGCTCCTGCGGTGCCGTTGGGCAACGACGGGTCTGCAGCACCCTTGAACAGTGCGATCTCTGAGATCGGAACACTGGGGAAGCTGCCTCCACTCAGATCTGTCTGAGAGAAGATGGCGGAGAAGCGGGTCGAGGTAGCCGTTGGAAAGGTGCCCGGAGTGGTGATCTCTTTCATCCACACATCAGGACCTTCCGTCACCGGAATCGGCCGCTCGAGGGCGGATACAGCAACATCTACGTCGGTCTGTAGATTGGTACCTGGGTAGGCCAGGCTTAGAGCGCTGCTCCCATCCAAGGCGTCGGCATCGTTCTGCCGAGTGCCCCCGATGCCAAAACCAATGTACCGAACGATGTCGTCCTGGTGGCGGGTGAAGTTGGCCCCAGCGAAAGCCTGCGCCGAAATGCACTCCGCCATGAACTGTCGTCCAGCGTTGGTGATGATGTTGTGGCTGCTTCGTGTATCGAGAACCCTGCCCTCCTTGTCCAGGAAGAGCAGGTCAAGATTGAGCCGAATATTTACGTCTTCGAGAAGCCTCATGGCAGCACATCGTTCCCTTGGTCTATTACCTTGACGGTAGCATAGGTGCCTACTGGAAGGTTGTCGTCGTAGTTCAGGAAAATCTCCGGCCCTGTGATCACGTAGGTACCGCCTACGAGGGACACAGGTACGAGAGCTTCATCATAGAAGAAGATTGTGTTGTCGTACTCGATGGGACCACCAGGCCAATCAAACACGATGTACATCTCGATGTAATCCGAGATGCAGTCGACGATGCCATCGTAGAAGGTCGCCCCGTCGTCGTAGGTGGACCAGATCGTCCCATCCCCGCGGTAATCGTCGTACATGTACGCCCGGCCGCTGGGGCAGCTGCTGTCGTACAGGAACATCGTGAGCGTCATGGAGAGCTCATCGATGATGTCCACGTCGTCTTCATGTGCGCGGGCACCCAGCAAGAACGGATACGTGTACGTAGGCCTCATCCGAAGCACAAACTGTTGAGCCAGGATGAGGTTGACTGTGCTCACGAGATCTAGGTTGAACGACAGCGTGAACGTGAAGAACTTCTCGAGCTCTGTGATGATCCCTGAACGTACGAAGGGGATATACCAGTCTGGGTCATTGATGTAGTCCTGGATCTCAACACCTGTCCCGATCGGAGCAAACTGCTCGATGTCATCCCCTACTGCGTATGGGACTCCTGTGGCAGGATTGACTTCGATCCCCGAGGTGGTGTCGAGATCCAGAGGGTCCTTCGTGTAGATGTACGTACGGAAGATCTCCGACTGCGTCGGGGTGTTTCCGTCGGCATCCTGGATGACCAACCGCCCCTTCGTAGGGCTGTAGTCCGCGCGCACTTCGGTAATAGTCCCTGCGTGCTCTGCGAAGGGCTGCCCGAATAGGATCTGAGCTCCCGTCTTGATCGCCTGTGGGGTCGGGCCCAGCTGCTGTGTGTACAGCAAGCCTGCCACCGCGGAGGGGTAGGAGAAGTCGTCACCAAAGGTTGTCGCATTCTCCCGCAGGAAGCCTACGAGGCGTCCGAATAGGTTCTGAATGTTCTCGTCGTTGCTGAGCAGCGTCAGCTCCGCCCACAAGATGTCTGGAGGCTCGAGGTCGGGCTCGATCCACACAGAGTCCCGCCACTGAAGCATGGGCAGCGCAGACTCATCATCCTCACGGTAGAAAGGCTCCAGATAGTAGTCGATGTTCTCCTTCCACAACGTGGGGTCGAGGTTCGCTGGGATAACCTCCTGCAGCTGCGGCACGCTCTTGACGTCTGCAGGGAGCGAGATGGCCTTTCGGCGCTTGACCCCCAGGAAGAATAGCTCGTACTCATCCCAATCAAGATAGATCAAGAAGTCCCCGAGGTTGGCTGCTAGCTGCATCCCGCGCTGTGCGACGAGGTCACCCCGTACGTCGATGAACGCGCCACTCGAGACCGACTGGACCTCCCCCTTCACAAGGTCTCCTGGGTAGGTTCCCTCGCGCTCGTAGTCCGTAGTGTCCGACAGAACTACAGACGGGATGGACCACTCAACCGAGGCATCCGAGGGTAGGCTATCGAACAGCAGAAGCCGCTGGTTCGGGGCAGGGTCTAAAGGGCTGCTCAGGACGCGGTCGATTCGGAAGGTCTGTCCGTTATTCAGAACTAGAAGATCTTCCCGCTGTACGCCATGCTCGATCAGGTCGATGCCGACGTCCACACGATACGTGCGGTCGGTCACCAGGGCTCCGTTGCTGCCTGCGAGATAGTTCCACCCAGCGGCGAGATTCAGACCGGTGGCCGTGCTGGAGGAGTGCACCCGGAAGGGCACCGTCGAAGAGCGGAGCCATAGTCGGACGTCCGTAGCCGTGACCACCTTGTCGTAGTAGATGCCGTAGCTGTTGAGTGCTCCGTTCAACTGGGTGTCCAGAAGAGTTACATCTAGGCCGGACACCGTGACGAGGATCAACCCCGTAGGGCTCGTGGCATCTACGAGCTCGAGCACAAGATCCTCCCCGTTGATCCCAGTGCCCGTGACTAGGTCAGGCGTGCTTCCGTACAGGAGACCCTTGCGGACAGAGATGGACGCAGTCCCTTCCTCGGGAACCAGGGTCTTGTAGGCCAACCACTTACGCTGAAGGATGGGCTGTGCATCGCCGATGGAGAAGTTGTAGTGGTACTGCCACGCCTCGAGCAGCTTGCCTCCAAGGATCTGAGCAGTCCCCTTCCAGAACTCCGAGAACATGCCTCGGTCCTCGACGAGCTCCCAGTCATCCCCCAACCCTTCCCAGAGGAAGTCCGTGTCCGGTTCGATCCCAAACGGTGTTCGAGCCCCCACTACGTTCACGAGTACTTCAGCTGTCTCCGACAGGCTCTCCCCGTCCCCGACAACCAGAGTGAACCGATATATACCCTGTACGTCTGGCACCACGTGGGGAGTCTCTGAAGTGGCCCCCACAAGCAGTGACTGCCGAATGATCCGAAAGGGCTGGTCCGACAGCGTGTCTGGAACGGCATCTACCTCAACTGTGAGGGTGCCTCCAGGGTTGTCTACCGTTGCGATGTTGTGGCGCCCCCCGAGCACAACGAGCACATCTCCCGGCTGCACCCAGTCAGGAAGCGTTGTGGCTGGGAAGGATACGAGGGTGGTCGTCCCATCAGCACCGTCGGGTACTGTGGAACATGAAGGACCCTCGAAGACGAAGTCACTGCCGAAGGGCGCGTCCACCGCCCGCCATGTGTACGTTAGCGGCGCCCCCTCGATGTCAAAACTCGTCCGGCCATCGAGTCGTGCAGCCCGCCCCACCGGAACCACTCGGTCGGGGCCAGCATTGGCCGTGGGCGGAAAGTTCGGGATGATCAATCCCGATGCAAGGCGCATGATTCGGTAGTCGAGTGTTACCGGCTCCGAGATGGTCCCCCTGCAAAAGACTTTGAACAGATCACCAACCGAGGTCGGGGTGCGTTCAATGGGGATGATGAAGCTGATGCCTGGGAACGCTCCACGAGCATCACCGATAAAGACGTAGGCACGCCCCAGCCCCCCGTCCACCGCTACGCGGACGTAGTGGAAGAAGTTGTCGATCTCCCTGACGTTCTCCGAGGTGCCGGGGAGGGTAGTCACGGACCCAAAGTCATCGATGCGGCTGATAGCCATGCCCGTCTTGGCGAAGTAGATGGACACCCCTCGGCTGGCGTCATCCGCTAGCGTGATCCCCGCCGCATGCGTGGCTAGGTCCCCCACGTCATTGGGCAGCTTGGGGAAACGCACCTGCAGGTCGATGGTGTACCTGCTCGGCATGGGAACGTTGAACTCGGCGCTCACAGCGGTACCGTCGCTCGAGCGCATCCGCAGGAAGTTGCCTACGGGGACGTACTCAAAGTTTGGTACCCCATTGTTCGGGGAGAAGGTAACGTCTGACGGACCAAGGCCCAAGAAACTCCCAAGCGTCGCTTCGTCGAAGTTGGCTAGAGACCATGGAGGGTTTGTGGGGATTGCCATTTTCGGAAGGATACAGCCGATGTCACTGCGAACGCTAGACCCAGTTCTTATTCAGCTCTTGTTGAAGGGTGAGGAGGACATACTTACGCCGCGGGCAGAGTCTCGTCGGTTTTGGAGCACCAGCGCGCCGTGCCCTCGGTGCGGTAGCGGCATGCAGGAGAAGTTAGCGCCTCCGACACAGGCGTTCACGCCGGATGAACCCCTCCCGCGAACACGAGCCACGTGTGAAGGATGTGGGTACTCCGTCGATCCACTGACTGGCATCGTGCACAATGTAGGCAACCCAGCCAAGGTTGAGTCGCCCGTACCGGTTGTCCGTCCCAAGGACTAGCTGCTCCTCAAGCCGGTCGTCGTGACCCGGTTCAGAAGCACGGTGCCGCTGATGAAGCGCTGGACCCGACTTCCGGTGTTTACGAAGTCCCGCACCACGGTGGCGCGAACCCGCCTGTCGATCTCGTGATAGACGACGACGAAGACGGGCGATGTTCTCCCGACGGTGCTGGAATCCACGGCATATACAGATGTCGCACCACTCTTTCGAAGCACGTCAATGAGGTCCCCCACCTCGAGTTCGAAGTCGGGGTCTACCGCGTCCAACGCCTTTGCGATGGCCCTTACGGACTCAGCCTCCGCAGGCCCCCCAACGTACACCCAGTTCAGGTTCACGTAGTTGGGCAATAGGTGCCGCACCAAGATCTCTTCGTTGACCACTCGGTTGAGGGTGGAGTCCGCGAAGCTCTGGATTTCGTCCACCAGCAGGGACCTATCATAGACGACACGTACGTTCTGTCGGCTCATCTGCACAGACTCGGTCGGGCTATCTGAGGATCCTACGAGCAGGATGGTGCGGCTGATCTCTGCGTGGAGCACCTCGGCCCGGCTGTAGCTGGTCACCTCGTTGCCTGTGGACAGGCGGTAGCCATCTGACTCGTGACCCTGGATGGTCATGGCGATCCCAGACCCGATGTTGTACTGGTCCCCGGGGGCCATGGATAGGAGCTCCACATCGATGTAGTAGAGACTCGTCTCGTCCGTGTTGTCGTTCATCTCGGTAGATGAGACGCGCTGCACATACCGTCGAATGGAGTACTGAGCATCCGCCTGTGTGGCGCTTGCCGTGTAGTTGAACAGCTCCAGGATGGTGGTGTTAGTCACCTCCTGGATGACGTACACCTCGGCGTCTGGGTGCTGGTTCGTGCCTGCGCTCAATCCGAGTGCCGCGAGGCCCGTGCTCGTATCCAAGACGGTGAGCTCGTCGTCGACCACAAGGGTGAGCTCGTCTGACACCGAGATCGTAGCGATCTCCTGTCCGACTTGAGCATTGATGTAGTCCCTCAAGTCGGAGAACGCTGTGTAGTCCGTAGGGAAGTTGATCGTGATCGTTGGGTTGTCTCGTCCGATCCGAAGAACCAGGCTCAAACCGCTAACAAGCACAGGTGATGTGAGGGCCGCGGAGACGACAGGGATGAACTTCAGCTCCAACAAGTCCCCGGCCTGAATACCCAAGGCAAAGAAGTCCGCGTCGGCATCCACGAAGGTGCCTGTGGCGATCGTGCTGCTTCCGGTACGGGGCAGCACTGTGGATGGCGGGGCGGGCACTAGGGTGCGCTGCAGGTCCGGGTCCGGGCGGTATACCAATGTCGCCCCATCGACCAGCGTCTCAAATCGAGTGGTGGCGTAGAGGAAGTTGGCGCTCGTGGGATCCAGGAAGTACACCCGAGCAGACCCAATCGAAGGGCGTCCTATGCGGATACGCGCCCCCACCTCGGGCAGCAGTGGGGTCATCTCGTAGGGCAGGAACGTGTTGGGGGGTCCGAAGGGTCCCGCACCCACCTTGACCACATCATCAATGTCCTGTGCTGTACTTCCCCACGGGACACCCGCCAGGTCTGACGCAACAAGGACTCGATCCGACCCTGTGTTGTTCCCGGACACGAACTCGATCAAGTCGCCTAGTCGAACCCGCAGACTCGCAGCTCCTGCAGGAGGCAGCACACGGACATCCGCGTTGGAGCTCGGGCGCAGAGGGCTAGAGCTCCAACCCAGGGGAGTCCCGTCTGTAGCGCTTGCCAATAGCACGTAGGCTGAGGTGACCCCGACGTAGTCTTGGCCGTTGTACGTCAGAACGACCGCTCGAGCGTAGTCCGTGAAGGGGTTCCCCCCTACGGTGGACCCGTTGATTTCGGACGCAATCTGGGCCGCGGTACGCGCACCAGAAGTCAGCGGGACAGATGCAGTGCCTAGTGACGCCAAGTACCTCGCCGCGGGGTTGCGGAAGACCAAGGACAGCGTGTTGCCCACGCCAATGGTGTACCCGGCAGTGGTTGTTGGAACACCAGAGGACACAAGCCCGATGACTGCGCCTCCGTCGTACAAGAAGCCAGAGCTCTCGTTTTGGAAGGACTTGGTGATGGCCACGACTGGGTCCCGGTAGGGGATCTTGGTACCTACGGGAGCTCCGGTGGTGTCCAGCAGCTCCATCGCCGTGACGCGTACCACCGGGGTAGCCACAGATTCACTTGCCCGGAATAGCTGAAACACAATACCGCTGCCCGTTCGCGGGAGCTCAGGGTTCACCGTCAACGTCACGGCTGCGACCGAGATGACCGTGTAGTCCCCCCCTGCAGCGTCGTCCTGGACACGAAGAACATCGCCCGACTGCACATTGGCATCGATGAAGTTGGTGCTGCCCAGTGTAGTCACGATGGTGCTGCCTGCCGCAATGACGAGGTCAGCCCCTTCGGTCTTGATCTCCTTGGGCTCCGTCAGCTCGGTGTCGATCTCATCGACCACACGCCAACTCAAGTTCGACTGAGTCCCGCTCATGTCGGCTTCAATCAGCAGGGCCCCAGCACTCACCAAGTAGATGCGGTATGACCCGGCGTCTACACCCTCCTCCAGGATGACGGACATGCCCGCACGAACACCGAGGGCGACGAGGTCCCCGCCAGGCACGTCATTGACCGTGAGGACGTTTGAGCTCGCCACCGTCTCAACGTCGAACCCCCGGGCTAGCGGACTCTCATCAGTCAGCGACGTGATCTGTGCTGACTCCTCTTGGAAGCCTCCGGCCACGTAGACGTCCGTTTTGCCGCCGATGTGGACAGTGTCGTCCTCGAGCACTAGCTGCCCGTCTACCGTGTCCGGAAGGGTGATACCCCCAGGGATATCCGATACGGTGAGCCTCTTCCGACGCAAGGCCCAAGACACCCCGGAGAGGCCGATGGGAAGGTCATCCTCAATAAGAACCTGTGTCGCTGAGAGTACGGACACGATTCGAAAGTCTCGGTAGACGAACGTACCATCCACGAAGGACATCGACAGGTAGAAGGGCCCTGGGTCAGAACCTACAGAGGCCACTCGAGTGGTAAACATCCCTGTCGCGGATTCTACGACTCTCGTTCGAAGATCCCCATCTAGGTCATCAGGGAAGGTTGCATCATTCCCATAGGCACTGCCGAGATCGTCGTCGTCCAAGATGGTGCCCATGCCCCCGCCGCGGATAATGTCTCGACGCATCTCGGGATCTCGGAACCCGATGACCTGCAGCTTACGCAGTGAGGGAAAGTTGTCCCCCAGCTCGGAGGTGATACCTCGAGCTACCGTGAGGGTCTTGTCCCCCTGCTTGCGCTCCGTACGGCTGACAAACTCCAGCGAACCCTCTCGGGTAGTGCCATCGGCGAATCGCCGCAGGTTGGTCACTCGAGAGGACGTCGCGAAGTTGGAGATGGATACGACCTGCCCCGAGTCGATGTTGTACTCGCTGCCACGCTTCTCGGCCGTGTAGTTGATATCGAAGTAGTACTCCGTACCCTCAATGTTGAGCATCATCTGCTCAGCCGTGATCTGTTGAGGGAACGTGGGGAAATAGCGAAGGCCTCCTCGGGTTGTTGCCGGGTTCGCGATCGTCGCCAGCACGGAGCGAGGAGATGTGAAGTAGGCTCGAACCACCCCTCGAGCGAACCCGCCACCCTGGCGGGTCTCAAAGAAGTTCGTCATCAAGGCGTCGATCTCACCATCAGAAAGAGCATCGGCGTTCTTCAGACTGCTGCGCAACTTGATGAGCTTCACCTCACGGGCGACGGGCTCGATGAGTACCGTCATGGGCATGATGAGCGTATCGTAGAGAGCGTCCACCTCTGTGATGCCCAAGTGTGGGTACGCCTGCTGGATGCGGGTACGTACAAAGACGTCGATGTCCTCGTCGAAGGGATCCACTCCAATCCGGTCAAGGATGGGCTGGATCAAACGAGTCTGGGCATTACTCCCATCTGAGAGATCCACGTCCGGGTTCCAACGCGACACAAGATCCGTCAGGAAGGTTTTGAGGTCAGAGGCCGCCATGGTTCATCCTGTGAGGGTAGCGATAGCGCGCCTACCGGCGTGCGTAGTGAGAGAGACGGAGAGGTAGATGGCCCCGTTCTGTGGGTCCATGTTCAAGTTCACCACCTCAGCGTTGAGGAGACGCTCGTCTGGTGGGATCGAACGGCCATAGCCGGACTGTACTCCGATGATGTACTGCCGTGTTCGACTAACCGCCACCGCGGCGTCAGAAGCCACTAGATCCCGCCCGCTGGTAGTGAGCGTCGACCCCACGAGGCGAAGCATGCCTCCGCCGCTGTTTGGCACGAACACATTGCGTCCCCCGGTACGCAACAGCATGCGCAGGAAGTTCTGCATCAGCTTGACGATGCCTGTAGTCGAACGAGGGGACCCACCTACCGTAAAGGAGACCAGACTTCTCTCGGTGAGTGTGAGCTGGTTCGAGAGCACAAAGACGTCAGTGATGGGGGATAGGCTCAGCACGCTCGGCACCTGCGCCAAGATCTTGTTGGGGGCGTAGTGGACGAACTCTGGGGATTCGAGACCGTTGAAGATAACCTTCTCGACGGAGGTAAAATCCTCCCCGGTCAGAATGAGAGCTCGAGGTACCACCCCCACGGCTTCTTCGATGTAGCTGACATTGACCACATCCGACATGCGGATGACCTGGAAGTCCTGTGACATCAGGTGCCTCCCCCTGAGGGCGTGTTCACATCCTCAGCAGTGTCTGCCGTACGGAAGAGATCTGGAGACGTCTCCTTGATCCCATCGATGACCGAGTCTAAGTCCAACTTGATCTTCTCCACCCGCGCCAACTTACTGAGCCGGGTGCCTCCTTGGGTCTCCCCCTCGATCAACTCAATCTGCTGGTCGATGAGCTCCTCGAGGGTGATCGAAGCAAAGCTCGTACTGATCTCAGACGCACGCAGAGCGTTCACAGCCGCGGATACCACGGTTCGGTAGTGCCGTAGTTGCTCCTTCGACTGTTCTCGTGCAGTAGCCTGGGGGTTGGGTTGCTCTGGCATCGGCAAACCTTACCACGCATCAACCCCGGTTGTCGGCATCCGGAACATTGGACGTGCCAGGCTCCACAGCCTGGGTGGACACAATATCGACGCTGTCGAAGGGGTTCCCTCGAGCGCCCAACCGCTTCGACATGGGCAGGAGCTCTCTTCCCGCATCCGCCACGGCCCGCACCAGGTTGGTTGAATAGGAGACTGCATCCTTCGGCATCGTGAAGAACGTAGACAACTCCAGCGCCACGAGGAGGTCCAAGGCCCTGTTCATGCCCTGCTCGGCCAACATGTTGAGCGCGTTCTTGATGACCCGCTCCTCAGGCACTACATAGGCGTCCAGATAGTCGGACAAGGTGCTCAAGGCTGCCTCGTAGGCAGCGAGGGTGGCCTGCTGCCCCACGGTGACAGAGTTCCCCCGAATGACCCGACTAATGATCTCGTCAACGCTGCGTAGGCTGCTGTTCGTCGCAAGCCACACGAGAAGCTGGCCCGCCAGCGTCTGCCAGTTGAGGTACTTGGTGCTGATGAGCGTGAAGGGCATAGCAACCCCGGGCAGCTCGATCCCCGGACTGAACGTGACAGCTGTCTTGCTGACCGAAGTCAGCAGCTGGTCCGCCTCTCCTGCGATACGGAGTGTGTCCCCCACACGTACCCCTCGAGCGGGTAGATTCCCCAGCGCGACGGTGCCTGTGCGCCCGGTCGCGGTGATTGGCCCAGCTGGAGCAGAGAAGAAACTCGAGAGGGCTGTACCTCCAGTGACCTCCAACGAAGAGGAACCTGGAGCAGATAGCTTGAGGTACGACGTGTAGAAGTCACCCTGAGCAAAGGTGAACACTGGTGGGGGCGTGGTCGTCTGCAGAAGGCTGCCAAAGCTAGATAGGCATCGGTACAGACCACTCACTTGGGAGTCTTCTGCCTGCACCTGTGCCAAGGTATTCTCGAGAGCAGCCGCGGACACCGTGGTGACCCCGTACCTCGTCGAGTAGGTACGATCTGCGTTTACATCCAGCGTGAGGGTGTTCCCCACCACGGACAAGATGTTCCCGAAGGTGTCGCCTGCAAGATCTTTGCGAGGGATCAGAAGGATCTGGCCCGCTACAACACCGAGCGCCTGTAGATCGACCGTAGCTACTGCAGTTGGGCTGCCCGCACTGAGTGAAATGCTCACTCCCACGTAGTCCAGTACGGCGAACCCGAGGCCCGGTATCACAGCCAACGGGTAGGTGCCCAGCTCCGTACGAACCTCCTCTGCGATAACCTCCGGGCCATACTCATCTGAGATGTGCTCAGCAATGGTGTCCACAGGCACCGGAGTCCCCAGGGCATATGCGTTACTCGGAGCGAACTGAGAGATGAACAGGATCTCGTCTGTACTGGTCGCAAGCAGATGCACCGAGGCCCCGTCTACGGCTGCTGAGCTGTAGTAAAGAGAGTCTCCGGACGCGATCACCTGCAGCCCGGCAACAAGACCGTTCAGGTAGCTGGCCAGCGCAGGCAGATCTGCGTACGGACCTCCGGCCAGTGCTACTGCAGTGGGGGAGCCCCCGTTCAGCGAAACACGTAGTATCTCCGTAGTGGGGGTGTACGGGAAGCCGACGGTCACCGTACCTCCGTCGAGAATGGCCTCTGCGGTACTCGGCAGCTGCAGGGTCTGTGCCGCAGGCAGGGCGATGTCGAGGGTGCTTCCCTCCTCATAGAGAGCAGGCCCAGAGACGTCCCCAACAAGAGCTGGAGCCACATCCGGAGACGTGATGCTCATGGTCGCCGAGTCACTCCTCTCGAGTGTTCGTACGAGGGTTGGGATGCGAAACTGGCTGGCCTGTGTGAGGATGGACCTCTGGGCAAGAAGATCTAGTAAGGTCTCTCGAGCTTGGCCTAGATTGTCCGAGGACTCCATGACCGTCTTTGCGGCAAGGAGTCCTGAGGAGATGCGTCCAACGATGTCTCTGACCGACTTCTCCGGGAGCTGGATGGAGGTCAAGCGGGACACGGCCTCCTGAACAGCCGCGGCTCGAGTTGTGATAGTACTGTGCCGCGGCCCTGCCTCAGCCCACCGCACACGGACGCGCTCGCGGATCTCTTGGGGGGTCTCTACAATCGCCCCGCTCGCCACCACGTTCGGGCGGAGTTGGGATGCGGCGAAGCGGTCGATGGACCGTTGAAAACGCACCACGGCGGGGCCAATGGAGCTCGAGATGCCCTGACTGCTTCGGCGCGAGTTCAGGCCAGCGTTGAGCTCAAGCAGAGCGGCCTGGGCATTCGTGAGCTCTGTCGTGTCCTCGATCAGCTGGGTACGGCGACCAAGCCCACCAATCAAGGAGTTGATGGCCTGCACATCCTGGTACTGCCTCTTTACGAAGGAGTTCAGCTTATTGGTCGAGAGCCAGACGAGGTAGAAGTACGAGTCCGGACGCATCAGCAGGGCCGTGGTCAACAGGTCGTACACCTCATCCCGCATAGCCAGCGTGTCCCGAGCACCTGTGGGCGTCTTCGTGGTGGCTACCGCAGTTATGAGGTACTTGTCTACTGCAGCTTGGATCTCTTCGGAGGTGAAGCCCATCAGTCCTCTGACTCAATCCGACGATTGATCTTGGACAAGTCCCCTCGAGTGAGCCGGGCGCATGCCTTCCGCAGCGCAATGGGGTTTAGCCCCAGTTGTTCGCAGATGTAGCGGAAGGTCATGTTCTCCTCACCGTCCCAGAACAACCACCCAGCTGCGTCTATGGCCAGTGCATAGTAGGGATCGTCCTCTTTGTACTTACGGTACAGGACGAAGTCCCAGATAGCTCTGCGTAGGATGGCCAACAACAGGCGTCGGGTGGGGGTGGATCTAGCCTTAGGCTCCTCAGTCGCAGGCTCGACGGAGTACCCGTGAGAGCTACGTGACTGTGATGCTGGCAGGGCTTCCATTGATCCCATTGTCGGGCAGTCGCACAAGAGAGGAGTCTCGTCTGGTTGCGGTAAGGGTAGTTGTTCCGGCCGCAAGCGCGGTGAGTACGAGGGTGCCTGCACTGACTGCGACTGAGGCGATAGTTGGGTCATCGATTTCATACTCTACATCACCTGACGCCGCGCCAGTCAATATCTGGTAGTTGGTTGCCGTAACAACCGGCGTGAGGTCAAGCGTATCCCCTACCGTAAGGGCGTATGCCGGTGCTGGGTCATACACCACGGACATCACTACTGGGAACAAGATGTCGATGATACTCACTGCTGCCCGATCAGGCACAAGGATCTCTCGAGGCTCATTCTCGTGCCCCTCGATGATCACCTGGAAGCAGCCACCGCGATAAAGGTCGATGGAGAAGTAGCCTTGCGCGTTGCTCCGGGCATGCACGCGCTCTCCCATGATTCCGTCGCCACCTGCGATGAGAGGACTGTACTGAGAGACGAAGTGCACGTCTACTCCAGGGAGAGCCTGCCCGGTGACATCTCGGAAGTAGCCTGATGCGCGACACAACAGAGGGTCCACGGCCTCCGGCAACGTGAACAGATGGATGGGCACCGCAAAGCTGTTGGTGCCTGTTGGAGATCCTGCCGGTGGGCTGTACACCTCGATCAGCATGGGGGATTCGATTGCTCCGCCGCTGTAGAAGAAGCGGAGTTGGTACGTATCCGGAGCCACCTCCCCGTTGAGAGTGAACTCTACGTGCCCTGGGTCCGCAGGGGCGCCAGTGGTCCCCGATGTGATGAGCGTCGTTCCCGCTGCGTCGTACACGCGGACCACGACCCCATCCACGGGTACTGGGACCACATCATCTGTCTCTACTAGGATGTCGACGAGCTCAAGAGCCATTGGATTTGCCTCACAGGAAACGCTTCAAAAGGAACCGGAATACGCTCTCATACCAGGAGTTGGGTTCCTCGTCCCAAGGATCCTCGTCCGGAGAGCGCCCCATTAGCCGCGGTGCGCCGGTAGGTGTTTGTCAATCAGACGTTCGAGGCCCTGCTTACCCTTCAGGTACACAGGAGCCGCCAGGCTGCCCCCAGGAGCCGCGGCAAGCACAGCAACGTCCGGATGCCGCACAAGGCCCTCCGTCCCCTTCTTGAGGGCCTTGTTCAGCCTGGGGCTATTGACGAGCTTCTTGTCGAGAAGCCCATGGGCCTTATCGATGATCGGCTTCTGGGCACGACCTAGTCGGTCTGTGACTGCGTGCTGCAGCCCGGCGAGCTCCTGTGGACTCCGCTTCTTCATGAGCAGCCGCGGAGTCTTGGGGATGTCTGTGGCAACAAGGCGGACTAGCCTCTCGATGAGGGCCTGCTTAGCGAACGAGTGAAAGAGGTCGGGGTCAATCATTAGCTCGTCCGAATGGCGTGGTTGATGCGAGGCTCCTGGATCCCGAACTCGTCTTGAGTGACGAGGCTCTCATCCAGAAGATCTACTGCGTCCCCAGTCGTGGGGATGGTGATCCGGCGCACGAAGCCCGTACCATCTACAACTACATCTAGGACCATGCCCCGAAGCAAGCGAACCTCGGCGTACCCGTTGCGATCCGTCCGCAGCTCCTTGGAGTGCCGAAAGACTCCCCAGCCCGCCACTTTGTTCGGAATGAACACGTTGTGCAGGGTCACTCGGCGGTCTGGGATCGGACACCCGGATAGGTCTGCCACTCGAAGGTAGGCCACGATGGTCTCTGATACAGGGATCCGCTGAGCGCTGTTCGCTGGAAACGGAACACTGAGCTCACTGTTTGCTCCGGTGCCTGTGTTCAGGAACTGTACCCTGTACCAAAAATCTTCGTCCGAGTTGCTGTCTGTGAGGAAGTACTCATGAGTGCCGGACACAAGCACGGTGTCCTGGTCTGTGCCCACGGCCCCATCTTCTTCTACCAGACCGAACATCACGTTTGCGTCGCCGGCTAGTATTTCGATAGACGCCGAAGTGCCCGTAGTGGCTGTCGTCATGACCACGACGCCAGACACATCTGCAGCGGTCACTAGACCAGTGGCCCCCATGATCTGTGTCGCCACCTGGGCCGCTGTCAGGGGATCCGTCCCGGCGAACACCACGTCCACCTGAGCAGCACCCACCAGGAAGCTGAGCGTGCGCCCCACAACCAGGTAACCCTCGGAACGCCCGAAGGTGAGTACTGCGGACCCGGGCGCCGCCTCTGTGACTACCGAGTAGGTGCCGTCTTTGCCATCTCGGCTGCGGTACCAGCGTAGTCGATTGTACGTCAACAACGCCCCGGCGATGTCGCGCACGAAGTAGCTGAGCGTGATGGGGATGTTGGTGACCGTCGCCATGGGCCGAGTCTACCATATAGCAAACGAGAATAGAGAGGGCTGGGGCCCTCTCTATTCTCAGTGTTGTTCGTAGGCGTACGGGAGGAGAGCGCGGGTGCGCTCTCCGTCGTAGGGATCCGGAGCCAGCCGAAGCTGGATATCCTCATCCTGCTCATCCCACTCCTCGTCTAGGACGGGCGGGACGTATACGTTGACCTCGTGGTACTTCATACCACCAGCCCCAGCACTTGACGTGCCGCGCGAATGTCACGCGCTCTCTTGTTATCCAGGCTGAACTCGCAGAGGCGTACCCCCCGCGCATCCGGCTTGCAGTAGGCCACCTCTATGGCGGCCTGCCGCAGCATGCCCTCGAGTAGCTTGATCATCTCAGCCCTTCTTGTCCTTGAGGCTCGCGGCGGCCTGCAGAGCACTGCCGATGAAGATGCCAAGCATCCCCGCGGCTACTACGTCCTCACCACGAGGGCCCCGCGCCACCATGACGAGGCGTGGCGGGAACATGCTCACCGCCGCGGCCTCCTCTCGGATGAGAGCGTCATCCAGGTCGCGTCGCGCTTGGCGCAGATCCCGGTCCAGCTGCTCCCTCTTGGCTTCGAGGCAGCGGACTTGAGCTCGGGCTTCGTACTTGTTCATCATTTGTTGATCCTTCTGGGCGTAGGCGCCCTGTTTCCTTCACCTTGCTCATAGGTGAACGGGACCAAAGATTAGCAATCATCCTCTTCTGACCCGCTCTCCTTAGGTCGAAAGGCTGCATCTGGGTCTGGTTGAGGATCCAACCCGGTGGCGACGTGCTGAGCACCCTCTGCGCCTGGTGGAGTAGCGGGACTCGAGCTCTCATCTGCTCGAAATGTTTGTGGGGGATCTGCCTGTGGAGCCTCTCCAGTGATGGTGTGCTGGGCTGACACCTCTCCTGATGCGTCGGGCTGCGGCGCCCACTCATCTAGTCGTGCAGCCCTGGGAGGATCCGCCTGAGGGTTCTCTCCGGTGGCGAGGTGCTGCGCGGAGATCGGACGCTCATCATCCGGGCAATGGAAGGATGAGAGCTCTCGAGCGTACCCAGGTCCTGTTGGGTAGAACTGAACCGTAGTGACATCGTACGCGTAGAGCTGTACCTCCGCCAGTTCTACTAGAAGGGTCAGCAGCGCCGTAGAGTCGTGTTCCAGACCCTGCGTGAGCACGCCTCCCCGGGTGTTGAGGCCCTGCGTGATCACGAGGTCACCAGTGCACCTGCGCCACGCTTGGTCTGCACCCCGGTGCTCGTCTCCACGTCCTCCCCACCGTCAGTAGTGAGATCCCAGGACCGAAGCTCGGTGACGCCGTCGTCGTCGAAAAGCACAAGACGCTGACCCGCGATGTCCACCTCGAGGCGGTTGTCCGTGATCTTGCGGATGAGCGTGACCGCTGCGACTAGGCTAGCCGCTGTGCCGTGCGCCCACACCGCGGTGGCCACGTCCCCAGCGCTTGCGTCCGCAGTCGAAATGGCCTGGGTCAGCGAGCTCGTGACCAGTCGAATCTGCGTGGAAAACACACCGAGCGTTCCGGCGAATAGCGGGTCCCCACTGCCTACTGGGTAGAGGTTGCCTGCCAGTGTGAGTGTGTGGCTCGCCTCACGTGGGCGAATCAACCAACCATCCGTGGTGTTCAGGAAGAAGTATGAACCCACGAACACACCACCCCCGATAGGTTCTCCGCCAATAGTGGTGAACGCCTCTGGGAATGGCGCTCCGGTCCCGGCGAAGACCCAGTCCTTCCAGGCGTCGTAGATGTCGGTCACGGCGACTGCGTCGCCGTCCGCCGCCTCTAGGATGATGAGCCTGTTGGGTCCGTCAAAGATCATGGGTTCCCGTACTGCCTATCCCGCTGCTGCTGAACCGAGAGGGTGACGTCATCCGTGATGGCGACGTCGGTGAACCTCAGGTTCTTGTAGCCCAACGAAACGACTGCGACGTTGACCAGGGGATACGCCACAGAATCGATCTCCAGTGAGAACGTGCCCCCGGTGATGACCTCCTGTCCGTCGAGTTCCACCAACGGGTTCGCGGCGTCGTAAACCCGCACTTCGCTGGGGTTCTTCAGGCCGTTGACCGTTAGGGTATATGTCTCGAGCGGGTAGAAGTTCGCAGCCTGATCCGCGAGCGTGGTCGTAGTCAGGACAGCGAAGCCGGAGATGGCGCTATCGCTTGCCGACGCGGTGCATGTGATCCGCACCTTGAACCCGAACCCTGCCGGGCTGATGGTCTCAGCCGAAAGGTTTGCGCCTGAGATAGTCGTCCAGCTTCCGCTGAACCCAGAACCCGTGTCGAGGTCGTACTCGAAGGTGTACGTGCCGCCTCCCACTACGTCCTCCTCGTGCGCTAGGTTGGCGAAGCCCGTATGGCCCTTGATGCTGTAAGGCCAAGTGTAGACAACTTGGTCCCCGGCGGTACGCATCAGCAGATCTCCGATGCCGTTCCAGATCGGTGTCCCTGACGTGATCTCGACGTCTGCCAAGTGGAACGTACCACGGTCGTTGAACAACAACCCAAGAGCCCCTGTAGTGTCCGACTTGAAGTAGTCGAGAAAGCAGGTGCCCACGACATTGTTCATGTCGCCCTCTACTCCCGTGCCCGTGTCGACGGACCCCGACGCTCCATGCATCCCCTTCATCAGGGCGCGTGAAGCATCTATCTCGATCTCCTTTGCGTAGCTCCCTGAGCAGTTCTCGATCAGGATGTCCGAAGCAGCGTTCATCGTGTTGATCGCCGAAATGCCAGAGATGTTGTCGTACCAAAGTCTCTTGAGCTTGAGGTTGCTACACACGCCGTTGGTGTTGACGACGTAGGTTATCTTCCCCTCCCCGTCGATCTTCGCCGTAATCTCCCCGTGGTTGTATATCCGCACGTTGTTCGAGTCGACTACGTAGTAGAGCTGCCCTTCTGAGTGCTTGGCTCCTCCGGTAGCGAGCCGACCGCTGCGCACTGTCACATCTGAGGACCCCGTGAAGTACGCCGCCATCGTGGCGTTGGGCTCAGTCGTGCCGCGCCCAGGAACATGTCCGTAGATAAGCTCGTCTATCTCTAGCCCGACACACCCCGACGTCGCGTTTAGGTAGCAGCCGATCATAATCAGCGTCTCAGCCCGAAAGTTTGAGACGATGGTCAGATTACACCGAGTAGTGTTCTCGTCCTGTCTCGGCACAACCAGCTTGACCACTCCTTCGTAAAACACGTTGGCTGATGTGGTGACACTTAGCGCTGCTGCGTTGCTTCCAGCACTACCAGCACAAACAACAACGTTCCGCAGCGTCAGACCGCCTGTGTTGTCGAGTATGCCTGGAGTAGTCAGTGGGCCCACGGCGTAGTTGGCTGCGCACCCAGGGCCAAAGTAGCAGTTGTCGATCAACACATCTGCATTGACGTTATTGACGGTGTTGCCGCTCACGCCGAGTCCCCAGCAAGAATCCGTCACTACGGTTGTACTTGTGCCCCGCATTTCGAAGGAGACCGAAGACCCATTCATGTGGTCTACGAACACGTTGACGCTCACAAGAGGCGGGACGACGCGGATGTAGTCGTTGAGTACGGCTGTGTTTATCTCTGTGTCAGGGGTCGCTAGCGTGGTTGTGCCTAGGTGGACGTTAGGAATACGGATCCTGGCGCCGCTGGGAGGCACTCCACCATTCACCGAGTTGTAGAACGTCAGCGTAGAGGTTCCTACAACTTGGCTAAACACAAAACCCGACTCGAAGGTGTTCCCAAAGTCGTCGGGATCTGAGTAGGCTGCTGAGCCACTCACGTTTATGCGGTGCCAGATCTGGAAGACCCCTGTACCACTTCCCGTCTCCACCCACACCGCGGGTTGGTGCCCCTCGTGGGGGAGCGTGAACACCTGGTTGTCCGTGCCGTCACCTAGCCCGACTTCATACCAGTCTCCGGTGACAGTGAACGTCGACCGCGCGTCGATCGCGACCCAGTTACTGTCCTCTCCGTAGACGATCAGGTACCCAATCTTTGACGCGTCACAGGTCGCTGCCCAGCCGCCGCTTACGAAGGAGTCCGCTGCGGCTGGGGGCGTAGACCCCGCGTCCATGGTGAGCGTCAGCGTCCCCGCCGCCGCGACACCTGCATTCAGCCTGACCACCTTTCCTGTGTCTGCTCCGCCGTTCCAGGAGATTGCATCGAGAACTGCAGGCAAGGCACCTGTGCCGCTGGAGTATTCGACCTCGTATGTGCGCGACCCATCAATCCGCACTTCTCCATCTGTGCACGTGATGATGCCCAAGATGCCCATAGGCGTCAGGTGCGGCATCGAGTCGATAGTGAGTACCGCCCCCGTGTTGGTTGTGATATTCTCGCCCGCGCCACGGCCTGTCAGGGCGTCGTGGTTCGTGTCTACGCTGATGGTCTGGTTGGCCATGCGTCACCTCAGTAGGTACGCTCGAGGCCCGAGACAGCCGCTGCCGTGTTGGTTGTCGAGCGTGTCAGCGTGACTGTCGCGCGCGGCGCGTACTGCGCGCCTGTGAGGCCAATGGCGACCACCACAACGTCAGCGTCTGTCCCCGGAGTACGTCCTCCCTGCGCGTTCCCATCGTAGTCGAAGGTGTGTACGATGGACGTAGCCCCCGAGACGTTCCCGGCCATTGGGTTCGAGTCGAAGTCTTCCACGATCTGCGCCCCGGCTTCTCCAAAGTCGTTACCCGCACCAGGTAGCGTTGCGAAGTAGACCCAGTACTTCGCCGCGGCATCAGCCACCAGGTTTGCGCCAAAGCTGATGGTGAGGGTCGCGACGTACGGGTTGACACGCTCTGCGCCAGTGTTGTCCGTGACGACTATACGGTTCGTGTCCGCGGTGACGTAGTTGTCTACAAATACACCACCACCACCGCCGGAGAGATTCGTCGTCAGCGTCGTGTAGAGGACATCACCCACAAATAGCGACAATGCCGCGGCGGTCTCGCCGATGACCGTCCCTGCACCAGCGTCGATGTCCACGGTTTGGCGCAACGACCACTGCATGAACTCGTAGATCTCTTCTACGGTGGCACCGTTGCCCTCAACGATGACACCGAAGTTGTAGGAGACGCCCCCCACAAAACGCGCCTGTGGCGCTGCGTAGTACGTGATGGACATGCCCGAGTACGGCGCAACATCAGCTACGCCGTTCGAGTCGGCGTCGATCTGCACATCTGTATGTGTGATTCGGGCATCCGCACGTGTCGTCAGTGGGAATCGGTAAACCTGCCCCCGCCAGTGAGGTCACGCCGATGTCAGTCAGGTCCGACGCAGAGTAGGTGTCTCCTTGCTGTCGCGCGTAGAGATTCAGCGCGCCGCGTAGGTCGTAGCCATCGCCGTAGGCCCCGTCACCATTTGGGTCGCTCAGGATCTGGATGGCCTGGTCGACTGAGCCTGTCAGGGCAAAGTCCGTGGCTGATCCCCCGGCCTGTAGGTAGTAGACCTGGGTCCCCGGCTCGAGCGCACCGAGCGTGATGATTCCAGCCCACTGCTGCGTCACGTTGCCCGAGGTGTCCCGCACCGTCCAGCCCGCGCGCCGCACAAGCTCGCGTGTCGCGTCGGAGTCCCAGTCCCACCCGTCCACGAGCTCAAAGCTCTCGTCGCCGAGGGGCTCAAAGGGGAACGGGAACGCAGCCAGGTTCTTGGTCAGCGGGTCGTCGTGCCACTGTTCCTTGAGGAACGAGTAGACCGCCCGGCCCGTGACGCCATCCGTGGACAGAGCCCCGGAGATGTTGAGCTTGATCCTCAGGGTGGACGTGTTGATGAACACCTCCTGTGAAGAGTCGTCGGCGAGGGAGTCCGCGAGATCGTCAGGGTCAATGATGAGCGCCATGCGGCCAGTCTACCATTGTGGCGCCATATTGGGGATCCCTAGCGAACGGAGAGCGCCCCCGGCGTAGGGTACTCAACAAGTAGGTCCCTGCCCGTAGTAGAGATAGGTGCCACGAACCCCAAGTGAGCCACAAGAGGATCATTGCCTGGGGTTGTGTCATCCCCACCAACCTGTCGGTAGAGGATAGCTCCAGCAGGAGTCACGCCGGACAGGGCCGGGAAGAGGGTGCTGGCTGCACGGAGTAGAGCTCGGTCCCCCATCAGGTCGATCGCGACCGTCCGACTTACCACGTCCTGTCGAGCGTACGTCCCGCCGACCACTTCGAACGCCAGGACATCAGCCACAGTCGTGTGAGCTGCATTGAAGATGTACCCAGCAGCCACAAGCATGCAGCGAAAGGTCCTCGAGCCGTCAGACCATCCAAGGGCGTCGGTAGCCAGGAGGTACTTCGCCTGTGTGTACACAGAGGATGCCACGGCAAAAAATCAGAGCTCCCCGGCCAGGAAGCTGGTGATGTCGTCGGTGACCAGCACCTCAGCCTCGGCAGTGTTGCTTCGGCTGAGGCGATCACTCCCAGTTCGACCACGAAGGACACTCTTCATGAAGGTCACCTCGTCCTCGAGGCGGGTCTTCTCGTAGGTGTACCAAGAGTCGAGTGCCTCCTTGAGACGGTCGAGCTTAGCGTTTCGTGCGTCAATCTGGGATTGGGTAGCCATCAGGTCTTGTCCAGGTAGGGCTTGAGCTTCTCGAAGATCCTCGAGCGCACCCGGTAGACGCGGTCAGGCCTGAGGTCTGTCTTCTTCGCGACGGCGTTTGCATCGAAGTTCTTCTTCGACAGCTGTCCGCCCGGGTACATCGCCTGAAGGACCTTGTTCTCCTCTTCGTTGAGGATCGAAGGTGCCATCGAGATGATAGTCTTGATCTGGCTAGGGGTCTGCAGGTCCATGTCACTGCGCGTGGGATCCATCCCCGTGTAGAGCTCACGTCGGATGCCCTTCTGCATCCGCTTGACCTGGTTGAGCCCCGCGTTGCCCGGCCACTGGAGGTGCGTCTGCAGCTCTTCTGGGGAGGGATCTCTTCCGTGAATGACCTTCAGCTCGTTGAAGGCGTTGTTATACTCCTGGTAGTTCTGTGTGTCGCTCTTGGACATGCGCGCGAAGTTACGACCCTTGGCCGCGTCCTCGCTGTACCGCTGGAACTGGGTGTACACGTGGGTCTTGAGCTTCGCCCCAGCCTCCGGGTTGTACGACTTGATGCCCTTCAGCATGTACTGACGCAGCTTGGCCTCCGTCGCCCCCGTGGGGAGTGCTCCGCCGTAGCCCGCGCTGTACCCCCTGGCCTTGGCCCTGACGAGCGGCTCCATGCTCGTCATCAAGGGGAGGAGATGTTTGTCTTGGCGCCCGTTCTGGTCCCACTTGTGCCAGAGGTCATGTTCCTTGCTCTCACGACCTTTGACCTCAGCGTACCGACCAGCACGGGCCGCCTGGTTGAACGCCTCGACACTGGCCTTCTTTTTCTTCGCCATCTCAGCTCTTGTTGCGATCCCGAAAGCGCCGAACAGCCCGCTGAGTCACCGCGGGAGACCCCGAGGTGCTTCGGACGTGCTCACCCAGGATCCGAGACATGCTGTCGTTGTAGTCCCGAGTGGCGCCCGCGTACCCGTCGAGCGTGCGGTCAAGTGTGCCGTGCATGGTTTCATCGTGCTTGTGCGTGGTCGTGTCCGTGAACCCGTAGTCCGGGGCGAACCCCATGTCGGGCTTACCCTCCGGAGCATCAGGCGGATCCAGGGGTGCTGTCTCATTCTCGCCGGTAACGATGTCGTTGGTACCCAACTCTTGGGCCAGCTTGTGGCGTGCAAGAAGCAGCAGCGTAGGGCTCACGCTGCTGCTGTAGGCGATGTCTTCTGCGAACTTACGAATCATGTTGACCTCCAGGTTGCTTATAGGCTCATTGAGCATCGCGTTTACGAAGAAGGTCTTCTTTGACGTCCTTCGCAGCTTCGCGGATCTTGTTTTGGGCAGCGTCCGTTTCGTGCTTGCCGATAGTCTTTGCTGCCGCGGAGAACGCCTCGTTGGCGAGGTCCTTACTTCCTATGGAGGTGACCTCCTGTGCCGCCCCGCTGATCCTGCGGTTGAGGTTCCCTGGAGTGTCTATAAACCCACGTACCCCACGACTCAGAGACTTCTTCACGGGAGACCGCAGGGCATTCAACGCCGCCTCCTCTAGTGAGTTGCGGGGCTCGACCCTCTTCTTGACCTTGTTCGTAAACTCCTGAACCTGCGCCCGCTCGTCATCTAGGTCACGGATGTCGAAGGCAATCTTCCGCAGTTCGTCGGAGAAGCTGTGGAAGACACTCGCCTCCTTACGCTTATCGTGCACCGTCTGGCTCAAGAGTGTTGAGACATTGGTGCTGATCTTGCCCTTGCGTGACTTGGGCTTTTGGCTGCCGATGCTGAAGACCATGGGGGGAGTGTACCCCAACTCCCCAAGGTCGTACACAATCAGCCGAGTAGACCCCTGGACGCCAGCAGCTGCTGCAGATAGCGGAACACCGCCAGGCGCTTCTCCTTGCGGGTGTCGAGCTTGCTCGAGATGGCCTCATCTCCCTCGGCCTCCCGCTGCCGACGCGGACTACTCGTCTCATCTGGGTCCGTTGTCCCCAAGCCAAGAATCTGTTGGGGGCGCCCCTCCACGTTCCGTACGAGCTGGCGTAGGTCGTCGATATCCCCGAAGGCCCTCGAGTGGAAGCCCTCCACGCCACGTACTACCACCCCGTCATCGTTGATCTCGAGGTTGGTCGAGCCGAACATGTCATACATCGTGGCGATGGGGCGCCAGGTGTACGAGCGTAGGAAGTCGTCGATGTCGTAGCGGTTCGTACGGATGATAGAGTACGCCTTCACGAGCTCATCAATAGCGTGGTTGATGGTGCCTCGGGCCTCGATCTCTGCGATCGTCCGCTGGTCGATGGGGTCTGGGTCGCCCTCGCCGGAGGGAGGACCCACCGCGTCCCCGTGAATCTCCGTGGTGTTCGAGGTAGCCCCCTGGTTGGCGCTCGTGAGCCCCCGATCCGGGTTCGTGTCCTCGAACACGGTCTCTGTTCCATTCGGAGCTCGGATGACCAAGGGATCTACGATGGCGCCTGTGCCGAAGAAGTAGCCGTACAGCCCGCCGATCTGATGGCTGCGGTAGTGGTCCCCGTACCAAGGTGGGTACACCAGGTCCTCCGGTGGGAGGTTCTGGAAGGTGCGCTCATACACTCCGATCCGCTCCTCAATCTGGTACGCGCTGAAGGTCACCGTGATGGACGTCGTAGTCCCGGTGGAGCCCGCCCCGGAGTCATCGGTGACTGTTGTGTGGCCCGCCTGCTGCGTGCCTACAGAGCCTACCATGGCCATGACCTCGACCCCCAAGCTGCCCGCGGCTACCTCCTGGCCCACAGGGACTCGAGTACCGCGGTGCCTTCGCCCGGACACGTACCCTCCCGGAGCCCACAGAGGTACGGTGCTGTCTGACGCGAAACGCAGCGGAGCCGCCTCTGTAGGGCCCGGGGGGAGGGCAGCGGACCCTCGGACGGTTCTACGACGTGACGGGGCTCTCTGGCCCTCCCTGCGGCGCTGGTACTGGTCCGTTACGTCAGTGACCGACAGGATCTCACCACCTGTGGGGCCTCGGTCTGTGAGGCTAGGCGGCGATGTCCAAGCCACGATGCTGGTGACCGTGCGCTCGTGAGTACGGGTGAACCGGCTGCCCCCCTGTTGTTCCGTATCCCCCAGGAACTCGGTCTTCTCGTTGGTGGTGCGGGAGTAGCCCATCTGAATGCTGGTGGTGCCCTGCCCGCCAGCAGCGAGGCTGTGTGTGATAGATGTAGGTGTGCCTAGATACTGCGTGTCAGGCTGGATATCGATGAGATCCCGGGCCAGTTGCAACGCTCGAGTGTTTACAGCTAGGGCATCTCGCTCACTACCCCCTGGGACGTCTCCATTGCTTGGGAAACCGCCCTCCCCCTCCATCTGAGCTCGGACGATGGTGCGGGCTGCCTCATACTCACCCGCAGTCAGCTCGGTGCGAGGCTTGTACTTGTCGATGACCACAGCCGGGAAGCCAAGGACGACGAACGGGTTGAACTTCCCGTCCACTGTCATCTGCCTCGTCTGGAAGCGACGCTGAAAGAAGATGTGGTTACACGCCAGCTGGGCGTAGCCCACGCGCACCCCGTTGATCTCGATGGACCCGCCTCGGATGGCGTGGAGATTGAGATCGCTCATGCGCTGGAACTCGGGGATGATGCCCGAGTAGAGCTCGTGATCCATGAGGTCCCGAATGAACCACGCAGGGGCATCCGAAATATCTGGGCTGTTGCTTCCCACACGGCCCCGACCAAGGGAGCGTCCGGTGCGTGTTCCCAGAGCTCGGCTGGGCGCCATGTAGAACCCATCGAAGAACATGTCCGACCCGAAGAAGGCACTGTGGGTCCGAAGCATCAATCGCGTCGTCTCCTTCAGGTAGTCCCGAGAGTACGAGAACGAGTTGTAGAGCTCCGGAAAGATGACGTTACACCGAGGGGGTGCCACCATCCAGACATCCGGCCGCCAGATCTGCGTCAGAAGCCGTGGAGGCGGATCCGGCTGAGACGTAGCCCTCTGCACGCGCTTTCGGTGGTTGGTCGCCAGCACGTGGTTCATGTCCGAAATGATCTGGGTGCACATACGAACCACGGCCTGTCCAGCCCGGCTGTCTGGCGGGTAGAACGTATTGGTAGTGACGTTGCGCTGCCCTCGGCGAGTGTTCTGGGTGATACCTTGGAAGTTCGTAGTGGTAGCTGCGAACTTCTGGCTCACCTCCGGTCCCGCGTCATAGATGCTCGAGAACTCCCCGGACGAAGAAGGATCAATGCCGACCCTCCGAGCTCGCGCTCCGGCGTTGTCAGATAGTCGCTGCAGAGATCGGAGCTCTCGCGCCAGCCCTCCCCGCTCTCGAGACAGCGCCCTAGCCGAGTCTGGGGTCGTAGCCGACTGTTGGCGCTCGAGTAGGTTCTGTGCCCGATCCTTGATCGTACTGGCTGCTCGAGCAAGGGGTCGGGTTGCTGCATCATCCTCCAGACTGACCGTCTCAAACTGAGGCAGATTGGGGTCCTGGGTGGACGGCACGAAATGGGGCGACGTGATGGGAATGATCTGGTGGAAGATGAACTGCTGCAGCGCGTTGAGCACCGCCCGGATGGCTACCTGCTTGCCCAGCCCGGCCAGCTTGCGACTGAACAGCGATCCGAAGCCGTGTGCCCGCAGGAGCCGCCGCTCATCTTCCCCTGAGAATGGGTTGGCGCCAACCATCTGCGTGAGGTGTAGACGCATCTCCGCCAAGGAGAAGAAGTCGTTGGTCCCTCGCACCGCCCGAGTGCCGTAGTAAGTCCCACCGATGGCTTCGATGATGTGCATCAGGCCGCCCTGTAGCGTGCCTCGCAGCTGAGGGTATGAGCGGGGTGGCGTCGCAATCATCGAGAGGATGATGTCCCCGCTGCCGCGCAGGAAGGAGTTGAACACCGTGGTGGATGCCCCCGTGAACGCTGCCCGGATACCCCCACCGCCCATGGAGAAGCCGCTGACCTGGTACTGGAATGCGTAGTCCCAGTAGCTCGAGAAGTCGAGGCACTGCAAGATCATGGAGCGTTGGGTGGGGTTCTTCTGATGCTGAACACCTGTGATCTCGCCGCCGAAGAGCAGTCGCCAGTTCTTGCTCTCCTTGTCTTCGTTCTCCTGCTGCGGGGAGCTGTCGAAACGTACTGCAGGTAGGATGCTGTCGAGCTCAGGATCGCGATACTGGGAGTGGCTAACCGAGACCCCGTCGCCCGCGATTCGGGCTCGGCTCGTAGATGGTGCCCCGTGGTAGAAATCGTAGAAGAAGACGTGAACCAACGACCGGGGCTTGAACTCCAGCGCAGCATCCATCGGCAGGATCTGGATAGAGCACGCGGCAGGGGTGTCCGCCTGAGACACAACATTTGCAGCGACGATTGGGATCTCAACACCCTCAACGAAGAGGCGGAGCCGGAGCAGGTGGGCATTTGCCATGGCCGGAACTTACCACGCCATCAGAGGATAGTGTTCAGGCCTTGCGTCGCTGGCTCAAGAACCCCGTCTGCCTGCCGAATCCCGAAGGAGCCGAAGACCTGCAGTCCTGCGAACCCCGCCCTGCCCAGGAGCAGGTAGTTCGTGCTGGGGGCGGTCACATCGATGCCCATCTCTGTGAGCTGTCGCCGGGCTTCCTGCTCGAGAGCCTCTGGAGACTGGAGCTCGAGGTGCTTCCGCACCCGGTCGAGCTCTTGCTTATCGTACCGAGCGGACCCGGGATCTCTCTCAACGTACTCGTCCTCGTTGGAGTGGTATGGGTACGGGTCCCCTGTGTGCCCAGGCAGAAAGGCTTGGTTCGTGACCGGCTTCGTCACGATCTGGTTACCAATGCCTTCTGTTGGGAAGCGGATCTGCCTGCCGTAGAAGGTGTTCTTGATGGTCTCCAAGGTCTTCTGGATCGAGAACGTCGCATCGTTCTTATACTCTGCAGCTGCAGCCAGGAAGCCGCTCAACCCACCGCCGCTACCTGCAGTGGTTGCGGCAGGGAGGCTCGCATTCTGGGACACCTTGGGACCCACACCCCCCTCCCCAGGCTTCGACGGCTGTGCGTTCGAAGACACCCCCTGGCGGGTGCGGAGCGGCTTATACACGGAACCCACGTCAGAGAGGATGGAGTAGTTGGTGACGAAGAACTGAAACTGCAGCAGCTGCTTGTACGGATCCGCTGATGTGCCCACCGTCTGTGAGTTCATCATGTACCCTTCGGCGACTACGTCATCGAAGTAGATGTACATACGGGCACTAGCCTCGAGCAGCTTGGTGCCTCGGAAGATGTTCTCATAGTTGTGCCACCACTCTGACTTCCAGTTGAAGTCGTTGGTGTTGAGAAGCAGCCCTTGAAAGTTGAGCATCCGGGGTGACTCGCCAAAGAAGAAGATGTAGTCCTCTCCGAAGGTCTCCACAATCTGTTGCCGCTCCGCCCGTTGCTCCGTCACGTTGGTGATGATGAAGTTGGCGTAGTGGTCCGAGATACCTGTACGCTCCCCTTCCCGCTGAGACGAGGAGGAGTTCACGATTGGGATGGCGTTCCCCTGACTGTCAATCACCTTCATGATGCAGTAGGTGTCCTCCTTGATCTCGATTCCGCGCATGGGTCGGCGAATATTGAGGAGCTTAGGGTCCTCCCGGACCAGGGTGGCCTCATTGAACGCGGAGGTGGTGACGGAGATGAAGACAGCCATGGCGCAAGTCTACCTCAGATGACCAAGCCCTGCTTGAGGATCCAATCCTTGATCTCCCGAGGGGTAGGCTCGGTGAGGTCCTCTCGAGTGACACGTCGATGAACCTCGGCTCGGATCAGAACGCCGTAGGCGTCTTCGACCCCTACTGTGTCGTACGCCTTGACGGTGGCCTGCCTTCCGGTGACCCCAAACTTGAGCTCTACCTCTGTTCGGTCTGCCATACTTCCTCACTCCGATGCCGGGGGCGGGGTGGTTCCCCCACCCGCGTTTGGGTCTGCTGGGGCATCCGGGCCACCAGCCACAATATTCACATTGAGCGTTCCGGTGATGGCTCCCGCGATCTTCTGTAGATGCTGGTTGCGCGCGACACCCAACGGATCACGCCGCTCTGCCGCTGCAGTAGCCCGACTCTGCGCCGCCTGGGCAAACTCGGCCCGGTGCTCCGTACGGAAGTCAGCCACTGCTCGTTGCGCTTCTGGGTTGTTCGGCTGCTCGGCTAGTCGGCGCATCAACTCAGAGCTCTGCTGTGCGGTAGCGAGTGCAGCAGAGCCACCACCCAACTGCTCTGCCAACTGCGATTCGTATTCACGCATCGTTCGAGCCGCCCGCTCGCCCACCTCACCCTCTCGCCCCATGTTCCGTGCAGCGTCTCGAAGCATGCTCCGTGCTCGACGTCCAGACACCTCTTGGCCACCACGACCAGTAAAGGACATCTCTCCGACTGTCTGCCCGGTAAGGATTCCCTCTGCGTGCTCCTGTGCCTGCCTCCGACCGCGGCGCCCACCCCCTCCCAAGACCTCCATATCGTTGGCCCGCTGAGTCGCGGACATCCCTAGTGCACCTAGATTGTTGTCCTGCAGGGCAGCCATCAACTGAGAGTATTCCTCTGAGTTGCGGTCCATACTTCCGACAACCTGGTGGAAGTCGCTCTGGGCGGTTTCCCTATCCTCTCGGGAAGATGCACCTTGCAGGCGTCGCAAAGCGTCCTGAGCGGGACCCGTTCCCTCAATACCGCTGAGCGCTTGAATAGCTCCCGCATGGTTCGCCCGCATACGAGCTTGGGCCTCCTGTGCTGCCTGAATGTCAGACTCGCTGAAGCGGGCATTCCGCAGTTCTGAGGTAGACTCGCCATGTTCTGCGGCTGCCGTGCGGATCTGTTCCTGGAGGCTGGTCATGGCTCCACCGTTGGCACCAGCTCGGTTGCTCATCACGCTCATCTGCTCCATCCGTGCCTTGAACGTCTCGCTATCCGCTCCGTCCTCATCAAGAGCCGCGATCGTGTCCCGGTACAGCGCCATGTATTCTTCATTGTCTTGAAGTGCTGTGAAGTCTTCCCGATTCATGGAGAGGCTGTCTGCCTGCTCGAGCAGCATATCCTCTTCTTCTGTGTTGGCACTCCGTCGGTTGTGGTGATCAATCGCACCTCGTGCGCGTCGAGACTCTCGCACCCTGCGCCGCCGAGAACTCGCAGCGTGCCCACCCGCAGCGATGAAATCGAGGGAGTCCCTCTCCTGTGATGCTGCTTCTCCTGCAGGGGTGTTACCCATCAAGCGATCCCAGAAGCTCCCGCCGCCATTCGCCGTGTTGCCCGCATTGATCGAGACGCCGAAGTCCGTACCCCCCGCTCGAGCAATGGTTGCATCAATGGCATTCCCGCTGAAGCCACCTTCGATACGTCCGTAGATGTCCCCATGACCACCAGCAGCACGGGCACCGAGACGAGCCATGTTGATGCGGTGTAGCATCTCGCCCTGGCCGATCTCCCCGATGCGCGCCATGTCCGACACGTCTCTGTCTGAGGTCACCATTCCCATTCGAGCCATTCGCGTCTGCTGCATCTCCTCCAGCAGCCCCTGCTGCGTCATCCCGGTGGGGTCTACTCCGCGCCCGCGCAGGATCGAAGCACGTGATGCCCCCGTTTCGAAGAGACCCCGGCTCTCCAGGTCCATGGGGCCCCGGCCACGAGTTCCCGCGCGCTGTGTCGCATCGACGATGTCCCGAAAGTCAGAGGAGGACGCACTACCAGAGGCTATGCGGCCAGTAATCCTAGACATACCCTCGGACATACCCCCTGTGGTACCTCCGATCATCCGATCCATCATGGCCTCCACTCGAGAGGCGAAGCGCGTAGCGAAGCGGGTGCCCATCTCTCGGGCCTTAGTTACGCCAGTCTCATTGGCCAGGCCGTGGCCAAGATGCGACATGAAGGCATCGAAAGACCTGTTCTGGGCCATGTCCGACTCGCGGTCAGCACCTCGTTGGCCGCTTTGCCGGGTCGACTCCTCCTGGATGGCGATGTCCCCTTGGTTGCGGATCAAGCCCATCATCACCTCGGACTCTCGGCGGCCCATATGGAAGCGGCGCTGCATCACGAGGGACCCGAGATCATCCCCCTGAGAGAGAGCTCGGTCACCGATGGCTGCACGCATCATCCCGATCTGTCCGGCCATCCCACCACGCTCGAGCAGCCCGCCGCGTAGATCTCCCTCTCTGTTGATGAACCGAGCCCGCCCAATCTGGCTGAGGTTGCTATGAGCATTACGGCGGATGTCGCCGATGCTCATAGACCCCATGAGGAACTGGTTGGTGCGCCCTGCGTCGAGACCTGTGGCATCGCTGTTGGACAGAGCTGCCAGAGCGTACCGCCCCATAGGCCGCCGGCTGAACTCAGCCGTGCGCTGCATCATGTTCGTCGTGAAGGCTGAGATGGCATCTGTGCCCGTGAGGCCTCCGGTGGCTTCAGAGAGTGACTCCTTGCTCACGGCACCCATCGTGATAGCCGCCCCGAGCGTTGATGCACCTCGCATGGCCCCGAAGGCGCCTTGGCGGCCGGTGCCTCCGACAGAGCGGGCGATCTGAGCCCCCTGGGCCGACATCTGCATGGCCTCCGCTCGAGACATGCCTGTGGCCTGGGTCACCTCACGCACGTTCTTGGCGAACTGCGAGCGGTCCATCTGTCCGAAGATGCCTGAGGTCTTGGCATCCTCTACGAACTTGAGGGCCTCATTGAGGCTGCCCCCGAGCTCCTTCTGCACAGTCTTCAGCGTATCCAGCATCTGCTTGAACTTGCTGCTGAACTCTCCGACGCTCGAGACCCCCTGGAACATCCCGGCCTGAGCTCCACCTGAGATCAGGGAGTTGAGCTCGCCCGAGTTGGTCAGGGAGTTGCTTCGGAGCTCCTGATTGATCGCTGCCCCGATACCACCCATCTGCTGTTGGCCGAAGCCGCGGCCCATATGCCCCTGACCACCTTGGAAGTTGAAGTTCTGGCGCAGGGTACTGTTCAGCTGAGTCTGGTCTTGGATACCTCCTGTGAACGCCCCCGCGTATGCTCCCACAGCCTTCGATGCAACGTAGGCAGGCAGCATGGCACCACCGGCCATGGCAAGGCCTCCGGCCATACCCATCATACCCCCACCCATTGCGGTGGACGCACGCATACCGAGGCCTATTGCGGAGAAGGGATCACCAAAGGCCCCCATGGCTCCGGACATCATCAGCCCGGCCCCGGCCACGGGCATCGCGACGTTACGGCCGAAGGAGCCGATACCCGCAGCCATCCTTTCGCCAGCCATGCCTACATCGCCACCGTACGCCGCCGTGACGGCCAGGTTTCTGGCGGCTCCGCCCGGGTGCGGCATCGGCATCGGCGGCGGAGGCGGGGGAGGTGCCATCCCTCCTTGACCGCCCGGGCCACCATACGCGGAGTAGCTCATCTGCTGCGCATACCCAGCATTCTGGGCGAACATGGCGTTACCTGCAGCGATGGACTGCGAGATGTAGCTTGAGTCGTAAGGCACGACGGAAGTCTACACGATATCGCCTATAAGCAGTACGAAGGGAAACACATGCCTGATCAGAATCCACCCCAAGACAAAAACCACACCATCCTCTCATTAGATGATGTACATCTCATGCTCATCGAACACACAGGACCAGATGGGAACTCCCGCTTCCGTGCCCGCATCGCACGCCAGCCTCCGCTGGATGGGAGCACCACGGACGTTCTCAGCCTCACTGACCTCGCCGCGGTGAAGGTCCTCATCGACAGTGCGCTGCAGCTCGGGCTCGCAGCGCACAGCAGGAAGCTATGACAGACGAACGCAAGTACATCCTCATCGGCCTCGCAGGCTTCACCAGCTCCGGAAAGGACACAGCGGCGGAGTACCTCGATGACACCCACGAGATCACGCCGCGCAGTTTCGCACACACCCTCAAGAAGATGGTCCAGCTGGCACTGCCGTTCACTGACAAGCAGCTCTTCGGACCCAGTGCGGCTCGAGAGGAGATGTTGGAGGAGAGGGAGTACCTCTTCTCTGGCACCTGCGTGTCCTGTGGCAAGGAGTGCGACTTCCTCGACGAGGCGGACCTGCTCAAGGTCTGGTACTGCGTCCCGTGTAACATCAACTACCCGAAGTACCTCAACGCCCGCATCGCCTGCCAGACGCTGGGCACCGAGTGGGGACGTAGGCTCAACAAGGACTTCTGGGTCACTGCCTCACTCCATAGGACCTCGGAGGATCACTGCGTGTACACGGACACTCGCTTCATGAACGAGTGGGAGGCCATCCGGAACAAGGGTGGGTTCTTGATCCGGATCCACCGAGGTAGGCAGAGCTACGCCCACGAGAGTGAGAGAGCTCTGGCGAACACCCCAGAGACCTTCTTCGACTACGTGATCGACAACCAGTACAGCTTTGGGAACCTCCAGCTACGCCTAGACGTCATCATGGCGGACATCCACCGTAAGCTGTGGGGAGAAGAAGCATACCTAGACGCGTGGGTGTGCAACCTGCAGCGCTACCGAGCCACTGCAGTACACAGCTACGGGGAGAAAGATCCCCGGACCAAGTTCTTCACACGAGCCGTACAAGGCCTTCGTGCGAAGCTGACCACACTAAACAAGGAGAACGAGACAGATGCATGATATGACCAGCCAAATCCAGAAACTCCTCGGGGACAAGAAGCCCACTCGAGGCAACATGTATGAGCTGCTGAAGACGCTCAACCCCGAGCGCGCTGTGGGACACTCCCGCAGCCGAAGTGACCTCATCTTCAACATGCTCGTGGAACACCTCCTCGAGGCCCAGCCCAGCGCACCTGAGCCGGAGACGACGGCACTCCAAGCGGCTATCGACGAGGGTGACGCAAGCCCGGTGGTGGATCACTCGCCGGAGCGCATTGCGCAGAGGATCGACCAGGAGGTTGCTGCGGAGGAAGAGCCCAAGGGGCTTGACTTCAGCGCTGCGCAGACCAGCCGACTTCGCTCGGACAACACGAACCCGAGCCCACCCATGCAGGACCCGGACATCCGTCCTCCGCTCCTCCCCGGGCTCGAGCCTCCCGATGAGGAGGCCCCCAACCTCCTTGAGCTCCCGGAAGGGGCTGAGCCTCCGGAGGGCTACACCCGTGTCCGGAACTACGAGGGCCTGCCCTTCTGCATCGCGAAGGATGGCGGTGACCCCGAGCGCGAGCTGACCCAGAAGGAGTGCTTCTGGTTGCAGGACATTGGCCAGATCCTGAAGATCATCGGCCCCAAGCAGAAGATCATCAAGAACAACGGTAAGATGGTGCGCTTCGACCCACACAAGAACGCGCGCAAGGCGCTCAAGCGTGCCCTCAAGCAGCTCTCCTGGGTAGGCATCCAGGTGCTCAATCCGGTGGCCGACGAGATGGTCACGATGAACGAGTCTGACCTCGAGGAATCGCACGTGCACGGACCCGAGTGTGGGCACACACACGCATGAGACGTACACACGTCGTCTGCTCTCGGTGTCCGAATGAGGCCATCATGGACGGGACTGTGAGGCTGCCTCCCCGCTGGCTACACGTGTTCATACGTACGCAAGGGTCCGGGGATTCCAGCGAGTACATGGAGGGTACTGTGGAGCTCTGTCCCTCGTGCAGCATCATTACGCGAGCAGCCCTTCCTGCAGTGTTCGGCCGGATATAGGAGTGACACGATTGAGGGGGCCATGGGGCCCCCTCATCTCTCCTTTGCTACTCGACCGTGATGTCGATGGCAGGTGCTGGTGGCTTCTTCTTTTTGCCACTCACCTTGCGGCGAGATGACGTCTTCTCCAATCGCTTCGTAATGATCTCGAGGTGGGTGTCCACGATCACGCGGCACTCGTCACAGAGGTGCTGCATGTTGTGCTCCTCCTCGCCTCGAACGACGATGTACACCGCGGTCGGCTCTTCCTTGGGGTGCTGCATCTCTTCTGCAGTGACTTGAATCTCGTCGATGCGTGGGCAGCGAGAGCATGGGCGTTTCTGAAAGAACATGTTCACTTCTCAGTCTGGGAGTGGGCGTAAAGGATGTACGCCTTGACGGCGGTACGCTCGATGGTGGTCAAGGCGGTATCCGGGACGGTAGTACTACCCTTGCTTCGCTCGCGGTACCACTTCTCGAAGGAGGCGATCTCCCCGCTGAGTACTCGGTCCAGCTCCTCCCGGGACATCTCGTCGGGCAGGGGCTCAAGAGTTACGTGTACGTGCAGTGGCATTGCGTGTTCGCTTCTTTCTGGTGGTCTTTACGGGCTCAGGTTCCGGCTCAGGCTCAGGCTCAGGCTCAGGCTCTTCCCCAGGAGGGAGAACCTTCAGCTCGTCGACCTCCTTGATACGATCTGAGATGTCGCCGATCTCTTCCTCGAGCTCAGTCACCACGAGCTTGATGTGCTCCTCGGGGACCACGCCGTAGTCCTCACGTCGGATGCGCTGGTAGGGGCTGCCTGCGTCGGTAGCCAGGTAGTGTGTCTCCAAGAATGCGATGAGCTCCCTGCGCACAGAGATTCTCGAGCGCAGTTCGGAGAGCTGCTTGTAGTACTCAGAGACAGACATTGTCAGGCTCGCAAGAAGTTCAAGAAGACCTTCTCGAGGTCAGCCCCGTTGGCTGTGTCCTGGATGATCGTCTTGAGTGAATAGATGACCCAGTGCTCACGGACTGTACGCACCTGACTTAGTACGTCCCCCTGCACTTTGGTGTCGCTCGCCCGCTCATTGGCTGTGCGGAGATCCCCCGCCAGCGTGAGCATCCGAACGTCGGCGTTCGCTCCTAGCAGGAGGAACATCTTCAACAGTAGGCGGGCCCACTGGTAGTCGTGCAGCGAGGCGAAGACCTGGCCTGTGAGCTCAGAGGGCTTGAAGGCGTTCCTACACTCGGGGCAGACAGCGACATGACGTGAGATGTACTTGAGCTCGAGTGGGTGATTACACGGCTTGACGTTGCCCGTGGCCAGGTCCGTACGCTGCCCAGAGCAGAAGTACACAACCTCATCCCCGCCGCCGTTGTCGAAGCCCCCGTTGGTCCACGCCATGATCATGGCTGGGGTCGGAGCCTTCCGGGAGCGGCTGCCGTGGAACACGATCTCCAGCTTGAAGCGGGCCATGTTCTTGTCGATGCCAAGACCAACCTCCTCGTAGAGAGCCGCCAGCTGCTCCGACAGGGCCTCACTGACCTCAAGCCCATCGCCCTCGCCGGCCATGTCGTAGACGTCACCCATACCCTCAGGAAGAGCCGACCTACCCTCTGCATCTACGAGACCACTCACGTGTTACCTCCGGGTGTGCCGGACATCAGGCCCTGAGACACAAGACTGTTCGCGATACGTGGGTCATGCCCACCCATGAGCTTGCCCTTGGCGGCGTCAACCTCGTAACGCTTCTGACCCACCAGGGGGAACGACGTGATGTCCACACCGGCCTTGAGGCTGTTCAGCACCTGCTCCGTCAAGATCCGCTGGGCGACGCGGACGTTGCCTCTCAGCGTGATGCGCCAGTTGTACTTGATCTGCCCACCGATCGTGCGCAGATGCTTGCTGACGTCGGCAGACCACTGCTCAGCATCCTCCGCGATGGGGAGGAACTCCTGCATCAAGGTGCGCCATCGAGTAGAAACCTGCTCTTCGAGGCTCAGGCGCAGATGCAGAGTAAGTCCGTCCGACTCCTTGCTCGCCTTGATGACCGTGATGCCGATCTTGTTCAATGCTTGGTCGAGTCTCATTTCACACTCCCATGTCGATGACTACGCCACGGACTACGTTGCTCAGAAGTGCACCGCCTGCAGTACCCGTGAGCACGATACGGCCTGGTCCATACTTCTCGTTCTTGTACAGCACGACATCGACACCAAGTACCTTCTCGACGTTGTGATCAAACCCCAACCAGGCAGAGAAGAGCTCAATGTCCTGAACTAGGATGTGACTTGGCACGAGACGCAGGCTGCTGACCTGCTGAGAGGCGCGCACCAAGGTGATGTACGGGTTCTCTGCGGGATCGAACTCGAGGGCGACGAGCTCGATGCTTTCGAGAAGAGCATTCGTGTCGAAGACGGCCTCTTCTTGGAGCTCCGGAGGCACAACGGCCTCACCCTCATCAACAGTGCGCCAGGTGACGACGCTGTCTGGGGTCACCTCGAGCTTGACCACGTTGTTCAGGGCGAGGACTCGTCGGATGTAGTCCAAGATCCCGTCCATCGACTGAGGTAGCGCGGCTTCATGTTTTCGGAGGCTAGGCATCAGACCCTCGCAGTGCTTCTAAGATGGTGTCCCGCTGTTGTTGCTTCCCCGTGCTCCGCCTGCGAGACACAGAACGCTTGAGCGTCCCTACAGCCTCGGCAAGGACGTCTGATGCACTCATGCCCTTCTCCTCAGCGTACTCCGTAACGAAGTCCGCCAGGTGCATGGGAAGCCGCGTAGCGAACGGCTTTGATTTAGGGATCCGGGCCATGTTTACGTTTACAGTAAACGCACCGGATCCACTACGTCAAGCCGATTCGTCCTGTTGAATCTGCCTCAAACCATCGAGGAACTCGCGGAGCCCTGAAAAGCCGGGGAAGATCTCTGTAAACCGTCTCACTACAAAGTCATGGGCGGCGTCCAGATCGGCATCGCTAGGGGTGAGCCCCCCGAGGAACACCGCGGTGTGTAGTTCCTCTTCAATCGTGGACTTCAGCGCTGGGTTGGTCGCCAACCAGAAAGGCAGCCATGTCCACGTGATCTCAACCACACCATCTCGTTCTTGTACCAGCCGCATCAAAGCCCTCGAACTGTTGCCTGCATGAGCCAAGCCGTGGCATCCGTACGATCATCCGCATGGGTCCAGTCTCGCTCAATGGTGAACCAGAATGGCTTATCTGCGACAAGTCCTGCAAGCGTAATCGGCACCTCGTACATCGTGTTGCGCGCCGTGAAGGCAACGCTGGCGTCGATGATGTTCGGAGGCATGACGTAGGGGGACACGCTGCCGTACCGAACACGGAAGCGGGCAAGGTCATCGCCGGAGCCATCGCTCTCCGCGGTGAGGTAGAGGCGCAAGACCGGACTGGACACCCCGGTGTACGCTTGGAACCAAGGTCGCATGAAGCGCCCACCTGCGCTGACCACGAAGTTGCGGATGTACCCCGTCGTGGCGTTGGCGTCGTGTACACCGAACTGGGCGTAGAGCTCGTTGGACAGCGGTGCGGCTCCCGCGGCGTCCGCAACGCTCAGGTTGGGGGAGGTCAGGTCGTTGTGATTCCAGTACACATCGTCGGTCTGTGTTCGGTTCACAACCAGGCCCGTGTTTTGCCAGCCTCGTAGGTCCTGGAAGGAGGCGCCCAAGGGGTTGGCAGCACTTGTGAGGGGGGAGAGTCCAGTCCTTCCTGTAACAATGGCCAAGCCTCCGAGTGGTTTGTACAACACACCCCCACCCTTGTAGTCGGTGTCTCCCGTGTCCGAGTAGAACCCATCGAAGGTGAGCCCGTCGAATCCACCGGCACCTCCAGTGAGGATCATGGCCCGGGAGTACGTGAAGACCTGCGTAGGAGCACTCGCCAGAGCTAGGCTCTGCGTGTACCGAATGTCCCCGCCTGCGCTGTTGAGGGCCAGGACCCCGGCGCTGGCCAAGGAGAAGTCCCCGGCAGGCCCAGTTCCGACCTTCGTGAACCCTTGCGCGGCCGGATCCGTGCCGAACCGAGCGTCATACTCGATGACGCCCTGTACTCGGTCGAAGGGGATACCTCGTACCGCGCTCTGCTGTGGCTGCACGCTGTTGGTCTTGTACTTCCAGGCATGTTCTACCCAAAAGGCCGGAGCACCGTTGAGGTCGGCATCGCTGGGGTTGAGTGTGATCACGGTGTTCTCCAGATATACGCTACCGAGCTCGAGCTCGTAGCCTGTGCATGTGTTGACGAGGGTGACTTCATAGATGCCGTCTTCAGACACGACTGGCAGGGGGGCACTGTACCGGGTGTCCGCAACCAGACCAGCCCCTGGTGTAGGTACTGGCCCCTCTAACGGGATACTCGAGGTCAGTACCGGTTGTAGCGGACCAACATCCCTCTTGACGTCCTGCAGGAACACCTCTCCGAAGGGGCCCTCGAAGCGTACATAAAGACATGCCGCATCTACATCCGCAGTACTAGGGATGTAGATGCGAGAGCCTGCCCGGTACCCGCCCAGGAAGGCGCCCGTGACTAGGGTGCGTTGAGATCGCCTACGCTGGCAGCTCTCACACGTGATGGAGGCCTCGACGATGGGTGTAGTCACGCTGAAGAGGCCATACTCCCCAACACCCAGCCCTGCCCCGAGGGAGCCTCCGAGCGGAGTTGCCCCAAAGCCACCCCCAGTGTCGTACAAGAACCACTGCGAGACGGTAGTTGTGCTCGTGGCTCTGGACTCTCTGAAGCGACGGTAGCCGCAGGTGCAGCGCTCGTTGGCCATCAGCGTGTGTCCTTGAGCAAGTTGATGAGCGTCGTGATGAAGCCTGCAAAGGCTGCGATCACCGCCACGACCACAGTGGCTAGTGTGCGGTACTTGGCGCTGTCCCGCTGAACCCCGGCCACCTCGCCCGCGGCGCTGAGCTCGAGGGCTCGGACCTTGGTGGTGTCCTTCTCGGAGTTCCGCTCCTGAGTATCGATCCTGTGCATGAGCAGCGTCAGCTTCTTCTCGTTCTCGTGGACGGACGTAGACACAGCTGTAACGGCAGCCCGAACCTCTCCAATGGTTCGGTCATTCTGCTCCAGGAGCATGTTCAGGCTGGCCACAGCGAGGGTGAGGTCGCTCCGCAACTGATTGACCTCCTTGGCCAGCTCCTTGTAGTCCTCGGGGCTCATGACGTGCCCTCCTTACGACGAATGATGTCGTACAGATTCCCTCGAGCCTCTGCCGCACTTGTGGGCGGGGCAATATCTTGCGTGATTCGCGTCATGTTCTTCGTAGCCAAGTCCTGCACAGAGCTTGTCCGGGCCCTGCGCTCGCCGCGTAGTGTACTTCGTATGTCCTTGAGCACCCCATCGATGCCGTACTTCTCTGCAAGAGCCTCAAAGGGTTCGATGTGGCTTCGAGCACTCCTGTGTATGTACGTGTCCACCTCGGCTAGGTACTCCACGATCTTCAAGAGGTGGCCCCGGAGCAGGGCAAGCGCCGGGTCCTCCACAGTTGGGGTCTCCTGCATCATCCGCAGAGACTCCTGGGTCAACCCTTGTGTGACCTCCCGATTCTGGTTGCGGCGGATCGACATCATAATGGTGCGCTCGAGCGCCTGACCCTGGATCTCATTCTTGATGAGGTAGTCCTGCGCACCAAGAGAGATGCACCTCGAGGCTGTACCCATGTCGTCGTACCCGGTTGTGACAATCACGACAGCAGAGGGGTACTTGTGCAGGAAGGTCACCGCAGTATCGATGCCCATTGAATCTGGCAGTGTGAGGTCCAGCAGCACCACATCGATGGGTTGGGTATCCATGACCAACAAAGCAGAGCTCAGGTACTCTGTGTGGGTCACCTCAAACTGATACTGCGTCGACTTACTCAACAGGCGCTTGAAGTAGACTGTGTCTCCTTCATTGTCCTCAACTAGAAGTACCCGAATGGCTGTATTCATGATGCGATCTCGGCAAACTCAAACCAGTGCCTGTAGATAGTACCTGCCAGCTGCCTAAATGTCTCTGGGTCCCCTGGCTTCACCATGTAGCAGTTGGCGCTCATGTCGTAGGCCACCAGTATGTCCTCGTGCGCTCGAGAGCTCGTCAGGATGAGGACAGGTATGCGGCGCAGTACAGGGTCTCGTTTGATCTCCGCTAAAACGTCCTGCCCGGAACGCAGAGGCAAGTTGAGATCAAGTAGGATGAGGTCTGGTTGCGGCTCCTTGGGGTCCCGAAGATATTCTAGTGCCAAGACCCCGTTTTCGACAGAATGGATGTGTGCCTGCTGGGTGATCCTGTTGAACGCGCGCCGAGTCAGTACAACATCACCTGGGTTGTCCTCAACAAGTAGTATCCGTCGTAGTTTGGGGGGAGTCGAAGTCACGGGGCGGCCCTTCTGGCTTCATAAGAGTGAATGTGAACGTCGTTCCTACGTTCGGGACGGAGTCTACGCGAATGGTGCCTCCATGTCGCTCCACAATCTTCTTGCAGATGGCGAGACCGATGCCGGTGCCTCGCTTCGTACTGCTTAGTCGCTGAAAGATCATGAACACCTTGTCAGCGTAGGCCATATCGAAGCCTTCGCCGTTATCCTGCACGGTAATCGTCCAGTTATCCCCTGTGTCCACACAGTTGATGAACACCTCAGGGTCTTGATCCTTTGAACGGAACTTGATCGCGTTGCCAATGAGGTTCTGGAACAGCAGGGTCAGCATCATCTGATCGGAGAACACCGCGGGCATTGGACCCATGTGCACTTTCGCGTTCCGCTCCTCAAGGAACGTGTCCAAGTTGGCCAGCGCTCCATCAATGGCCTCGGACGCTAATGCCCACTGAAAGGTCTCCTCGCGCCCTACTCGAGAGAACGCGAGCAATCCTCGGATCATGGCCCGCATCCGAGAGGCCCCGCCCACCATGAAGTCTAGGTACTGCCTACCCTCTGTACTGAACACATCCCCATAATCCTCCTCGAGAATCTTGGCGAAGTTTATGATCATTCGAAGAGGTTCCTGTAGGTCGTGCGATGCCACGTAGGCAAAGCTCTCAAGGTCTTCATTCGAGCGCTTCAGGTCCTCTGCCTGTCGGGCGAGCCTCGAGTCCACAGTCATCTGGTTTGTGATGTCCATACACACACCAAGAAAGTGGTGGGCCTCCCCCTTCCGGTACACGATCTCACCCCGAGCCGCAATAAACCGCCCACCGTTCGTACGGTAAGTCACTCGGTACGGATGGTCTTCGCTCTTCTTAGCTAGTTCGATGGCGTCCCGAATGACCTCGTGGTCGTCCGAGTGAACATGTTTCCAGAACTCATCGATCTTCCCGCTGAACGTCTCGGGGTCTGCATCAAACATCTCCATCATCTGGGGATCCCAAACTAGAGCATCTGTGGCAAACTCCCAGCGCCAAACACCGGCCTTTGCTGCGTCTAGGGCCAGGCGGAGATGTTGCTCGCTCCTCGCGAGCTTTTGGTAGGCGAGGTACTCCTCCGTGGCATCCTCCAGCATCACAGAAGCGGTTCGGGGACGGACCCAGGTTATGTACGTCCGATAGACCCGCCCACGCAGGCTCACCGATATGATGTCTGGCTGCCCTCCTCGGGCAGCCTCAGCGACCTCATCTGCCAGATTGGAGGCACCCAGCAGCGGCAGCGGGATGTCGCCTATCGACGCACCCACGTATTGGCGGAGGTCCGTGCCGTCCAACGCCTTGTTGTTGGCCCACAGCAATACGAGCTCACGGGAGGAGCTCGTATCGTTTGGCAGCTCCCAAACTGTAGTGGCCAGCGGCAGCCGCTGGATCACAGCGTTGAGTAAGTGGGGCACTAGGCGCCGGCCCATTCCTGAGAGATGTACGCGGGGACGTCTGCGTCATACGGGCCATCGTAGACGTAGCCCGCAATCCAGTCGCCGTTCATCGGGTAAAACGCACCGTTGGTCGCGCCGAGCGTCAGCGGCATGTTTGCCTGAAACGTGGAGCCGCCTTGAGCTTTCGGGTATGTCCCTGTCGGATCGCGTAGCGTCATGGTACCGCCTGCGATCGTCTCCAACGAGAACTGAAACAGGGAGCCCATGTACATCGGTATGCCCAAGAAGCTATTGGGCGACGCTACCGAGTATGGGACGTACTCGTTGCCCGTGGTCCATGCACCTAGCCAATGCGGCCCACCACCAAAAATGGCGCGGTAGTTCGTCGACACGTTGTCCATCTGACCCACAAAGTAGTAGGTGCGCGTGCCCCCAACCACTGCCGGTGTGATGCTGAAGTTGGCGTTATAGAGACGCCTGCCCCCAGCGAACCGAATCGCGGTATGACCGCCGATGGTCGAGATTGTCGGGCGCGTCGACGGACTGGTCATCGTGTAGCCGTTGCCGCTGACATCAGGGACCGAGTCCACGTCGCCAGAAACAAGCACGGCATCACGTGCTTCCCAGCCGCCGCGAAGGTCCGTAGTCGGTAGAGTGAGCGCGGGCGCGCCGCTCACCCCCGCCGCAGCGATAGCTCCTACGCTCGACAACATCACGCGATGACTCCGGCCGCCCACGCCTCGGTGGCGCTCAGCTTGGTGATGGTGACCCCTGCGTAGTCCGCAGCAGCGTCGATGGTGCATTCGCCAGCGGTGGGCGTGTCTGCGCTGGGGCCGACAATGGCGAGCCCCCCGGACCCGTCGATTATACCCTCGTACGTGGCGTCGCCGGGCTTGATGACCAGCGCGTTGAAGCCATCTCGCAGGTCGTGGGCGACCGTCATGACGATATCTGCACCCGCCGTCGCGGTGTCGAGGATAAACGTCTTGCCGCTGTCTGCGTCTGTGAAGGCGCGCGATGCTGTGATGGTCACGATCTCGACGAACCGGCTCACCATGGGCGGGACGTTCAGCAGCTGGAGCCGGTTTCCTTCGACCACCCACAGAACCTGAACCGTTCCTGTTGAGGGCTCCGTAGCCGTGTAATACGGCGCGACAGACGACGACCAGTACTGGGCGCCGTCTGTAAGGCCGTGGCCGCCTACCAGCTCGTGGAAGCCTTGGAGTTGGATCACGAACTCGTTCGCATCTACCACTTCGACCACGAAGGCTTGCTTGGTGTGTGCCGGCGTGGACAGGTCAGCAGTCACCCAGGTCCCTGCGTTGTAATAGACCGGGATTGGGATCCCCGACGACAGCGTGAAGCCGTGGGCACCCTGAAAGACGGTCTGCTGCGACGTACCTGGCACGTAGTCGGACAAGGTAGATGGCACCCCGTACCGGTTCACCGAGACCGTACCGCTGTACGCCGCCTGCGTGCCGCCACCAACAGGGCAAGCCGTCATATACTGAATCGTTAAAGTCCCGTTCCCGGTCACTATGTTGTCTGCGAAAGCGGACCCGACCAACCGCACAACGACGTCTATGCCAACGCCGATGTCCATGACCTCCCCGCTGAAGGCGGCGATGGTCGAGTGGCTCTCAGTGATGTTGAGGTTCGCCTGCACGTCCATCAAGAGGCGCGTGCCGTCTACGCTGACCAGGGTGGTATCCACCAGCGTCAGGGTGCTCTCCTCATCGTAGACCAGCGGCGTGACCACCGCAGGCCCCGCGACAGATCCGGCGTACAGGAACAGACTCTTGACCCCAGCCAAGTTTGTGAACACGCAGTTTTCTGCGAACCCCATGAAGTTCGAGTCCACGACGCCGAAGGTGCCGAGCAACGTGATTCCGCGCATGTCCCAGGTACCTGTCGGGAAGTCATCATTCGTGACCTTCACCGCAAGTGTGCCGACCGGGCTCACCCGCACCGCGTTGTACGCCTCCTCGAACGTGGCATAGCGACCCACAGAGGCATCGGTGGCTTGAAGCGGATCCCACTCAGCGCTCGAGGCACCACCACCACTGTTGACCGCCACGGCCAGATCGTAGGCCCACTGGCCCCAGCCCCTCCAGTTCTGCCCGGCGGACCCGCGACCCGCCAAGTCAGCGTACACGGCGTTGTCCAAGGACTCGTCGGGGTCATTCACGCTCAGTGTTTGGCTCGCCGGAGCTCCCTCACCGAACAAGGGTGGTCGTAGCCCACTGCCTATATGGGGCACACTGGCCAGGCGCTCCGTGAACGTGATTACGCCGTTGTCCGTGGCTGTTAGACGGATACGGAAGGCGCAGAACTCCACGATATCGAGAGCAGGTCCGATCGTGACTGTGCTCCCAGTGATCGCGGAGAGCACCGCCACAGATCCTACCGCGTCTATGAGCTCCCAGATGTAGGAGACCCCGGCGCCCGGCGCTGGGTCGACAGCCTCAAGCGTAATGACCTCCCCTGAGATGAGGTCATGCCTGGATTGCCCTGCAGTTCCCGCACCAGGGGTTGCTTGATCGATACGAAAGGTGGCCATGTCCGGAGTGTACCACTACCTATCCGCGGGGAGGAATGCACAAAAGGGCTCTCTGCGCGCTAAGATCTACCTCTTCTGACCTATGAGCAATGTGAAGGAAACGGGTATTTCGCCCGTGAAAGGACCAACATGAACAAGATCACCAAGCTACGCACCGCACTCTCTGGCATCTACCGGGAGAGCGCCGCGTACATCAAGCACCTATCTATTCGTGGGAAAGTGGTGCAGTCCCTCTACCGGGGGGCGTTCCTGCCTCTGAGCCTGGCCCATGTGCTGGTGTCCGAGGATGCAGTCAAAGACTACGCAACGGATGAACAGCGAGCCGCAGACATCCAGGTCTGGGTCATCATGAACCAGGCTCGGTTGTCAGCGAACGGATTCCCGGCCTCGTCCGACGCATGGTTGGATTATCATGGGGTACTACTGCCCCACGACGACACGGATCCTCGGATCCTGAGGGAGCTCTACCGCTTCTTCGACGGCCCCTCGCGCTCCCCGCGAGCGTTCGTCCAGGCGTTCGTCTCGGCCATCACGGTGGCTGTCCGCATCGCCGAGGAAGAGGCGGAGTCGGTCACTGTCGATATCGAGTCGACGGATCTTAGCGACAACCGAGTCATCCTCGTGAACTTCGGCAACAAGGGTTGACACACAGGGGGCCCCAGCCCCCCTGCGCAGTCCCTTTGCTATACGATGGTCTCGGGCCCTTCCCCGTCGTTGTACACGAAGAGGAGGTCGGCCGGCTTGAGCAGAATGATCCCTGCACCGAACTGATGCTGGATATGCTCGTTGGTCGCTTGCTTGTCCCGGAAGCGGAGGAAGCAGCACTTGAGCCCCACCTCGAGATCGGGGATGGGCACAGGCTCCTCGAGGAACTTCTGACGCCCATACTTCTTGGGGATCGAGCGGATGTAACCGAACGCCAGGATGGTGGCCGTGGTGTAGATGGACTCGATGGCCTTCTCACTGGCCTTGAAGATGAGCCCAGACGTCGTCTTGTCCGACGTCGGATCCACACGCACCAGGATGTGCTCGTTCACGAGCTGGAAGCTGCGCCCATCCTCGAAGGTACACTCGTCATATGGGTGTCGCTCAGCCATAACCATGCTCGCTGTCCTTGAAGGGCCTGAAGTCCCGCTCTGCCGAGTAGCGCTGCTGCCTCATGGGCGGCTCAACCTCCATAGGACCGAGGGGCCGCCTGCCCTGCAGCTTCCACAGGAGCTTCTGTGTCGCCGTGTCCTCATCCTCACGATCCTGGGTGAGCTTCCTGATGGTCTCTTCTACGGCTACCTTCTTCTGGACCGCCACCTGCTTCAGCTCGGGATCCCCTACATGCACCTCAGGCTTCTCCAGCTCGCCGCCCCCTCGAATCTCATCGGAGTCGTGGGGAACCAGTGGGATACCGAAGTAGGTCTCCACATCGGCCTCTTTCGCCAAGACCCACAACCACCCTGGAACGCGGAAGCTGGCGGGCCCGGTCCCCTCGATGACCATGTGGCCTTTGATCTCGTCGTCGAAGGCACGCCGGATGTTGCCATCTTGGTTGGTCACCGCGGCAATCCATAGGTCTCTGGGTGTGAGCTTCATCGAGACACCTCCTCTGGGGTCACAGGACCCCAATCATCTGAGAGCATGTCCGTCTGACTGGCGAGCCACCCGAGGACCTTCTTCCCATCTGCAGTGTGCATCATAAGGGTAGGTAGGATGGTGCTGTCCGCCAGCTGCGCCATGAGCGAGTCCATGAGCTGATCCTTCACGCCTGCATCGTGCCACCCCTTAGCGTAGCCTTGGAGCGCCTCAGTCAGGACCTTTCCGGGCACGACCCGGACCCACATCTTTTTGCCGTTCCAGCCCTTCCTGGCGATGCAGCTTCCTGTGTGCCGTGTGTAGCTGAGGGCCTTGCTAAAGCTCCAGTTGAACTCTGGAGTGACGACGGCTGTGGTCTCGCCGGTCAGCATGTGGTCGACCTCACTCATCGGAGGCACCTTCATCCAACGAGAAGTCCTCGAGGGCGTTGGCCACACTAGCCTCGTCGGCCACCGCTGCAGCTGCGCCGTTGTCCAGCTTCTCCAGGTGCGCCAGGACCTGTTCCAGCATCTTCTCCGGCAACGAGCGGAGCTGGGTGCTCATCTGCTTCTCATCGGCCAAGAGGAAGATACCTGGGCGGCCGTCCGGAGTCTTCCCGAAGCGGTTGACGAGGCACATGGACTCCTTGCCCTCGCTGTTGGTGTACCGGATCGCGTACTGCTGGCACTCAGTGATGCTGAGGACCTTGTTCTTCTGCGAGTGGTACTTTGCCTTGGGCGTCTCGTAGCTCTGAATCGTTCCGTTTCCCATTGTGTCTCCTATGGCCACTGGCCGATTAGAAAGTCAGCTGCGCCCTTGCGTCCGTCACGGATCGCTTGGACTTGTCGGGGGTAGAGGACCACCTCCGACTTGGGTGTGTAATCACCGTTGATGTACACGCCCACACGATTGTCGCTGTGCCTGGCGATGTGTGTGCACAGCAGGGTCAGCATCTGTTCCCGAGTCAGTACGACATCGGAGGGTTCAGCCTCCGCATCGTAGACTCCCGCCAGGTAGCCGTTCTCTTTGATCTCGAGGTACAGGTACAGCATGCCTAACCCTGTGCGAAGCCCTCGTCATCGAGGCCGGGGAGGGTGGGTGCCCGCTTCTGCGGGATCTGTGAGGGGTCTGGGGCGCCAGCCTCATCTACTTGGTGTGGGGCCAAGGTACGGATGGGCACCTGCTGGGCGCGCTCACGCAGCTTGGCGATGACGTCTCGAGGCACAGGCCGGTTACCGAGGGTCTCCTTGATGTTGGCCTTCCGCTGCTGGGTTGCTGTGGGCACCTTGGGGCGTTCCGGCGACTTAGGGTTCAGGATGTCCTCGAGGTCCGGGCCCTCGCTGTCTTCGAGGTCGTCTGAGCTCCCCTCGTGCTCCTCCACACTGCTGTAGAAGGCGTCGATGTCGCTCTGGGTCGCTCGAGCAGTGTCTTCAAAGAGACCCTCAGGTACGTCGACTGGGCTCTGGATGACGTCTTCGAACTGGGGCGGTACGAAGACCTTGCCCACATCAGGACGAGCCGCCTCTCGCTGGGCGATGATGGTCTGCAGCGTCTCAGCCACCTCGGAGATATCGTCACCATCTTGAAGGGCGGCCTCGATGGTGCTCCACTCGACGTCCGCCTGTGTCCCGAGCTGCCGCAGGTAACGCTCCTGGTCCGGCAGCGGGGCTCCAATGCGGCCCACTGGGGGCGCTTCGGGTTCAACCCACCCAACTGTGTGTGGGACAGACACAAGATGCGACTGGGCCGCCTTCCGCTTGGCGTCGATGATGACCTTCTGCACCTCTGACTCAGTGGTGGGTACGCGGATCTCACGACCCCCTACTTCGAACACCAGGAAGAAGCTGTCCTGTTGGGTATCGAGCACATAGTTCTGCTCGACTCGCTTGATGTCTACTACGATCTTCATCTTGGGCCTCGTGGGTCTGGTGGTTGTACCGAAGCCGCCTGAGAGCGTGCTTGGTCTTGTTGTTTCTTGGATGCCCGGGCGTCGTCCTTCTTGCGCAACTGCACGAACTCGAGAGCGGCGTCTGCGATGGTCGCCACAGCCGAAAGCATCAAACATCTGTCTGCTCCTGCGGCCATGGGGATGAGGCGGTTGTACGCCAGGCAATCAGGGGCACAGATGCGGTTGGCGTTGTGCCAACACACCTCCCCATTCTTGGCCTCCCGCTCCGAGGGCTCTTCCTCGTGGATGTAGGGTCGGTTGAGGTCTGCTTGGAGCTCCTCGAGCTCTTGGTCGCGGGTGTCAGTCGACATCGGGCGGTACTCCTAGAACCGAGGCTCCGGCAAAGTGCTCAACCACTGGGGCGTCCTTCGGAACCAGCCAGGGCCACGTCAGCTTGTTGGCTGTGCCCTCCCAGTCGCACGATCGGCAGGCCGCACGGTTCTGGGGGGACTGGAGAGGCTCCGCATTGCGGGTGAGATTGATCGTGGTCTTGTGGCACTTGGGGCACTTGGGCTTCTGGTCCTCCTCGAGCTCCGCTACCTGCTTCTTGAGGTACACGTCGTGTGCCGCCGTGAACGCCGTCTCGACTACCGCGGCGACGACATGAGACATGATGTAGTCCTTGCCTTCCTGGTCGTCGTCCTCGACAAGGCCGATGAACTTGAACGCCTGCATCAGGGGTCCGGATAGCTGGGCCGTCACGAGGCGCAGAAGCACCTTTGAGATCCTCTCGATGTCCCAGACAGCCTCGTTCGTGACGGTACCTACAGCGTCCGAGAGGCTGCCAGACCAGCTGCAGTTGGGGCACCTCGTGTCGATGTTCTTGAGCTTGTCCCCGGCAGCATCGAGGAGCGTCACGGCGCCCTGCTTGATGACGAGGTCGATCGACCCACAGTCCGGGCACATATACTTGGCGGTGGTGGTCATATCTACTTCTTCACGAGCCGGAGCTTGCGCTGTGTTGAGGCGAAGTTCCTGGCTTGATGGTTGATGTTGTCTATGAGGGAGAGGTTGTCCTCGACCTTGATCTCACGGAGGATGCACACCTCTCCGTACGCTCGAGCCAGGGCAAAAGGGTGAGTACCTTTGCGGTGAGCGCCTTTGCCATTCCGCACGAAGTACTCCTGTGTGGGGTCTTCCATGTAGATCGAGGGCAGGTAGGCCGTCTGCATCGTCACGATGACGTCCACGTACCCAGACGTGGCACAGGCGACCACAACATTGTCCACGGGCCAACCATTGAGGAAGGTGATGTAGAGCTCCTCGAGGGGATCATCAGAGATGGTCCTGTAGTCGAGGTAGTCGAGGTCAGTGTCCATAGTTGAACCCGAAGATGTACTTCTCGCCATCGATAGTGATCACCTCATCGTAGGAACCGCAGCAACCCCCGTCCCGAGCGCGTCGCCACTCCTTCATCTGGAAGCCGTTGGACATCTTCGCCCAGCGCTCGTTGTCTACGAAGTCCCTGTCTTTCGTGGCAGCCTTGAGTGCATCCCCAAGAGGGCCATGCACAGCGGGGTCCAGGTAGTCGTGACGGATGCACCACATCTTGAACGGCGGGGACTTCACGGTTGCCTCGTACCGGAAGATCTTTCGATACCACCGGATCCAGGCTACGGGGTCGAAGCGTGCCTCCCCCTCCAGAGGCTTCATCCCAAAGGACGTGTTGTACTTGCGAATGCATCCGAGGTACGCGTCCAGCTCCCTGAGATCTGGCGTCCAGTAGTCCCGGGTCCTTAGCCCGGACAGGCCCCGGGCCCGGCACTCCTCCCAGTGCTTGTACGTCTCGCAGATGTACGTCTCGCTCTCTACCCGCTTGTAGATGTCCTTCCAGACCAACGGGTCCTTGCTGTCCCACGGGATCTGGTTCTTCTTGAGCCAGTCCACTAGAGTTGACCGAGTACGGATGTACTCCTGCGCCTCTTCCGGACCATCCGCTTGGAAGTAGTGGATGACCCGGGGCTCACTTGGGTGGTTGATACAGTACTGAGGCATTGGGCGGGGTGTCTGCTTGTCGGAAGGTTCGAAGACTGCTTGGGATGGCTCGAGCACGCTGGCGTCGAGCTTGGTAGGCATCAGCTTGCTGCTTGTAGACCTTGCCGAGACTGATCTTGGCGACCGACTTGACGAAGTCCTTGAGAGCTTCCTGCTGATCCTGGTCTCCCCGCTTCGCCGCCTGAGCGAGGAACGGGAACATGCGGCTGCAGTACATCTCGAATGCCTCGATGGCGGGCTTCTGCTCCTCTTTGGAGAGGGAGGCTTGTACGAGAGCACGAGTGGCCAATAGCTGCTCTTCCTGACGCTGCAGGTAGATCAACACGAAGACTGACTCCAGAAGGGTCCCCCTTGGAGGGACACCAACATACTTGTCGTAGAGCATGTTGGCATAAGCCCATCCTCCTGGAGTCTTCAGCCATTTTTTATGTCGTCCAGGACGAAGAGCTTGTTCACACGCAGGTTGAACCAGTACGAGTGTGTCATCAGCGTGTGGACAAGGGCCGGGGGATAGCGCCGCACGAGCTCGTACTTGCGCATGAACTGGTCCTCGTGGAAGACCATTTGGCTGGCTGTGCCAGTCACGTGGGCCGGGAGCCTGGAGCCGTTGAGCTGCACGAGTGAGGCGACGCAGAGCATGAGGCTGAACCGCTCAGACGTCAGCCCAATCAGTCGCTTGTCGTCGAGCTCCATCTGGAAGATGATCTTGCGGATCTCTTCGTTCTCCATGGGCGAGACAGAGCGGAACTTGACGGTCAGCACGTCCTTCTTGATGGGGACCACCTGAGAGAACTCGCCCGTGGCCAGCCCCTCGCCCAGGTCCAGCGGCGTGACGAGCTTGTCGATGAGCTTCTGCTGCTCGGGGTTGTTGATGAGGTCCTTGTTGCTCCGTCGCAGCATCTGCTCGAGCTCGAGGTCGTCCATCTGCTCCATGATGGCAGCCATCTTGTTCGGCGACGCCCCCGTAGGGGTCTCATTCTGCGGCGGAACGGCGGTCGGCTGCTGGGTACCAACCTCCTGCTGCAGCGCAGCAAGGCCTGCCAGCGTCCCCTGGCTCAGAACCCGCTTCGTAGGGTCTGCGGCCTCGCCCCCGATGCCATCAACGGCCTTCTGCTGCATCGCCAACGAGCCCAGGGTCGTGTTGCCGTCTCGAGCCACCTCATGTTGGGCCGCGGCCCGGTTGAGATCTGGGATGGGTTGCTGCGCCCGGCGAGCCTCCTCAGCCTGGCGGGCACGTTCAGCTACATCCTGCTTGTACTGAGCTGCAGCTGGATTCTCGACGCCCTTCGGCTGGGGAGGAAACCCTACCGTCACAGGGCCACTACGCTTGGAGTCGGTCATGCGTAGTGTTTACAGAACGTCTACAGCTTTGTCAACGCATCTCTCGCATCAGCTAGGATTGCGCCCACATATGCAGGCTCCAGGGCCTTTTCCAGCAGGAAAACAGCACTCTCACAGACCGGCCGACTGTCGTTCCAGAGGCGGAAGGCCCCACCGAGGGCTGTGAACGCCTCGAGGTCGATGCTCTCAGACGACATGCAGCATCCTTCGTACAGCGAGGGAGTGTCTCGAGAGCTCATTTGGCGCAGAACGACCTGTTGGCCGAGATTCAGGGCCTTGCAGACCACAATCCGCCCGTACAGCTCACTCTCGGCGACGCCCCAGCGGCTGCTCCAGGCCCAGAGGTCCCCAGCTGGGCCCCATATGCTCAGAGAGCCCGCTCGGGGCTCCAAATGGGCTCTGGAGGGAACTGTGACACTAGCCATCGATGACCTCTCGGTGGTCTGCTCGGAACTTGGGCAGGATATCGGGCTTCGAGGGCGTCTTTTTCCGCGGCTCGAAGCCGCTGCCGCCCCGGAGAAGGCCCTGCTTGAGGATGTGGTGCTGCAGCCAGTTCATGGAGGCGACTTTGGCCTTGGCCAGCTCCTGATTGATCTCGGCCTCGGCCTTCTCCGCCATCACACCGCAGCTGGGACACAAGAAGAGGCCCACAATCTGGGTCATGGTCGTGGCCGGGACGTCCTTGGTGCAGCTGAGGCACCTCACTTGTTGTACCGGAACTCGACGGTCAGCGCTCCCATCCCTGTGGGGACGTGCGTGCTCGTGGTGAAGGGATCAGCCTCGCTCGTCCTCTGGAAGCCCCGAGTCTGAGAGACATTGATGGGGTCAGCATGTCCTCCCTCGATGGCGTCCGCCAGATTGCGGAGCAAGGTCACCGACAACTCGCGTGCCCGGGCATCTACTACGTGTTCTGCGTTCTTACTTGGCTTAGACATATCAACTCCTATGGCAAAAAAGACCAGGCACTGTGAGAGGTTGTTTGAGGGAACAAACTGCTGAAGGGTGCACCTCTCATAGTGCCTGGGCCCGGGCCACATCGACCCATCCACGAACCAAGGTTCGCACCGAAGACAGAGTGTTACCCGAGACGAGTACCGCTGTCCACAAAATCCAGTAGACGATCTTTGGCCACCTCCCACGGAACTACATAGGAGGTGGCTGCGAAGAGCCCGGCCTGGTCGAAGTAGTTGAACCCTGCCTCGTCGAGAAGCTCACGCAGCACAACTGTCTGCTCGTTCGCTGGGTAGTCGTGTGGCTGGTACCCGGCGTAGACCATCCCGAGCCAGGTGTTGAAGCTGTACCTCATCTCGTCCTCGACCTCGAGGCAGTGGGTGTACCCCGCCAGCGTCCGCATGGGGACGGCGATGCCGTTGCCGTCTCGAGAGCCGAACTCGGAGCACTCGGTATCTATGATCTCGATGACGTCGATGACCAGCGACATCTGCCGGCTGCCCATGGTGGCCTGCACACCGTCTTGGAACTCTTGTCTCTCCAGCATGTACCTGTTGGGCTTGAACAGAGACGCCTGTTTACGTTTACGTAGCTGCATGGTGTTCTCCTTCTACCTTGCTTATAGGCGGAAAGAGAAAGAACTCCCACCGAAGTGGGAGCCTCTCGTCGCTAGCCTCGCTTCTGCGGGCTCAACAGCTCCCGCAGCGCTACCAAGGCCTGGGGCATAAGGGGCATTGAACCGACAACACCATCCCTGCCGATGTAAATCGCCCCATCATCCTCGTCCATCTCGAGCTCGAGGTCTCCCAGCGTGGCTGCGAGGGGGCCAGACAGCGTGAGGTACTCATATGTGGCGTCCAACCACTTGGCCTCCTCCGGCGTCAGCACCAGCAGCTCACCATACTTGTAGACGGTGGCCTTCTCGAACGTGATGCCTTCTGCCTTGTTTTTCTTCTCGGTCATTCTTTCAGTCTCACTTCCAGGTTGTTGATGTGGCTCAGTTGTAGGTGGATCTCACTGCCGCGGCTCTTCCGCTCGAGGCTTACTCGCTCCCCGTCCTCGAACATGCAGAGTTCGAGGTCTCCAACACAGATGATCTCGTACACAGCGACGGCACGCATGAGGCGAACTGTGGCCACCACCCAGACGGCCTCTTCTTCTGTGAGACAGAACTCCCGGATGCGGTACTCCATACATGCAACCTTAGTGAAGACATGCCCGAGAGGTACTAGCCGCTCGTCGATGGCTTCCGCTACTTCCCGCGCCTCTGCCTCCTCTGTGTCATAGCTCATGGTTCCCTGCTTTCATGTGCGCGATGCGCTTCTGCATGACCGTCACCTTGCGGTAGCGGTCGGTGAAGGACTTGTGCTTGCGCAGGACGGTTGTGTCCCCCGCCGCGGAGCACGGTGTCGAACAGGACACCCAAGGTGTGGACCTGCTCTTCGGTAAAGGATTGGGACGCATGGGGCTTCTTGTTCTTGGTGCCCCATTTGTTCTCAGGCTTCGTATCTGTTGTGTCGTCCATGTCAGGTTCCAGGTAGTTGGAGGAGCTCCTCGGGGAGGGTGCATACACTGTGACTCCGCCAGCTGTCACGCTCCCAGAAGAAGTTCACCTTGTCGAAGGGTGAGCCGAGCTTGTACATCGCCGAGAAGATAATCTCCTTGGCCCGCTCCTGCTCAGCCAAGTAGGCCATCTTCGCCTGGTACACGACGTCGTCTCGGTAGGTACCCAGGAAGTGAGACACGCTTCTGCTAGTCCCCACCTGCCCGTAGTTCTGCTGGAGCCCGCTACGCACCACCCGGTGCGTACCGTCGAACTTCTCCCACGCCGTCAGGATGCTCCCGAAGGTGATGTCCCCGTACCTGAAGGGCTCCCCAAGGATGTAGATGTGGTCAATCTGCATCAGGCACCTTGAGAGAGTAGCTCGCAGCCACCGACCGGAGTTTCCTAGCTAGTGTCTCCCGGCAAGATTTCTCCGTGCGTTCCATATCGGAGCCCATCCAGAGTGCCGCCTTATACCACTCTGCCGCCACACTATCGTGAGCCTGCTGAAGGCCTCGCAGCAGTCCCGCCTGCTCGGGTATGCCCAATAGGCGTTCAGCGAACCAGGCTGCGTGCTTCTTCTCATAGTTCTCATGGTAATCCTCATCCGGGATGAACAGCCCAATGGCACACTTGGCTCCATCATCTCCACGGAGACGGCACCACCCCCCACGACGTAACGCTGTACGGGCTCTTCTTCACGATGAAGTGATCCCAGACCTTGTCGAACATCTCCTGGGGCGTCATCAGCACCACGACCCGGTCAAGATGGTGGGCTCCGTGGTCTGCTCCAGAACCTCCCGGAACGTGGACAAGCCTCCCTTATCGTTGCGTAGCACGTAGGTGTTGAGTTCTGCTTCTGTGGCTGCTCGGGTGACGGTGTCTTCCCGCAACTCGGGCTCCGTCACATCCGTGTGGTGTAGCTCCACCGCCTCGCAGGATGTCCTGGCGATGACCCAAGATGACTCATCAGTGCTCGGCTCGCACACAAGCCACAGGGCCAGGGGTGTGGGCACCTCCTCCAACTCGACCTCGTCGTTGACTAGTTCATCCACCGCCCCGAAGATCTTATGATCCAAGACCTTGAAGTTGCCCTCGAAAGGGGTCTTCTGCTCTACCAACAGGCTGAACAACGCTTCTTCTAGTGTCTCGGCAGCCACAATCGTGGTGCCTTCTGCGGTGTACATCATCTCAATCTTCCACTTCTTCATGTCTTCCTCGCTGTCTTGGTTGGCTCGAGGTTGGGCACCCCGTGTTGTGCATACTCGAGAGTGGGAAGCACAACCAAAACGGCCAGCATGAAGCCAGCCGCCAAGGTGCCCACCACCACCACCATCAAGATGTTGTCGAAGGCCTTAGTCACAGATGTTGCCTGTCTGGGCATCGATGATGCTCAAGTCCTTGGGTGGGGCTAGTTCAACAGGCTCCACCGAGTGAGGCAAGGGCAGGTGGACGATCACGAACCGATGCAGGCAAGGCCGCAGTGACTCGAGGTAGTCCGTCATGTCCTCGTAGGTCTCGAAGTCCTTGTTCCACCAAGGGCCCTTGGGGCGCTCGAGAGGCACCCCCTTGAACCAGTAGTGGAGCCGCCAATGGTTGTTCACGTAGTTGCGCATTACAGACGTTCCTTGTTGCAGTTTGGACAGACCCACCCGTAGCGGGTACTTGAGTACTTCCATCCGTTCTCCTCCAGCTCCTTGTCCGAGAGGGTGAAGAAGGTGAGAGTGCTTGGTACACGCTCCACGAGGATTGCTCCAGGGCTTGCGTCGTAATCAGGCTCGAGAGTGGCCGTGAGCTTGAGCTTCCTCTTGCATCGGCCCGAGCTTGGGGTCCCGGCACACTGGAACTTGACCTTGAATGTTACGGTGTTCATCGAACCACCACTTCCGTCATTATTTCCCACGCTGGGTTTAAGGGCTCCGGGACTCTGTCCCCAGGCAAGTACAAGGGGTGCCCAGGGAATCCCTCCTTGGTCGCGCCCAACGTTTCGACCGGGAGGACATCTGACGCATCCTTGATCATACGGAAGACATTGTCCGCACGGTTTATGCCTCTGCACACCTTTGCGGCATTGGAACCCCATCCGCAGATGACTCGGTCACAGTCGTCCAGAGCTGCCTTGATGAACGCGTCTGCTCTCGGCCCGACCACGTCTATGTCCTTGTACGATGCCTTGATGAGGTCCTTAGGGCATGTGGCCCGCCAAGCAAAGAGGTTGACTACCTTCAGTCGATCATACCCCCACAGCTTCGAGTACTTTGTGATCTTGCGGATGGTGGCGTCGTCTTCCTCCCCATCCGCCGTGCTGGGGTTCAGCATGATCCACAGGATCCCAGTACCATAGACGTCTCCCCACTCTCAGCTGAGCTCATACCGGTACTGACCTTCGATGTACGCAGACTTCTGCGTCACGACTCCGCCGCCTTGTCTGCCCAGTACTTCTGCTCGGCAGCGTTCATGGCCTCGATGAGGATGCCCAGGGGCGTCTCAGACTGGGCTGCTCCGTACAGGAAGGCGACTGCCCTCCCGAGGTCATGGCCCATGCTGATGGAGGCCTCTCGGCTGTTGAAGTGCTTGCCCTTGATGTGTGCGATCACGACCTTGCCCGCACGTAGGAGGGTCTCATTGCCTCCGTCCTTGACGTCCATGCCGATCTTGCGTGTCCAGCTCGTGATGTTGTGCGACCACGGTGTCATGACTTCTCTCCTTCCTGCATCTGCCTCTCGGCCCGCTCGGTGCGTTGCTGCTGCAGATTCTTCAGGACGTCCTCGTCCCACGTGTTGATGGTGTACCAGCCTTCAGCGGTCACGAGACAGGCCCCGCCGCCGAAGACATCCGGCACAGCGGACCCGGCACCCTGGGACCAGGTGAAGAGGATCGTACGCTCTGGGTTGTTCTCCCGGAGGAACACGGACAACCATGAGGCCGTCGATGCGATCTCTCCTTCTTGGGTCTGACTCGGGTCTGCATAGAGATGCACGGCCCCGTCCTCGAGGCGCATCTCAGGCACCCAGAGGTAGCAGCTGTCCTTGTGGAAGTTCTTCTCGATGAGCTCCGTCTGACGCCCCTCGATGATGCCCGTGTCCTCCGACGTGCTGATCAGTTCGATCAGCTCTCCCAGCTCTTCGTAGGAGGTCTTCAACCACCTCCGCTCTTTCGGTGTCAGTTCCAGGATGAATGAGAAGTGTGTGTAGTACTCTTGCATATGCTCCCTTTCACACTGCTTATAGGAAAAGAGAAGACCATCTTGGTCCTCTCTCCAGGCGTCACTTCCGCCTGTTCTTCTGTTTGCTGCGTCGAGCCGTCTTGGAGCGGCTCTTCTGCTTGGGGGTCTTGTATTGCTTCTGCTCAGTAGGCCCGTCGAGTACAGCAAGTGCTCTTGCTACATCCAGTTTAGGCTTCGAGCGCACACCACCTCGCGATATCTCACGATCAAGCAGACGCTGCGCAGCGAGCCGGATCTCGAGCTCGCTATAATCCCTGTTCAACAGGCTGTCTTCGGGCTCAGTCACTGGGCACCTGAAGCCCATGGTCCTGCGCCACGTCCACAAGTAGCTCCCGGAACACGTCTCCACGCCTAGATAGCGCGCAGATGTCGTGCGCCTGTTGGAGTTCGTACAGCAGGTTTTCGTGGTCCTCGCACCCAGGCTCGAGTGCCCCAAGTAACTCATCTGTGTGCTCTCCAAGGCCAACTCCCTCAAAGAGTGGGTCGTAGTTGTCGTCAGAGATGAAGAGGCCAACGGCACACCTGACCCGAACCCCATTGTGTGTCCCCACGCCCCGGTAGGCGCACTTCCGCCCGTTCAAGCTGAATGGGGCCCCACCCACGATGAAGTGTTGCCACACCCTGTCGAAGATCTCTTGTTCGGTCATCGCTTGTCCTCTCGAGCCATAAGGCCCTCCGACACGTAGATCCCCACCTCTTTGGTGACGTCCCCGTGCAGTGGGCATTGCTTCTGTTCTGCTCGCCCCACGAAGTGGGTGCATCGCCCTGCTGCCTTGCCGTCTCCCGTCACCGTGATGATAGGGCAGTTGTTCGGCATCCAGGGCTTTGGCCTATCCAGTTTGTTCATACTACTTCTCCTTCACCTTGCTTATAGCAAAGAGAAGACCATCTTTTGTGGCCTTCTCCCGTCTCTACCGTCTACTGGGGGATTTGTAGATCCTCGTTCTTCGCGATCCTCTTGAGGCCCGCCTTTAGCTTCGAGTGACGCTCCCTCACAGAAGCATCATCGTGAGCTGTCTGGAGTACCGTGAGTAGCTCCACGTGGTCTCGAGCATCTGGCTCCACACAGGCGAGTATCGCCGCACGGGCATCCTCGTACACCAGTGCGGTCTGCTCAATCTCCGGATCGTAGAGCTCATCTGAGATGAAGATCCCGATGGCACACCGAGACCCATCCGGGCATCGGTACCTGCACATCTCGTGCTCTCCGCTGTAGCTGAGTGGGGCGTTGTTCACGATGAAGTGATCCCCAGACCCGATTGAACACGTCTTGCTCGGTCACGCCGTCTCCCCAATCGCCGAGGCTAGAGTGTCAATGTCGTCCTCGGTGAACAGGATTCGTGTCCCGTCCGGGAAGGTGATGGTGTACGTGTCGCTCAGCTCAGTGGCCCTGGAGCACTCCACGAGCACCTCCCGGAACGTTGCACACTCGCCCGGGAACAACTGGTTAGACGCCATCTCGACGATCCACTTGGCATCCCGGTACTCCAGCTGGTGCTTGTTGTTGATCACCACTCGGGTGATGGTCTCCATGGTGTTGACACACTCGGTCTTGTTCTTGTCAGTCATCGATGTCTCCTTGTTCTTGTTTCAGTGTGATGATGAAGCAGTCCGACCGAAGTAGGGACTCCCTCTCACCTTCGTCATCGCGCACCCAGACACGTACCCCGCCATCGTCGGGGCCCTCCAGGGTGTACTTGCTGTACCCGTAGAAGTTCCTGCACCAGACAGTAGCGCCTGAGTGCTCCATGTCTTGGATCGGGCGGACCTGGACTCGCTTCAAGATGTCATGGTCGGTCATGGACGATGGAACTCCCGAGGTAGGTGGGCGTGGCAAGCCACTCCGGATGGGCTTCAAGGACCTCAGCCAGGTTACTGGTGGCGCGTCCTTCTTCGTCATCTGCCCAAGGTAGTTCGCTCGGATCCTCTACGAGGATGACGTCCCTCTCCGTGAAGGGGTCATCCTCGTAGACCTCCCACTCATGCATCTGGTTCATGGTCTCTACCGCCTGTTCCCAGGTTGCTGCAGTGACCCAGAAGAGCCCACCCCCGGCGTCGAGCTGCCACACTTGGAGTTGGACCACCTCTTCGTCCTCGAGGGTATCCGGCTGCTCACTGAGCAGGACCTTGAGCTCGCCGGGCTCCCAGTCCTCGCCACAGAAGGGACAGTAGTTGATGAAGCAGTACTGATCCTTCCCCTTCCCGCCGCGGTAGGCGATGCCGTACAGGTACTCCTTGTGCTCACCCTTCTTGAACTCCTCCATGTTGACCCGGAGGACGGCGTGCAGACCCTTCCCAGTCCCGTTCGCAGGACCAAGCATCCGGGTCATCGTCGGGCAGGTGTGGTTCTCCCATGGGCGGCACCACTCCACCCTCCCCTTCTCGACTAACTTCTGGGCTAGCTCCTGTAGGCGTTCCATAGGCCCAATCATCTCCAAAGACTGATTCTTCTCGTTCGTTGACGTCATGTGCGTCTCCTTCTACCTCACTGATAGCCAAAAAAGAAGGAATACTCACGCTGGAGCACCCCTTCTAGTTCACCATCCGCTCAGCTCAGAACGGGATGTCGCCATCGGAACCTCCTTTGTCTGGGTATCTCTCCTCGAGGTACTCGTAAGAAGCCTTCGCCTTCAGGTAGCCATACACTCGGAATGGGGCTCGCAGGAAGGCGAACGGGACGAAGAGTGTCACCCAGATCCCTCCTACGAGTAAACAGAGAGCGCCCTCAACGATCTTGTTGGCATAGTTCACCCAGGACAACGCCTCCTCCAATAGGTCTGTGTCCCCGCTACGGTTGAGGATATCCGTCCAGTGTGGCTTCGCCCACCACCCAACTTTGCGTAGCTCCTCCACGTACGTCTTGAGCTCATACTCAGTCAGGTGATCTAGGTGCTTGGGCTTGGCCTTCACAGGTTGTGCTCCGCCACTAGACATACAACCTCGATCTCGACACCGAAGGGGAGCTTAGCCAGCCGCCGAGCCTCCGATGCGTTGGCGCGCTCATCGTGGAACGTGGCCTGTGACATGGCTGCCACAGGCGTAGTGGGGTGTTGGTATAATCCCCATCAGGCGGAACAGTCGTGTGTAGGTAGTCACCAACCTCCCACTCAGGGAGATCTACGCGTGTCGAGCTAAACACTCGAAGCACATACATGCAGTCACGGTCATCCACCCAACGTCTCCTCGTTGCTACACACGTCGATCAAGGCCAGGGCCAGCAGGGTGTTGAAGTCCGAGCCTGTGTAGCGCCTGCTACCCATGTCGTTGTCGATCCTGACGCTGAAGAGGTCATCGTCGTTCCTGAAGAAGATCCCCGGGTACCCGCACTCAACCAGCTGCTTGATGAAGTACCCAGTGAAGGACTTGTGCGTAAGGTCGGGAACCACCCGCTTGTTCTGCGTGAGGCATGGCATCCCAGGCTCCCACTCCCAACCAGGGCAGTCGATCAACTGTTCCGCCACACTTCGCTGTTCCATGTTCATCCTTGTTTCGCCTTCTCGCGCACTTCTGCACGTAGTTTGTATAGTCGGTAGAGGTCGCCCGGGCGGATGGTTGGGGGCACCTTCTCGATGCTGTCCCGAACCTCTCGTGTGAGCCCAAGCCAGGGCCTGTCCATGAAGTCACGAATATAGTCCGCTCGAGTGTCGTCCCCGTGGAAGTCGAGAGCCTCCATCAGGTACATGAGGGCGAGGAAGATATCCACCTCCGCCTCGTGATGGGACAGCATCGGCTCCTCTTCGATGATCTGTCCCTTGCTGCTTATGCCGATGACGGGTGCGCCCATTTGTCGAAGTCACTCCACAGCCTTGTGGATCCCCCGCCCAGCCGCCTCAGTGGTGGCTCGAGCGAAGTCGGAGGGTAGGCGGTGCGCCTCCAGCATGTGCTTCGAGCAGATGTCGAACCATTGGGTCTCGCCCTCCCCAAGCACACCGATGACACAGTGGGATGCGGATCTGGGTGACCTGTCCGGACCTCCGATGGTCAAGGTCACAACGAGGTACTTCTGTGCAAAGGCCTCTGCAGCGTGTGCCGCGGTCGGCGCCTCAATGGTCTCTGGGCCGGAACCCTTCCGCCAGACTTCCCAAGTGGGACCCTTGGGGGGCTTGGGCTTGGGTTGCGGGCACAGGACCTCGTACGTGCACTGGAGATAGCCCTCCATACGCACGATCTCGTCATATTGTTCTTGTAGTGTTCGGTCGACGTTCATCATTCTTCACCTTCTTTCTCGTTGATTGTGACCACAACGCAGTCCGCGGCCCAGGCGTCTGTCCCATCCTTGAACAACAAGAGCGGTGTGTGCTCCGAGGGATAGTCGATCCCAGTAAGGACCCGGCAATCCACCCGGGACCCAATCAGCACCCAGACACGCGTACCTATCGGCTCACCCGGCCGAGGCCGCCGCACGTGAACACCGAGGTTGGGCTCGGGCACCCCCGGAATCAGGGCAAGGGCTTCCTGAAAACAGTTCTTGCAGAACCACCGTGAGCCGTCTCCCGAGTACTCCATCATGATGACAGTAGGTAGGCCCTTGGCGCCGCACTCATCACACGTGTACCCCAAGTCGGCACTACATAGACGCATCGGGCTGTTCCTCCTGGATGGCCGCCCGCTGATCTCCGTCCCAGGCCAAGGTAAGGCGCTCATTGCATGCTGCAGCGAAGGTCGCCCAGTCATCCTCCCGGTCTGGAAAGCGGCCGGCGCAGAAGCCCAGGGCCATATCGAAGGTGTCGAGGATGGCGGCACAGTCCACCTCAGCTACCCACCTACTGAACTCAAGGAAGAGATCCTCGAGATCCTTACTCATCTTGGTTGTCATATGCAGTCCTCCAGCTCTGTGATGTGGTCCTCTGTGAGCATCCAGGAGTTGCCTTCGTACTGGAAGATGTACTGCTGCCCTCGGTAGCCCTCGTCGTCCTCCTGGAGAGGAGCCTGCTCGCAGGTGATCCTCATCCCATTATACATGCTTCTCTCCCCTGGAGACATCCTGCATGCCATGTCAACTAGCCAACGGATCTGTGCCCTGTCGAAGACCACGTTGTCAATCTCTACGCGGGTGACCGCATCGATGGTGATGTAGGCGGGCTCGGGCTCTTCTGCCATTGCAACCGCCGCCGTGCCTAGATCCGTTGGCTTGACCTCTTCCTCCGTACCTGCGAACTGGAAGGTCTCTCGGTACTGTGCCATCGCTACCTCCACCGAGTACTTGTGCGGACTCCCCTCAGCGGGGGACACCCCGAGGAACGTGACAAGGATGTTGCCTCGTTGGACGGTGTCGCCCGAGTTCTTGAGCGTGCCCACTATCAGGCGCACCCAGAGCCACTCTCGGTCAGTGAGTGGTCGTCCTACTACGTCGAACTTGTTGATGATCTGTCCCATATTCTTCCCTTTCACCTTGCTTATAGGCCAAAGAAGGTCCCTCTCAGGACCTTCTTCTACTCAGCACTAGCTCGCTGGCTATACCAGTCGGAGCTTACCCTTGGGCTTCTTGGGCCCAGAGAGCTTCTGCGTGGTCTCTGCCTGCGTCGGGGTAGGCCTCTCCTCCCCTCTGGTGGTGCCGACAGCACCCATCTTGCTGAAGGACATCACGTCATCCATGTCTGGTCCATAGATGATGGCAGCAAGTGCCGGCCATGGGATGTAGCAGCTGAAGGATCGCATGTTGAACGAGAGCACTGCCTCGATCCCCTCCTCATGCATCTCGACCTTTGGCGGTCGCGCTAGGCCCTCGCCTAAAGAAAGCCGTACGAAGTCCTGCGACATCAAGTCCTCAGGTAGTTGTACGCCCGGTGTCTGCGGACGCACCATGACGTCATACAAGAGCTCGTTTTCTGCGACCATCTCTGCAGCTGCCCACACGTAGTTCATTCTTCCTCCAAACCACCCGAGGGTGCTCGTGCCTCTACCTTGATGTCCCCTACTCGGCAGTGGTACCGGTCCCCAATGGTTGAGGTCAGGAAGACGGTGTCTTCATGCCCTGCCTCGATCCACGCCACTATGAAGCTGTGGGCAGCTTGGGGCGGGGACTGAGTCGCTGGCCACCCTATCTGATCCCCAGTCATCACCATGCAAGGGCCCATAGCGCTCATCCAGTGCACGTAGTTACCAAGCCGACCTTGCATGGGCACGATCTTCGGAGGCTCCCCCAACTCCTGTGCGATGCGGTCCTTGTATTCCTTTTGGAACTCCTCATCAGTCATGTGGACTGACTCAGCCTTGTGTATCTCCACGCTCTTCGACTTGGGGAATGGGGCTCGGAAATCGGGGTGCCTGACCTCCTTGAAGGGGACCTCGAGTGGAGAAGGTGGCTCTCTCTTGTCTTGGTGACGCTGCTCGTTGAGGTTCATGAGGTGGTGGACACTCATGTGCGGGCTGTACACCTGCACACCGAGGTAGCGGAAGTGCTCACCCAGCCGGTGCTCCAGCGAGGTGCGGACAGCCTTGTAAGCCGTGCGAATGATCTCCGTGTCTGTGGAGTACGGGCTCAGGTACCACTTGCGTGCCTTCTGCAGCACAGGTCGGCCTGGGTCCCCGGGGACACCCCCGTTCACGTCTGACTCGTAGTACGTGAACTGGAGCAAGAAGCCGTCGCCCTTCTCCAACAGGAGGAACTTGGGACGGTCATACAGGACCCTGCCGAGATCGATACGCTCGAGCTCGGCCATGATGTCAGCTCGGGTCTTCCGCTCTTGCTTAGCCATGCTCACCTCCGCAGTCGATCATCCGTGCACCTAGCTGCTCCATGATCGAATCGATCGTGCGTACCCTGTCTTCCACACGCATACGCACGGTGTGTCCCTCCCTCAGGAACAAGTGAAGGATGTGCGGGTTCTCCCCGTCCGGCCGGATGTGGACGTTCTGCCCAGCATCCAAGATGTCGTCGTATATTCGAGTGAATCCCATGTCTACCTCATTGGCCCGGGGTGCAGTAGGCGCAGTCTACCTGCACCCACTGCCCGGGCTGTCCGTTGATGCTCAGTGTGTGGTACCGCCCCCGCCCGCTGCAGTGCGGACAGGAGTGGCGGGTGTACCTCTTCGGGGCTGGCTCCAGAGGGACAACGGCACCAGTTGGTTCGTCATTTCTTTTCGGCTCGTCTGATGTATGGGTCATTTGGCTGGCATGACGGTGGTTATATCCATCGTGTGTCCCAGCACCATCCTGGTCTCTTCAAGCGCCTCGATTATCCGGGTGTGTGCCAGCGTTGCTGCAGTGTCTAAATCCTCGGCGTCCACCAGTAGGGTCAGGTGCATAGTTACCTCTACCTCATACTTTGACATCTTGTCTCCTCGTCAGGCTGCACGGTCCACGGGTTTCTTGTCGGTCAGCTCGCACCAGCAGACCGAGCACGCTTCTGGATGCTTGTCTGCGCCACCGTTCTCCCAGCCGTCCCAGCACCCGCAGTGTGGACAGAGGAACCAGTCCTGCTGTTCTTCGATGAGGAGCGTGTCGAGAAGAGGATCAAGATCAGCGCGAACATTTGTCTGGCCGACCCTCAACATGAGCTCAGTGTGTGCCCTCTTGTACGCCTCAAGCCCTTCTTCCTCTTCTAGCTCCTCAAGGGCGTAGTACTCCTCGTGTGTCAGGTACGTGTACAGCACGGTACCGTTGGGATCCATGTTGGCGTCCCACAGCAGTGGGTACTCACAGTCAGCCAGAGTACGCATAGTCGTCTTCCTCTCGCTGCCGTACGAGATATCCCTGCATCTCGTTGTAGAGCACAGAGAAGGGGAATCGTGCGCGAAGCATGTCGGAGCACGGAACTCCTGCGAACTCTGCAGACCCTACGACTGAGTCTGCTTGTGGGTACATTCGTGTGGGCGCGATCTGGAGCACAGCACGCAGGGCATGTATATGGACGGGGAAGTCACTGAGTTCACCATAAGTACCACCTTGTTGTGCACGATACTCCAACCAGGCCGACCAGGCCGACGTTCCCCGGGCTGTCTTGCCCGTCGCCATGAGGTCCCTGGCCAGCGACTTGTCCTCTTCGGAAGCATGTTGCTCCCAGATGGGAACTGCTGCCTGAGCACATTCTCGAGCAAACTCTAGATAGCGGTCGTGCTCTCCATCATCTAGTTCCCAGAGCAGCCAGAGCATCCAATCGCTACGAGTACAGTTCTCCCAGAGCCACTTGAGATCTTGGTGGATGTTCGCACTTACCCAATCCGTGGCTTCTTCACATGCGTACAGCGTATGCAGCAGATCCAGGAATGCTTGGCCCTGCATGATTTCTCCCTCCGCGATTTTGGAATCATCCATGTTTGGTACCTCCAGTTGGTGTGGTCGGTGGTTCAGGTGTGTGCCGCCAATGGGTGGGCGTTCCCATCCGGACACCGTCTTGGTCCACCCAGTCTTCCCACCCCTCGTACAGTGTGCCCAGCTCGAGCACCTCGTTCTCTGCATTCCACGTGAGTACGAGCTCATCCCGCGGTGCCTGGTCCATGGGGAACCAGGGCTGCTCCCGTTCATCATCCATCGCCTGCAGGATGACCTGGGCCATCGCGACAGCCACATCGTCCGGGATGTTCGCGCCCGGGACCTCAAGACAGTCCAACATAGCCGCTCGAGCCTTGTTCATGGCCTCCCAAGCAACCTTCCGGGCCTCGATCTCTGCATGTTGTAAATGTCGGGCTCTGTGGTCCTTGCTATTGGCCGCTACGAACTCGGTACACAGCTCGTACAGTCCTCGGGGCTCATCATTTGGTGTCTGGGTCATCTTTGTCTCTCGTTTGCTTGTTTGGTGCTTCTGCCCATCTACGTGGCCGTAAAGTGGCGTCTATTCTGAAGTTGGGGTGGATTATGGTGTTCATAGCCTCTCCAGGGGGCCTCAAATCCTTAGGCGCTGTAGAGAGCTCTGGTGTTGGGGGCATCTTCCCGACGTACATCTCAGGGCCTACTGCATACCTCGCCCCCCTCCTTCTTCAGCCTATCTGCGATGAGGCGGCCCAATCTGTTCTCTGGGGGCATCTCCTCGAGCCTACCCATGGCCTCTGGGGTGAAGATGGCCTCCTTTAGCCCCTCCGCGTCTTTACCGTACACCGCAGAGTGCACGGCCACCCTGAGTCGCTTGTACGCATCGTGCAGTGCCCTGTTCTCATCATCCATGGCTGCGATGATGAGTCTGGCTGCATCCACATGGGTACTTGTACCCTGCATCGTTCTGGGGTGCCCCCAGCCCTGTCTCTTTGGCCACGGCCTCATGCTCCTTCCACAGGCTGTATAGGAGCTCGATGGCCTGTGCGTTGCTTATCCCAGGTCTCGTAGGTGGTGATGACCTCGAGCAACTTGGAGCGCAGCGTCATAGCCACACGCCGTGCCTGTTGTGAGAGTCATCCGAGTCGTCGAGCTTGGCCACATCCGCGGTGTACGCCTCCACATACTCATCCGTGAGCATCCCATCTTGAATAGCCCGGCTGACCTCCTGTTCGAGAATGTACGTGAGGTCTTCGTCGGTGGTTAGATCACCACGATTTCGATCTTGTATGTCTTCATCAGTCTGAGTTCTCCCATGTCAGGATGGCCCGGGCCCCCTTGAGATCTTGTGAGGGCTCATCTTTGCCCAGGCTGAGTGGGTCACCCCACTCCAGTGTTGGTAGCTCTTCGATGACCACAGGCAGCCACGCCTCCCCGAAGTGCTTCTGATCCCCGAGAAGGTGTGAGCTGATGGCTATCTCTGGCGCGGTCATGAACCTGAGCCATGGGTACATGCTGCCGGGCCCTACGAGATCCATGGCCCGTGCCCTAATCTTGTTTAGGGGTGCCCAGAAGTCCCGCACCTTCTCGTAGGCATCATGTGGTCCTGGTGTGAACCCTGTGCTTAGGGGAACCAGATGCCCCTTCGCCCGGGGCTGGGCACACAGCGTCCCGCCTGTCTGGTTGCTGTACCAGATCCCGTTGGGGCTCAACAGGATGAGGTGGTCATCCTTGATGGGGAATAGTGAGATCGTCACCTTGTCTGTACTCATCAGTAGGGGTTGCTCCAGGTGTCTGCCTGCTCTTGTGTGATGACCCCGCTCTTCTGGAGACTGTCCACGTAGTTACACCACTCTTGGCTGCGAGCAGGTTTGTCTACGATGCCGTCCTTCTCGTACTTCTTCTTGATGTGCGGAAGGACATATTTCTTGAAGTTCTCAAGCACCTCGGCCTTGGTCATGTGGTCACCATCGCCGCTTCGGCCTTCTCTTGTTTGTCCGTCTCCCACCGGGCCAGCAGAGTATCCATGACCTCGTCGAAGCAGCTGAAGTAGTAAGCGCCTGGGACCACGAGGGCTATCCCTCCGCTGAAGGCATCCGCCCGAGGCTTGTCACACCAACAGGCGTAGGAGATAGGGATGCCTGTGCTATGTGGGCGGTGCAGCTCCAAGAACTTGGCCATCCACGCCGCGGCGATCTCCACATCCCCCTCGGACTCATCCGAGTAGATGTACGCCCGATGTCCCCCGCCCTTGTCGAACTCCACAGTGGGGATCGAACCGATGTTCTCAATGTCGTAATCACACAGGATGCTCTCCACATCCTTCTGCTCTGCCGCCCCATCCATCATGAGGTCAGTCAGGACCTTGTTGGTCGTCGTGAGCCACTGCTTCTCCGCATCTGTGATGTTGATGAGGCTGAAGCTGAACCCGTTGTAGTAGTTAGCCACTGGTGTCGTCCTTTGGGATGCGTGCGAGTTCTTTCTGATTCACGTCCGGGATCTCGATGCCGAAGTCTTCGTACATCGCCTTCATCATGTCTCGAGAGGCGAACCTCCGAGCTCGAGCCTCCCGGAACTTGACGTACTCATCCGAGTAGAGCTCACTCCCGGAGCTGACCCAGGCCTGGTACGCCTTGATGTGCTCGTAGATGAGCTTCTCTGTGATGATGGCGGCCTTGTCGTAGGCCATGTTGCGCTTCCTTGCAGTGCTCATGGCAACTCCTGCCGTACCCGCTCGGCGTACGTGTTCTGGGCCTCAGCCTCAAAGGACTCTGCGCTGAGCTCAGCCCAGATCATGTCTTCGAGGTGGTCCTTGTCTGGGTGCCCCTCCCGTACAACGGCCAGAAGATGCCCAACCTCATGGATGACTAGGCCTGTGGACCTCATCAACGTGCCGTGTATGTCCTCCACCACCAGCATGGGGATGCTCCGCTTTCCGATCTTGGCCTTGGCGTAAGTCTGCACCCCGTGGAGATCCTTGTTCACCTTGATGGCATAGTGCACAACCAGCTTGGGGTAGTCCTTACCTATGGCCCCGTGCCAGGGTGTGTACCGAAGCCAGATGTTACCGCAGATATCGAGGGCCTTGGCCAGATGCTGCAGGTACCTATCCTGCGTCGCAGTTGGGTACTCCCGCTCGAAGATGGCAATCACCTCGATGCCCCGGATGTTGACGACCCGTCGAGTGCCAGTGGGATACTGGATCTTGCGCCCCTTGGTGACGAGATAGATGCCCATGCCAACGAAGGCCGCGGCGGTGATAGCTGTGATGATGATCTGTTCTATGCTCATGTTTCTGTACTCACTTCTTCAGGCCATACCCGAGTATCTGTTGGGTGAATACCACCCTGTTTCTTCTTCTCCCGCTCAGTGAGTCGCATGGCTTCCCATGCAGCTACCTGCGTCTTGTGCGGCCCACCCTTGATGAGCCCGCCACCTGCGGCGAACCACACGATCTTCTTCTTCTTAGCCATGTGTGCCCTCCTTGAGCTGCTTCTCGATAATGGCTGCGATATCGGAGGGCTTCCATCCCTCGGGCTTGAGGATCTTGCCGTCCTCTCGGCGCGTGATGACTCCATTCGGGGCCTTGGCCATGTTGGTGCGCTGCACCTCCGCGAAGACCTCGTTGATGTCGATGCCGAGGGTCAGGGCGTAGCCGTAGGTCACGTACAGGATGTCGGCGAGGGCATCAGCCATCTCCACGAGATCCTTCTTCGCGATGGCGGCCCAGAGCTCTTCTGTCTCCTCCTCGATCATACCTATCCGCAGGGTGTGCACCTCCTTGGACACGTCGATGGGGTGTGGAGGGATGTTTTGCCCCACCAGCTCCATGAACTCCCGCACCTGATCTTGGTGTGTTGTGATGGCGAGGATATCCTCTGCGTCTATGCTGCATTGGAACCTGCTTCGAAGCATGTTGTGTCTGTCACTTGCTTCGTGCATCGCCACCTCGGCCTCGCCAAACTGTCGTTGGAGACTGATCAGCTCTGCTGTGTGGGTTTCCAGGTGCTGCACCTTTTTGCGGCGTGCTGCGAGCTTATCCTTGGCCTCGTGCATCTTGTTGATGGCTGCTGTTTCGGCAGCCTCAGCTGCAAGCACCTTGCGTGCCTGCTCTTGTATCTCGATTAGGGTCATGGGTCCTCCAGTGGGAATGCAATGGCCAGCCTCAGCGCCAGCTCAGCTCGATCGTTCTCGTCGTCCAGAGACAAGCTGCTCGAGGTATCCAACAGCGCCCTGTACTTCTGCGCCTGGGTGTTGCAGCGGATCTCCTTCTCGAACTCTTCCAGGTTGTTGAGAGCCTGCACCAACGTGAGACCCTCATGCTCTAGTCGGTGCTTCTCGTACTTATTCCGCCAGTGCCTGGCATAGTCGATAACGCACGTTCGAAGCTGCTCAAGTTGGTCCTCTTGTCGGGCGTCCATCACCTCCGGATGGGTCTCCTCGAGGAGACACGACTCGGCATGGTTCGCCCAGTGCCGGAGTGCAGACGCTAGACGTTCGGCCACCTTGCTCTGTGCCATACTGTTATACTCTGGTGCATTAACCCAGGCCATGTAGAGGGTCTCTATCTCCCCGTTGAACTGTGTGGGGAGCCCCCCCCCCCTTGGGCCAGAAGTGCTCATGTGGTGCCTGCGTCAGCTTGCGCGCCCCATCCCGTGCGATATCGATCAACTGCTTCTTCGTATAAACTACCATCTGTATCTTCCTGTTATGCAGACTCATCCACCTCTGGGCACAGCCAGAGATCGGGGCACGCTTGGACACGAGCTGCAGCATCGTCACATGACGAGGCATCTCGCTCTTGTCCCTGTTCAGGCACCCCTATGTCAACGACTACTTGTACAACCCCAGCATCTACAGCTTCGTAGACAGGTAGGGGCATACTCACGATGGGGTCGGATATGGCTTCTTGGATCGATGGATGCAGCGAAGCACCAAACAAGATCCCCACCACCCCCACAATCCAAAGATGCTTCGTCATCCTGTTCCTCCATCGGTGTCGAGGCCCCCTCCCAAAGGAGGAGCACATCGAGTGACTCTTGCTTGACTGGGATGACCGAGAGGTCCTCGGGCCCATAGGGATCCACTGAGAGGCGGGCATAGAACATGTCCACCTCTCGGCCTGCAAGCTCCTGTTGGTGCTCAAGGTCGAGCTGGTGCTCGTGCTCGAGCCAGGCGAGCTCGCACTCTTTGTCCAGCTGCGTCATCCATGCGATCTCGATCTCGAAACAGCAGTGGATAGTGGTGGGACTCTCTACCTGAACTTGATGTAGTAGTTCGTCAGCCACTGCTTCACCAGCCCTCGCTTAGTGCCTGCATCCCCTCCAACCCCTTCCACGATCTCATCGTACATCACACGACCTGCCCGGATGCCCTGAAGGTTCGCCCCTTCCGTGTTGGACACGATCTTTGTCGCATCTGCAAAGGTCAGCCCCTTGCCGTACTCCGGCCGAGCATCGTGAAAGCGGGAGGCCAGGAACACTCTCGAGCCCTCACGCAGGTGGCAGTAGGTGAAGATGCCCAAGTCGCCTCGAGACGTCATGTACATACTGAGAGGAGTCACCGCCCGTTCCTTGCGGTCCTTGCGCATACCCGTGTAGTCGATGTGCAACGTGCTCCCGTTGGCAAGGGCAACCACACATGTCGTGAGCACCTCCACTATCGTCTCAGTCTCCGCAAGACGCTTGACCTTAGGCAAGGCCTTCTGCAGCTTGTCCAGCTCGGTTGGGGTGAACAGGTACGACGCACCATCCTGGCGCACCCCCACACCTTCCGGCGCATTGTGTCTATACCGAACATGGATCTCGGACGTATCCGTCTTGACGAGCGCCTTGGAGTCCTTCCGCTTCCACATCTGAATGACCCAGTGGGCGTCCTCCAAGCTGAGCTCTGGGTCATGCCCCTGTTCCATGATCCTCGTGGCGTCCAAGAGGATCTTATTGCCTGCTACTTTTATCTTCATCGTGTTCTCCTTCGCAGCACTTTGCCGCTTCACCCTGCTTATAGGAGCAAAGAAGAACTTCTCAGCCGAAGCTGAGGTCCTCCTTTGTTGTGGTCAGAGGTTGATCACCCCGACCGTGCCGTCGATGTGGTAGCCGTCCACATCGACCCTCTTGGTCGCGACCTTGGCAGGCACATGGGACGGCATCTCCCCCAGTCACCCAGGTTGTGTTGGTGGGGTCGCTGTACCGCTTGAACACGGTCAGCACCCTGGGTGCCGCGGCCCTCTCTAGGAGATAGTGGAGCTTGGTTAGCCCCCCATCCTTGATGGCGTCCTCAATGTTCGCTGTGGACAGCGTTGTTTGGCGGAGAAGCATGGAGATGTACTCCCTCCCGTACGTGTCCTTGCCGTACAAAGCGGGCACCCCCCGCGAGGTGAACTCAGCCACCTCGATGCTGTCGAGGTAGCCGGTGCTGCCGCAGAACCCCTGCGACTCCTCTTGGGTGAGGCGGGCCAGGCCGGTGTCCTCCTGGTCAAGGGAGTTCAGGGCGGAGGCGATAACGTTGTCTGTGATCATGATGGGTCCTTTCACGGACGAAGTGTCCGTTTTCCTTCACCTTGCTCATAGGCCAGATGGGGGTCTTCTTAGCAAAAAAAGTAACTAACTAACGCGATAGTTAGTTACTTTCGCTCTTGCCTCAGGACCGATCCGCAGATCAGTTCATGAAGATGGGGACCACTGAGGTATCCCGCATTACGGAGCGTGCCCACTGGAGCCCCCACATGAGCTGCTCCTCTTCGGTGCCGCCCGTGCACTGACCGCAGGCACAGCTGCCATACAGCTCGGGACACATAAGGTGGGCGAACTTGAGGACAATGGCCTCGAAGAGGCTGTAGGCCTTTCTTCGATCTGCAGGCGGAACTCTGCTGGCCTGGTGGATGCCCGTGTCTCGAACTTTCTGAACCACCGCCCAGCAGTAGCTCAGTCGATCCTCGGGATCGCCCCCACACAACTCCAGGATGGGTAGGTTGTGTGGGTAGGCCCCGTCAATATCTGCCGGTGTGGCTACCACGAGGCTGTAGACGAGCGTCGTGACCACCTCAGCAAGGCGGAGGCAGCCAGGGCATGTGGCGGGATCGTGTTCTTCGTTCGTATCGTGTTCAGTGTTGGACATGGTGTCCTCCTTCACACTGCTTATAGGCCAAAAGATGCTCTTCTAGCAAAGAGAAACCCCAGGGCGCACCATTGCACCCTGGGGTTCTCCGTGTACTAGGCAACAACGATTCAATAACACCTACCTAGTTACTCTTGGGGGGTCCTCTACGAGCGGTCGTACACGCTCCAGAAGAGGTTGGGCGGCAGACGCCGCTCGGGGTATTGGAAGTCGACCAAGCACTCCACTTGTCGGGAGCCTGGACCCGGACTGCCATCCTGCACACTACCCCAGTGTCGGGCGCCCGGACACGGATTGCGCGCCTCACCGGACAGGGTACTGCGCACCGCATTGACGGTGTCTGCCCACTTCGCTTGAAGCGAGGGGCGCAGACGTGCAGGCCGTTCTGGCTCAGGGAGGCGAAGGCGTAGGATGTGCTCGCGCCTTCCTCGGAACACGGCTGAGTAACCACGCGCCACGGTAGCTAGCCGAGCTCGAGGTACGAGGTTGTCTCGCCGCCACATAATGACGTGTGTCACCGCGGCGCACTCTTCTGTAGTGGCTCCCTCCCAGCCCACCTCCCCGATGCACATTTGCGCCAGTGTGAGGACATCTCGCTCATTGGTCTCGGGCGGGGATCGATCCCCCAGGGCCTCTGGCGTAGCGAGTAGAAGGGACATACAGATCATCGAACAGATTAGGAGCAGCTTGCGCATACTTCCTCCTTGTATGAGAAAGCCCCCTGCCGGCCGGAGCTAGCAGGGGGCTGACAACATGTGTGGGGGGGGGGTCGGTCGTTCAGACCAGGGCTTGGAGCTTCTTGACGCGGCTCGAGGCCGCCTTCTGGGTTGCCTTGTCGGCATGTTTCTCGGCGTCCGAGGCGATGCGCTCGTACTTGGCCACCAGGCTCGGGATCTGCTCCTGGTCGAAGCGGGCGAGGCGAGCGGCCGGGGAGCGATCGAAGCGACCGGCCTCGGACAGGTGCGCCTTCGGGCCCTTGCCGGTGACCTTGGCGTCGTCCGCCAGCTCCGCCTTGCTCTTGGCCTTGCGCGGCGCCTTGGTCTTCGGGGCCGCCGTCTTGGTCGTCTTGTTTCCGCTACGTGTCTTCATGGTTTTACTCTCTCTCGGGAAGGGACCACTTATCAGTAAGGGGTCTGTGGTGTCTAGTTCGGCCATGGTCAACCAACGCATCGAAGTGTTGGTCGGTCCCATAGCCAGCATTCTTGTCAAACCCATACTCAGGGTACTCGCGGTGGATGATGTTCATCGCATCGTTCCTGTACGTCTTCGCCAGGATAGATGCGGCGCCCACGGCCATGTGGTTCTCATCCGCCTTTTTCTCAAAGATCATTCTCATCCCAGGCCTAAGTGCCTGTACTGCCTCGAGTGCTCTAGTGTTGACCGACCCATCAAGGAGAAGATCAACGAAGCCGTAGGGTAGTTCATATTCTTGTAGGTGCGCAAGTAAATCTTCCACTACTCGAACCACCCCACGAACCCAGGCAGTACCCTGGGTGTGTTCACGTATCTCGGGCACCCCCACAGATGTCACGGGACAGAAGGAGCTTGCCCCCTCAATGACGGGTACGAGGGTGCGTCTAGCTACGTCACTGAGCTTCTTCGAGTCCCGCACCCCCTCTATCACCTGGCCATACTCTAGTAGGACCCCGGCAATCATGAAGGGCCCTGCGAGGGCCCCAGTACCACTCTCGTCGATGCCGAATACGTACCTAGTCGTCGTCTTCTTCGTCTTCGAGGAGGTCATCGATGTCTTCGGGTTCGTACTCCTCCCCGGAGTCATCCCGGATGCGGAAGATGAGCCACTTGACGATGATGACCCACCAGCGGACCCGCGTGTTCTCCGTATCTTCGCACTCAAGCTCATCTTCCGCGACATCGATCACCTCACGCAGGTACTCAAAGAACTCTTCCAATGAAATCATTTCATCTCCTTGTTAGAACCAGAAGTCCGGAACTACGCACGATCGTACACTTCCAGTCAAGAGCCTCAGCCTCTCGCAGAATCCTAGCAGCAAGACTGCCTGGGCCTGCGATGGAGGCAATGAGCTCGAGGTGCCTTCGGCTTACCTCGGGCTTTAGGGGGGATATGGACAAGCTAGTCGCCGTGTACGTGACACGTCCTTACGATGATGTGGCTGGGCGTCTTGCCCGCTTCGTAGCGGTAACCCCAGCCATGTTGGTTGTCCATGACAGGGCAAGTGCACCCAATCTTGGTGGCCTCTGTACCACCGGGGGACCAAGACGCACGCACCTCTGCCAGCCTCTGGTAGCCCACGTTCCTAGCCATCAGCATGAAGCAGAGCCACACGAAGGCCGTGATGAGCTGAACAATCCCCAGCACCAGCCATCCCGTGGCTAGCAGTAGGACGCTCACCACAAGGTTGGCCAGCACCACCCTGGCCCACATCCAAGAGATCTCCTTGAACTCCTTGGCCTGCTTGGTCACCGCTGGATGCTCTGGGTGTTCCTTGATCTTAGGTGGGTCTCGATAGGTCATAGTCTTCCTTTCGTACTGCTTATAGGCAAGAAGATGGTCTTTGCCACACGCCCAGGTTTGACCTAGACTAGGGCACTAAACTACCATCAACGCATGAGCGCCAGCCAGCCACAGCTATCTAGTACGCCTACGCTGGTATGGCCTTGAGTAAACAGCGGCAAGTACCGCAAGTAGGAGATCAACATGAGTAAGCTATTCGGTAATGAACGCGCCGCGAAGCCCCATCTCGTACGTGGTGGCGGAGGCATCTCCGGTGAGATCGTCGACCTGCGCGGCGACATCGAGCGCGCCTTCAGCACCCTCGAAGACGGTAGTCTCTTCGGCCTTCTCGTCACGGAGGAGTTCATCAACGTACCTGCGGCGGACCCCGACGCCCTCAGGACAACAACGTCCACGTCGGGCGCACCCGCAGAGTTCACTGCGGCCATGGACTTCGACGGTGTGTCTGCTGGCGCCGAGCTAGTGCCGCCCCGCAACGTCACGATCACCACGTCGGCCCATGCGGACGTCGATGCCGTGGCTGTTGAGGTCACAGGTCGTGTCCGCAATGCCGACGGCGATCTCGTCGCCCAGACCGACACCTTCAACCTGACCGACGGTGGTGGGGTCACCGACGCTGGTGCAGCGATGTTCTCGTTCGTCGACTCTATCACCATCGAGGCCCAGAGCGGCAATGGTGGTACGCTCCAGATCGGCTTCGGCGTCCTGATCGGCCTCGCCAACGCCATCAAGGCCCGCGCCGGCTTCATCGCCCCTATCCGTGAGATCGCGGCAGGTGCGATTGTCACCACTGGGACCTTCACGAGCCCCGCGACCAACTCGCCCTACGGCGCCTACACGCCTGCGACGGCGGCCAATGGGACCAACGACTACGCGATCACCTACGAGGTCGACGCGAGCGTCTGATCTCAGCCTGTCAGCACTAGAGCGGCGTCCCAGGAGTGGGGCGCCGTCTCCTATTCTGGCCTCGACAGCTCCTTGTCCAGCCTCTCGATCTCCTCCACGAGAGCATCTACCTTCTGGATGTCTCGGTAGTTGTGCCAGCCCAGGATGAGCATGATGGCCCCGAGCACAACGACAGTAGGCCAACGTTCCATGTACACATGGAACGTCATCGCAGACAGCATCAGGCAGATACCTGCAGTAGCTATCGCCACTATATTCCTGCGTGACCGGTAGGCCGTTTTCAGGTTGGGACTAATCTCTTTCTTCTTCATACGGGTATCAGTGTCTCTCTCTGGATGAAGTATTGGATGAGGGTCTCTGCGAGCTCGCGTGAACGTGCCCTTCGGATCTCATGGCTGATGATCTTAGGGGCGTTCTCAAGGTGTGTGTACTTATGGAGGTTGCGCATGCACCCGCGCAAGATGCCCTGGCGTAGCTCACGCACAGCACACACCTGCCGCATCACCAAGTAGGTTATGGCAGACGCTCGTATCTCGTTGAAGTCTGATGCCCCAATCCCCAGCTTGGCGATGTGCTGCCCAATGTTGGATGCCTCCTGCACCTGCAGAGGCAGGCCCATGTCCGCAGCATGTGCCAGCTCATGTGTCACAAGCTCGAGTGTGGCATACCTGATGCCCGCCTGTGTTCTGTGGTTTCGAATGGCAGACAGAGACAGGTATTCGTACCGATCCTCGAACCCTGCTGCAGCTATATCTACCGCCAGCCTCTCCTCGGCTACCCGATACTTGATCTTCATTTGATGCCTCCGATCTTACGTACGGCGTGCCGCATGGGGAGGGACTCATCCCCCACTACGGTCTCTGCCACTCGAGCGACCTTCATGGCCACCCACTCTGTGTTCTCCTTCATGGGGTGTCCCCGCAGCTCCATCTGCTCGCGCCGCAACTGAGGTGGGTGCTCGAGTTCGTAGATCTCGTAGCTGTACTTGGTACACCACTCCCGATCCTCGAAGGACATGGGCAAGGGCCCGCGGCGGAACTTCATGCGGAAGTGCCCAGCACGTAGGTGGCGGTACCGAATCTTGCTACGCTCAGCCACCTCCTTCGTGAGGTCCCGGATGTACCGCTTGGTGTCGGTGGGGATCACCATCGAATAGTACTCTAGGGGGAGGGGCGCAGGCTCTCTCCGCTTCTTCGCCTGCTTACGCAGCCGCTTCATCTCCTTCTTGGAGGTGAGGACCTTATCGCATTTGCGGAAGAAGGACCGACGTACATGGGAGTCGGCTATGCCAAGCGCGCCAAGGGCCACCGAGTCTGGGTGGGTAGTGCTCCGAACGCTGGCTACGTACCCATACACCGCCTCCGGCCCACGGGGGTAGCAGCAGATCTCTATGGTGCATGTGGTCGTGTACAGAACACCCAACACCACAAGGCACCCACTCAGCCTAGACCTGGCGATCCAACGTGAGGCCGGCACCAAGTGCCCGAGGTCAATATCCACCGCCCGAGGTACGAGCAAGATGGCAGGGAATGGGAGCTCCTCCAAGGCACATCCTTGAGGCTCATATTTAGCGGCAAACCCACTGCATGGGTCGTGCATCAGGACAGTTACCTCACCCGCTGTGTCCAAGTACACAGGGAACCCCAACGCATTAGCGAGTTCCTGCAGTATCTCTGCGCTGCTGCCGCCGCCGTTTCTGATCAGATCGAGCTTGCCTCGTGCAACCTCAAGAGGGGCGCTGACTAGGTCTTCAAAGAACTCCCCAGGGACCTGGTACACGGCGGCCTCATCCAAGGTCTTCAACAGGGGGATGCCAAAGATTCGATCGTCGGTTCCCGCCTTGATCGCGTACTGGAGTGCAGTGCGGCACCGCCCCCTCTGATGAATAGCCCACGGACGTGGGTCCCCAGGGGGTATCATATACCTGATGTCATTAGGGAGCTTGAACGGGTAGTACTTGTAGTTCTCCAGGTATGTGTTGAGCTTCTCCATCTCTCGGTCGAACTGCACTTCATTATCTTCTTGAGTGGGTGCGTCGAACAGTAGATTTAGATCAGTGAGCATATTACTTCTCCTTCTTCTTGCTTATAGGAAGAAGTAGAAAGAGAAGAGGCCGCCGGATGGCGACCTCTTCTCTCACGTACACAGCGCTGTCAGGACCCTGTACTGGCCTTGCGTACGCGGTACTCGCTGTTGTTCTGCCGGAAGCCATACTGGCCCTGCTTGTCCACCTTCTTGGACACGTACACCTTGGCTCCGGCCAGGCCCATGCCGAAACCGACACCAAGACTGAACACACTGAAGACGACTACGATGATTCCATCCATGCTCAACTACCTTCTGCCTTCCCGAACGTATGTGCGTCGGAGATGGCGTCTTCGAGGAGGTCCACCAACTTGCGGTAGCCCTTGCTCTTCTTGTTGATCAACCCGTCGGTGGCTTCAGACCATTCTGCGGCCACCTTCTCTGCTCGCTTCCGCGGGTTCATGATGTACCCCGAGGCTAGCAACTCTCGACGGTACCCGAGCTCTGATACGGACACCACCCTAGTCTTCATCGTCGTCTAGCTCCAGGTTGTTCCACTCCTCTTGGTCGTCCTTCATCTTTCGGACAGCCCCACGAAGAATCTCCTTGTCGCGCTCTTCCTGGGCGAGCACCTCCCGGTACTTATCCATGTCGATGAGCTGGTCGAGGGCCCCATCGATCAGCACCTGCAGGACCTTGGGCGGCAGTGCATCCACCTCCCAGGAGCTGTGTCCATATTTCTCGATGTAGCCCTTCGCCCGCGAGTCTGAGACCTTGGTGGGGTTAGGCGGCGGTCGGTACTTGTGTACCTGCTCGATGGTGAGCCCCAGCTTCTCGACCGTCAGGTCAATGTGGGGCTTCCGGTCTCGAGCGTCCTCCGGATCTTCGATGTCATCAAGAGTCCCGCCCTCGGTATAGCTCACCTCGAGACCGGCGTTGAGGAACATCTCGGTACGGTCACGAATGTCCCGCACCATGTCCTCCCCGCTGGGGTCGAGGTCCCCGAGGTACAGGATGGCGGCATCCCGAACACTCAGTTCATCACAGGCCCTTCGGATACGCTCCGCGGACTCCCGCATAGCCGAGGAGCTCGAGTACCCTCGGTTGACCATAAGCGTCACGTGCCTGCGCCGTGCAATGGGTGTGAGCACGCTGGCCAGCGCATCCTTCTCCACCCAGAGCTCGACATACACATCCTGCCCCTTCATACGAGGGAGGCGATAGGCACGCAGAGCAACCTCGAGTAGGTCGCCAACACTGTTGAACGCCTGGGGGACCTCTGGGCTGCGCATGCGGTCCTCGATCGCATCCCAATCCAGTAGCCCACCAAGTCGACCACTGCTGATCAACTTGCCCAGCTTCTTGTAGCTCTTCTCGGTGTTGGGGATCGTGTTGGCTGTGACCAACTGGTAGTAGAGCTGACGCAGGGTCAGCATGATGTGGTCTGCCTGGTAGGCCGTGATCACATCACGCGCTGCTACGAGTAGCTGAGCAGACTTCGTCGTGGGTGAGTAGGGGGTATACAGTTCGTACATCAGTGGCCTCTCATAGTGCCTCAAGCACCGCCTGTGCAGCTGCTGCCCACGCCTCTTGGATGTTCGAGGGAAGGACGTCCCACCCGGGGATGTCCTTGTTGTCGTAGGTCTTTCCATCCTGTGCGGCGCAGTACGCCTCAAAGGCTGTCCGACCTCGAGCCTTACGCTGACGTGCCCGCTCCTTGGCTGGGTGTTGTGCACGCTCCTCAGCCTCATCGAGCACCTCCTGCAGCGGTCGATCGAAGAACTTGCGGTCCCTCTCGAGCGTGCCCATCAGCGAGCCGTAACCATGGCCCTTGTTCACGTCCTTGGCATCAGGGTTACCCAACAACGTCATGGCTGCCTCGCACAGACCTACGAACACGGACAGATGGATCTGCTTATTACTCGTCCGTGTGATGGTGTATCCCAGCAGGCGACGCTTCGGGATCTCGTAGTCCACGCCCATCTTGAAGAACCCGTTCAAGAACTCGTGCGCCTGGGTGATTTTCAGCCGTGTGATCGGATCGATACCTTCGCTCATCAACTCTTCTCCGAGGTAAGGTACCAACCAAGGATACTTGGGTTCACGTCGAGCATCTCGAGAAGACGTTTGAGTTCCCCCTCCGCTTCGGTGGGTACCTCGTACAGCTTCTCGAGCCTGGCTGCGCCATCGTCCAGAGACACCTCCTGGCCCAGATTCTTTGCGCAGATGAGGAGGGTGTCATAGTTGTAGCCCGAGCCTACTGCCTCGATGTGCCCCATCTTCAGCTCCTCCAAGAGCGTCTCGAAGAAGATGAGGGGGTCGTCTGCGAAGTCATCGAAGACCCACCCGAGATTGTCGAATGCCTCTTCGGTGAGTAGGGTGGGTCCATCTTCATCGTGTATCTGTGCTCCGTAGAAGATACGGGCGCCTATGTGTTCACTCACTTTTCATGCCTTTCGGTAAGGGCTGCATTGATCTCTGTGTCACACGCGTTGCACCAGTCGTGGTCAAAGGGGTCCGACGTATCGACCCTCTCCCCGCCGTTGAGATAGTACCACTGCGTGCGAATCACGTCGGTACTTTCACACTCCGGGCAACGGTACATCTGCCGCCTCCCGGTGATCCCCGCCCAGGTGCGCTGTACCCACAGCCAAGCCACTCCCACAAAGGGGGTCGCCGCGGTGAGAGCCAGTAGCTCGTCTCCACAAAAGTGCATCATCGTCTCCTCTTTTTCTTGCTCTTCTTTTGTTTACGTTTTGCGAGGCGCAGGTACCAGTTGTAGTCTGCGACCTTGTACTGCCAGTAGCCCCACCACTCTCCCGGGGCGTAGTCGTGCACACGGCGGAGGGACCACCAGAAGAGCCCCTTGATGGGCTCCTTGTCGTCGTACTTGCAGTACCTGTCCACGCAGTAGACGAACCACTCATGAAGCAGTTCGTCTCGATCCACGAGGCTCAGCATCACCCCTCGAGCTTCGGCTTGTTGGTGTCCTTGAGCTCGGTGATCGACTGGATGTTGTTCGCCCACAAGTAGCCTTGTATGAACCCGAGCCAGCGCATGGCCTTCTCCCGCCGCCCATCTATTATGAACGTGAAGATCTCACGAGACATATAGAGGACATGGCTAGCCATGTCTGCTTTACTGTGAATCACCCCGGGGTTCATGTTGAGACGCTCAGGAGCAAGTAGGCCCTGCTTGAGAGCGTCTGGGAACTCCTTGGTGAACCAAGCGATCACGGACGCCGCGGCGCCCGCCGCAGCCTCCTGTACCAAGTGGTCAGACATCCCGGGCCGCTTGCCATCGAGAGCATCGAGAACCCAGCTGCGGCTGGCATGAGCTTTGGCCCATGTCCGCATCTTGGTCAGCGCCTCCCCGTAGTTATCCCCCTCCGTCTCGTGGATCAAAGCAGAGGTGTGCCTGAAGAGCATCGTGGGGTTGCGTTCTGAGTAGGCAGCGATGCGTTCGATCTGCCCATGCTCGTTGATGATCACTAGTAGGTATGCTGCAGAGCTCATTCGTATGTCTTCTTCTCGGCTAGGTCGTTGTGGAGGATGTGGTAGTTCAAGGAACCAACCACCATGTTGGGGTGGAACACTTCGATGAGTCGCTGCTCGTGCCTCTCGTGCAGGCGTAGCGTGATAGGAGCCGGGGTCACGACACGGTAGAACTTCCCCGCCTTCCTGCTGGAGGGCAGCACCCGTATAGCCCCCAGCCATCGAAGCACGGCGTCCATGTTGTGCGTGTTGTTCTTGCCTGTCGGGGCACCTACCCCGAGCAGGGGCAGCTCGCCCTTATATGAGCAGCCGAACCCGAGGTCTACATCAACCTCCAAAGACTCCAGTCCGAAGACTGCAGTCACGTGGGCTGGGTAGTCCCGGAAGCGATAGCCCACAGATCCGTAGATCTCCGGCCCACGCAGCACACGTACCGTGGCTCTCTTGAGCACGTTCTTGTCCGTGTCTGGAAGTAGGTCGTCTAGTCCTGCCGCGAAGCTCTTCTTGAGCTTCGCAGAGAGGTCTGCAGCATGGGGCTTCTCCCAGACCGCATCGACCACTACCTTGTAGTGGTTCTTGAGCTCATGGTTGTTCGTGCTCACGTCCGGCCACCCCCGACGACGTAGATGAGGAAGCCATCACGCACCGTCATGGGGTCCCACCCATGCATCTCAACCAGCGTGTCGAAGAGGTAGTCAGCCGTGTCGGCGTCCTCCACACTCCGCACCCAGTAGGTAGGTAGCTCCTTCTTCTTGAGCTTGGGTCGGTACTTACCCTTGTACGTGTGGCACAGCTCCCCGTACGCCTGGATGCGTGCGACGGGCTTTGCCTTGGGGTCCTTGTAGACACGGACCAACCGGGCCACCCTCCGAGCACGGCGCCCATCGAGCCCCTCCGGGTGTGCCAGGCCCAGCAGCAGTTGGTTGAGCCTCTTGGCTGGCTTCACACTCAGTCGCTTTTGTGCGGGCTTTGGAATGGTCGGCTTGGCTGGCTTGGCTTTCCTCATAGGGTACCCATATGCCCTCTCAACTGCCTCCCTGATCGCCTCGCTGTATTGGAACTCCAGGACGTCCTTCGACGACCTGGTGTGTCCTACTGCATGCTTCGGGAAGTGGTCATGTAGGTATCGGTACCGCTGAGCACGGTTGAGCTCGCGGAAGCGGGATGGACTAAGTAGGTGTGGGTTGTTCATGTTCTTCTCCTTCAATCTACAGGTTCACCCCGGAGGAACCACTTCTGCTTCCACCAGGGCGGGATGCGTACCTCTCGGAAGTTGCGCTCCATGAGTCGCAGCCGTCCGAAAGGTACGCCGTGAATCTGTCTCTGGTACGCCAGCATAAGATCCACAGGGATGTTGATGACTGTGGCCTGATAGCCACAAGCATCGGCCAAGGCCGTGTACGGAGCACACTCCGCGGTGGTCAAGTTGGTGTTGTCCACGATGATGTCTCGCCGGCCGTCCGACTGGACGACACGCAAGAACACCCTCAAGCACTCTGCGTGTGCCTGGCTCAGCTTCGCAGGGTCGAACACATAATCCATCCCCTCCATGAAGTAGTTGTCCGAGGACACCCATACAGGTGCCCCAGGAATGTCCGACACGGTTCGGGGGTTGTGTGCGCTGGCTGCGTTGAAGTATCCCCGCGCTATGTAGGACTTACCTGCTCCAGGGATCCCTCGAAGAATATAGGCCTGAGGGGGTTTGCTGACTGTGTCTGACATAGTATCTCCTTCACCCTGCTTATAGGGCGGATGAAGGAGATATTGCAGTTAGCGGCGTGGACGATAAGGGACACCAGTGTACCGGCTATCCCAAGCCTCTGGGATGGGGGCACCCTCTCGCAGCGTGTAGCCGGGCCCGCCGTCGGTCAGGCCGAGCTCGCGCTGTGCCCACATGCCCACCTCTTGCCAGACCTTGGAGCCCGGGTCGCTCAGCTTCATCCCATTCGTCTGTCGGTGGGCGTGGATGTGTCTGAGCCTTCCGCCTTCATCGTAGACAGTGTTGTAAATGTGGGTGACCAACAACCGGGTGTCATGGATCTGCTGGTCAGTGATGCTGTCCGGCCCTGGGTTGCCTGCGAAGCCACCCTTCCATGCCGTACGGGGGTCCCCTTCGATCCCAGCAAAGCATCCGTTGATCTCGATACCCACGTCCGGCTTGTTGAAGGCGTTCCCGTGCCACACGATCGAACGCATGTCGTGCATCTGCACAACACCATGGAAGGGGCGTTCCCGAATCACGGCAAAGTGGGCTGGGACGTTCTTGAAGCGCTCCGGCTTGTTCGACATCATGATGCCGGTCTGGTGCAGCGTGATCCCTGTGATGTCCTTCCACGCCCGGGACCCTTTGATGATGTTGCCTTTGCTTGGTGTCGTGCGGGCGATGTCGAGCAGCCCTACCCGGGGCGGCCTACTCTTGGCCCCGATGATCGTCTCGATGAGGGCATCAGGTACCGACTCCATAAAAGCCGTCGCGTCAATGCCGTGGTCATGCGCGTACTCCTGCACGGCGTGCAGAGTCTCGTACCCAAAGTCACCGTCAGCTCCGTACTTCGGAAGGTCATACTCGAGGGCGAGTAGTGCCCCCTGCAGCTTCAGCACATCGGCGCCCTTAGTTTTTCGTACTAGGAATGGCATGTCGTTCTCCTATAGCAAAATGAGACATGCGGCCCGAGCGGGCCGCGTCTCAGATGTTACTGCATGTCTCAGCCCTTGGGGGACGCCACCTCACCGAGGTACTCGAGAAGCTCCGTGAAGCTCTCGAACTCCGTCTCTTCGACCCCCTTCTGGTAGACCACATAGGTGCACCCAACGATGTCCGGATCGCTGTCCGTGTACACCCCTGCTTGGTTGTCCTTCATCCAAGTGAGCACATTCTCGATCGTCGTCTTCATCTTTGTTGTTCCTTGCTCGCCATGATGATCCCCACTACGAGGATCGTGAAGAACCCCAGGATTAGGGTCGCCGCGACAACAGGTGCCAGAAGTAGGCACCCGCGCCTCACCCACAGGCTGTGTTGCGTACCGCGCAGGCACACCGACACAAGCAATAGGGAGAAGCTCCAGTACGCCACTAGAAGTAGGTGCGTCATGTCGTTTCCTTCATCTTGCTCATAGGAAAAAAGAACATCTTCTTAGCAAAGAAGAAGGCCCCCTACCGAAGTAGGAGGCCGTTCTCAGCGCCGAGGCTCCATCTGGCGCCCACAGCATGTGGGGACGTCATCCTTGATGGGCTTAAGGCTCCCACACTTGGTGCACTTGGCGATGGGCTGGGTTTCTCCGGTCTTCTGCATGAGCATTCTCCTGGGTGGGGGTCACAGAACGAGGGTAGCACGCCTGCTTGAAGGCGAAGGACCGGATCATCAGGGTACGTGTGTTCTTGTTGATTTGTTGCTGCATAGCCAGCCGTCTTCCTTCTGCTCGATCGAGGGTCTTGCGTCGTTGACGACGTATCCAAGCCCCCCAGTTTCTTCGTGTCCACTCCCTGCTCTCGCAGTCGGCGGTACCAGGATCGCATCGTCAGGGCCTGCCTAGCGCTGTTGCAGCTAAAGCAGGCCGTCACGAGGTTGTGTGGGGCGTTCCTGCCCCCACGGTTGCTAGGCGTCACATGGTCCAACGTCAGGCGTAGGGTGGACCTGCAGTAGACGCAGGCGAAGCCATCCCGATGGTAGATAGCTAGCCGAGTACTTCTACGTATCCACTTGCTGCCGTGCTTGGCTGGCCTAGCCGGGCCCATGACGTACGGCGCTCGCCGCGGCGATGACCCTCGTCATCTTGCTCTCGTCCAACAGGTCAGACCACTGGAAGTCCATGTGCTTCATGGCGTCCATGATCTGTGCGAACTGCGGGCTCGCTAGGCGCCCACCTTCCTGCCTATGTAGGATGTTGCCTACTAGGCCCTCGATGGCTCCGTTCACCGCCTCTGCCTGCCCCGGGGTAGGCTGTACCTCCTGCATGAAGGTAACGATGAACCCGAGTACACAACGAACGGCCACCGACTCAGGTAGGTGACTGAGCAGTGCGAAGGTAAGTCCCTGCACGAGGTAGTCGTGGATGACCCCTTCATGCAGTTCCTTGGGCACCTTCTGGAGGATGGGTCCTAGACTATCCTTCATAGGGGAACCCAAAGGCTTTGCAGGTGCGCTGAAGGACACCCTCATCCAAGAAGAGGAAGGCGCCGTTGTTGAGGTCGAGCAGCCCCACAGGAGCTTGGTCCTCCTTGAAGACCTTCCCGGCCAGGTACTCGTGCACATGACCAGGATATCGCTTGAAGCTGCCTATGTACTGGGGGCCCTTCCCAAAGAGCCTTCGGTACATGTCCTCCATAGGATCGAGGTGCTCCTCTCTTGCTAGCAGGAACACCTCACGCTCGGCTGTGGAGTTCAGTGTGACCTTCTTGTCCAGCTGGTAGGTGCTAAGCGGGCGGACGCTGCTCTCCCGGAAAGTCATCTTGCGTACCCGGAACCACTCACGATCACGGTGCATCTTGCTCGCGCAGTCGGGCAGTGCCCCGAACTCAAACTCGGCGGCACCCATGTAGTCGATCATGAAGAGCTTGTCCAAGACCGCACGGAGCTCTGGGCTCAGCCCCAGCATCCCGCCCCCGAAGGCATAGGCGACTGCCTGCTTCTGTGCGACAAGCACATGCGGTAGCTGAGTCAATCCCTGCAGTAGGAACCTGTTCTCGCACCAGGGCACGAGCTCTCGATCTGCGATTCGCTGTGCCTCGGTTGCTCTCTGGCGGCCCTTCTTCGTTGTGCTCTTCTTAGGCATCTTGCACCACCTGTGTCCTGCGTTGTTCCTGCAGCTTGATCTCCTTGCGGCACTTCACACAGGTCACCCTGTCATCTCGTGTCTCGAGTCGGGTGGTGGTCTTCGCCCCGCACAGGCTATTCCGCCCTGCGTCCAGCTTGTGTATCGGTTTCTTCTTAGCCATCCGTCATCTCCGTTATGTGCCCTTCTGCATCTACGAGGAAGACAGGTATCTCCCTCTCCTCCAGTAGTTCTTCTAGTACCTCCATGAGAGGGCTCACCTCCCCGAGAGTGTGCCCGGGGTTCCTAGAGTGGAGCACCAGTACGCACACAACATCGTCGAAGCACTCAGTGTTGGGCTGGTCCATCGTGAACTGCTCCGGGTGCGTACGGACCTGCAGCTCCGCGGCAGCGTCTCTCACACAGACGTCGAACCCCCATAGACCTCCTACTGAGGCGATAGGTTCGATCCACGCATCCATGAACGTCTCTAGGATGTCCCCAACGATCTGAGTGTCGCTCCTCCATGTCCGGTTGATGTGGCCAACGAACGCCACGCGGTGTGCGCCCTCGGGCAATGAGGTCGCAAACCTGAGTAATGATTCCATGTGTCTCCTCAAGATACTGATAGGTGATCTGGCCATGGAACTGGCGGAGTATTCTCACACTCAGCGAGAGCATCATCGATTGCCTGCCTCAATCCGATCACCTTCGGGACGTCTGCGAAGGGCAGCAAGTACTCCTCTCCGCAGGCGTAGCACAGCAGCTGCACCCCTCCTGTGTAGCCCCGCTTTCGATTGAGGTTCAACGACCAGTCCTCTCCATTCCACACGTGGGACGTCCAGTAGAGACATGGCGCGTTCGCATCGATCACGCGGGGAGTATCGCCCACCTCGAGCCCAATAGGAAAAAGAGAATCCCCTGGCCCGCAGGCCAAGGGATTTCTAATCATCGAGACAGCTCGAGCGCGTCCCACGCCTTGACACTCAGGGTCATCTTGCGCCTCCGCACCACATGCTCCCGTATGTCCTCATCCTTCAAGTACTGCAGCACCAGGGCCTCTGGAACCAGTGCCCGGAGTCCACGCCTGTCCGCCAACTCGAGAAGCACAAGTCCTTGCTCGCCACACCTCTCACAGAGCCGATCATCATCGACCCTGCATCCGTAAGGGAGGTCAACATCGGTGGGATCCTCATCGAGCTCCGCCCACTTGTTGCCGATGAGCTCGTCTCTCTCCGCCGCTGTAGTGCGCCCATACGCTCGAATGCCCGTGTCCTCTTGGCACCCGGGGCACCGCCGGTAGACCCAGTGAACCCGGGCCATCACATCGCCCCACTGTGCTGGAAGTACTCATCGACAACCGCCAAGCAGTTGCGTAGTTGGGTTTCGTGCGTCTCCGTGTCCTCTTGCAGGAAGTTCCTCGCGAAGTAGGCCACATGCCGCAGCAGTGCCTTGGGGTTATTGACGTCTTCGATGCTGAGCTCCTTCCCGGCCTTGACCCGACGGGCCTCACCGAGCCACGCCGTCAGGTAGTCATACTCTGACTGCTTGTAGATCTTGGAGGACAAAGCCTTCTTTCTCCAAGTGGCGTAGTCCTTGGACTGTCTTCGGTCCCGGTCCCCTAGCTGCAGGTCGATGCTCCGTAGGGAGTAGCGAAGTAGCCGCAACCTGTCCTTGCAGTCACGGATATCTACGGGGGTCTCAAACGTTGGTGCGTTGTGTGCCATGGGGCTCTCCTTCAGAGATTTGGTACACGTAACAGAGCTTGCGCTCCGCCCGTGCTTTGTTGATGGTCTCTCGTATGCAGGGGGTGAGGCCAGAATGGGCCACAACCACTACATCGGCTTTCGCCATTGTTGTGTATTTGGTGACGCAGTAGGCCGAAGCCTTCACTGCATCCTTTCGATGTTCTTCTAGTCCCAAGTAATAGGCGTTCATCTATCTCCTCATCTTGCTTATAGGAAAAAAGAGGGTCATTCCCGACCCTCTTTCCTCACCCTCTTTCCTCACCCTTGCTCCTCACCCTTGCTCCAGCCGATGATACAGGGTCGTCATCCGCTCCTGTGGGTCATTGTTTGTCAGGGCCTGATGGATGCCTTCCTCATTGCCCATGAGCACAACACCACGCTTAGCTCGGGTCACTGCGGTGTACAGGATCTGCCGACTCAACATGTACTTGTGTGCGTCGTGACAGATCACAACAACCCAGTCCCACTCGGACCCCTGTGACTTGTGGATCGTAAGGGCGTAGGCGAGACGGAGCTTCATGGCCTGTACTGCATCCAGGGACAGGACGGTGCCCTCAAAGTCGACAGTCACTGTGTCAGGTGCGACTGCCTTGACCACGCCCTCCTGCCCGTTGAACACCCCTAACTTATAGTCGTTGGCTGTGTAGATGATTCGGTCTCCTGCGGTCAGGTCGTAGTAGGTGTCATCCCTGTAGATCCTGAAGGTGTCTGCACCATCCTCTTGTGGGTTGATGCGTGCCTTGAGCCCCACGTTCAGGAGATCCACCCCGAGGCCATACTTGTTGTAGGGACCCAGCACCTGAACGGTGTCGTGCTCCTTGAGCATGATGCCTACCCTGCGAACAACCTGCTCTCGAGCCGCGTCCACGTTCTCGTGAAGCCTCACGTACATGAAGTCTGCGCGCTTCTTGAGGTCCAGCTCTGTCCCCTCGATGATGCGATAGGCGTTGTCGCAAACCCAGGAGCCTCGAGCAGACCTATGCACTGTCTTGAGGTGGACTGCCGGAATGCGCTCGCACTGAAGGATGTCCGCCAACACCCTGCCCGCGCCTACGGAGGGAAGCTGGTCTGCGTCTCCCACAAGAACCACTCGAGTGGTGCTCGGTATGGAGTTGAACAACCAAGCAGCCAACGTGGCGCTCAGCATGGAGGCCTCGTCAACGATGACCAGGTCCGGTGGGATCCAATCATCCCCGGCCTGCGTCTTGGTTATGAGCCACCGATGGATCGTGAAAGCCTCTTCCCCAGTCGCCTCGGTGATGCGCCGGGCAGCCTTTCCTGTGGGCGCCAGCAGTACGTAGCGTGTCGCCACTGTCCTGCCTCCAAGGATACGGTTCAGTGCGATCCGCAGCGTGGTCGTCTTACCAACCCCAGGACCCCCGGTAACTACCCCGAAGGGGGCGTGCAGGATGAGCTGTGCTGCCTCCTCCTGATCATCATCAAGCGTGAACTCCGTCGTCATCTTTGTCCTCCAGTCTCTGCAAGATGCACTTAGCTATCGTCTCTTCTGCGTTCGCGTACTTCCGGTGCATCAGCACAACGTGATCCTCATCGATGTCGAAGGTCACCATGGCCCCCTTGTCGACTAGGGCCACACAGGCATCCTCGAAGACACTCGACGACAGGTGCATCTTGGTTGCGTAAGCGCTCTCCAGATCGTCGTAGTAGCTCGCTGTGTGCCCACCGAAGCTCAGCTGTTCCAGCGAGTAGAGCACCGCGGCTGACGTGCGCCGGGGATCATCCTCGGGAACGCCTGCCTGTTGTGCGAGGAAGTCGATACGTCCAAACGAGATGAGGCCATGGTCCGTGTACAGGGCGTACGGGTTCTCCTCGAACAAGCGGATGACATCCTCGAGTGTGACGTCATCCCCAAGCAGCTTCTGCCGCAAGGTTCCTATCACGTGGTCCGCCTCTCGCTGGCTGAAGCCGTACGAGAAAAAGCGAATCAGGGCTTCCCGCTCCCCGAGGTACTGGGCATACGCGTGCACGATGGCAGACATGCGGTCGTCACCAATGCCTTCAACCTCCTTCAGTCGCTGCGGCTCTTCATCGATAACGTCCCACAGGGACTTGCCGAACGTGTCCCACACCCGCCTGGAGAGCACGTCCCCTAACAGCGGGATGTACGTGGTCATCCAGAGGATGACGCCCACATCCGTCTTGGGCTCCTCCGCCACGTACCGGATGACCTTCACCTGCTTGCCATAGGTGGGGTGCTCCACCCACTCCCCCTCGAGCTGCACTCGCTGCCCCTGTGTCAGCTGGTGGACGTTCCCTACGAAGGACACCTCGGTACGGGCCTTGGTCTTGCCGCTCGAGTCCGTCTCCCCGTCTGCCATCAACCGTCCGAAGCCCCAGCCTCCTGGGTAGACTCGAACGCTACTTACCTCCCCTACGATTAGCGTGGCCATATGGTCTCCAAACTTTGCCGAGCAAGATCCTATCTTGGTCTGCATTTCAAAATGTTATGAGAAAAAAGAGGAGCATGCACTCCTGGCCCCCGTCCACACAGAAGTGCGGAGATGAGGAAGGGGGACCGATTCAGGGCCCAGGGTGCATGCTTCTGCTCTCACATTGCTTATGGGCGTCCCTGCCCCTGTTTTCACACCTGCTTGATGTGGGGCAGCGGGATCAACAGATCGTCCTCAGGGCCACCCAGCTTGCGCATCAAGGTCTCCGCCTGCTTGGATGTCCCACGAGCCTCCAAGAACTCGAGGAGGGACTCAGCCAAACCTGTGTGAGACTCGAAGAAAGACGCCAAGCTGGCGCGCTCCAGGGAGCTCAAGCGAGACCCGTAGAGGGTGTGCTCCTCGAAGACCTGCCAACACTCGGGCCACAGCGCCCGGATGTAGATGGCGATGACCTGGGCATAGGCCCGAGTCTCTTCTTGCACGTCCGCCCGTAGACGCAGGTCCAGGAAGTTGAGCCAGTTGAGGAGGTTCGCCTTGAGACGAATCTTGGTGTACTGGTTCTGCGGAAGGACCAGCCGAGCGATCTCGGACGCAGTCCCGTAGGCCATGATGGCGTCGTAGGCCGAGCGGGCGCTGACCGAGCTCGTCCCAACCAGGTGCTTCACAGCCTGCTGCAGCGGTGGTGAGAGGGGGATCTTGGATCCCTGCTTGTTGTCCGGGTCCGTCCCCTTCACTCGAGCGAGCTCAGGGATGTAGTAGAGGTCCGGCATCTCACTGTACCGTCCGGAGAACTCGTTCCGGCTTGTGAACTTCCGGAACTGGTCGTAGTCCTCGATGGTCACGTTCGAAAGGCTCACCGTCCGGTGCCTATCGAACTGCCGTAGGACGAACATCGGAAGCTGCAGCTCCACGCAGAGCTCGTTCATTTCGAACGGGGAGTTCCCGCTGAGCACGATCTTGCCCGAGCGCCGAACAACAAGAATACCTGTTCTCGTGTGTGCACAGTAGACCCTCCCTTTGTAACCCTCCCAGCTGACATTCTGCTTCCCTTGGTTGATGACTGGGTGCGTCATGCGGCTCAGCATACTCACGGAGAACATACCTTCCACGTTCTCCAGAACATGTGCAGCGCGTCCTGCATGCAGCGCGATGAGCTGTACTGCATGGGCCACTTCCGCAACCGATGTGGAGTATAGCCAAGTACCTCTGTGCTCACTCCCATCCGATGCTCGAAGTCCTTCAAGCAGTGCTTCAGACGCTTCTTGGCCCATGTACTGCATATCCACGGGAATACGCTTGTTCCCAGCTGGTGTGTAGAACATCTCCCGAAAGTCCAGTGTGATTCCGTCCTCACGTACCACATAGTTATTGTTTGCAAGGATGCCAATCTCAAGATTGAGCTCAGCGCACAGCTCGAAGAGGTAGGCCACCTTGCGCTTCTTCTTCAGATGAAACGTGATGCCATTACGGTAGCTGCCACCAGCGTACCCATCCCCAATGAAGAACCCGTACAGGCGTAGACGAGCAAGATCATACTTCAAGTTCGGCATTCGGTACGGGGCTAGTTTCGAGTAGCGCACCATGGAGCGCTCTCCGAGCACATCTGCTGCACATAGCCCATAGTCTGACCAAGACTGCGTCTGGGTGACGTGGTCATACGCCTTTAGACTCACCCACATATTGTGTGACGGGGTTACTAGCAGATCGACACCTCCATGATCTACAGAGTACATCTGCCCTTCATACTCTTCATCGACTAAGCCTTGTGGGTGCTCATAGCAGAGCGACTGCGCCTTTGGGTCCCATACCCCAAGCTCCATCTCCTTGGTCACGTCAGGCCAGGGCACAAACCCTCGTCTCTTCACCAAGACTTCCGTCTTTGCGTCATAGCATGTATGTCTGTCACCCCACAATCTGTTGCGCAGTCGGGCGTCCTTGGTCTTGTCCACCCCAGTCAGGGTGTCCGTGGACATCCGGGCTGCCCGAAGGGGCTCGAGGTCGTCGCCCATCTTGTCCACGTACTTCACGTACCCGTGGTCGAGGATTTTGATGTGCGTCAGAGGCTTGGCTGGGTCTCCCTTGATTCGGTTCTCGTCGTAACTGCTCATTGGTCTGCTCCTTCGGTCACTTCGACCTTGCTCGCTGTCGTGCCTTGTTGGTTTTGGTACTTAGACTTGCGCCCAGGGGACCCGTAGGGCCTGGCGCAAACACCCTGAAGCTCATGCACTACTAGCTGGCAGATACGTGCCCCATCAGGGAGGAAGATGGTATGTGGGGAGACATTGTAGATCTCCAGGGTAATCTGCCCGACGAACCCTGGATCGATGACGCCCGCGGTGATGTGGACCATGATCCCGAGACGCCCGAAGCTGCTACGCCCATGCACCTCCGCGTAGTGATCCGCTGGGATGTCCACCCTCTCTATGGTGGTACCGAGGATGAACTCACGAGGGCTGATGTAGTACCCAGGCACCCTGATCCGCGAGTAGTACTTGTCCATGTCCGAAACACCAGGGACCAGTGCCAAGCCCTCCACACATGGGACACGGAACTCATCTCCCAGTCGCAGGTCTATGGAAGACGGTTGGAGCTGTGTGTTCATGTCTTCGTATCCGGTGACGAGGCCACCCTCCACGAGACGGGCTAATCGAGTGTCGCTCAGGGGCATCAGGCTTCTCCATAGGCCGGACCCAAGGCGGTGGCCGGCAGTAGTTGTGGAAGGGTGGTTGGGCAGTGTGTCTCGTACCGGGACACTTCTACTTCTTTGCCCACTGGATACGCGGTGTACCACACCTGGTATCGATGGTTGATCGAATCCAGTAGAAGAACCCCGTACATGGTCCCGTCCTCGAGGGAGGCGGGCACCTCGCCGAAGTACTTCCGAAGCTGCGCCCCGCTGACCACGCCGACAACAGCTGCCGCATCCGCATGGTGCTGTTTGGCGAGGGTGAGAACAGAGCTGACGAGACGTGGCAAAACGTCAGCGGGGTCTAGCCGTGCGATGTCGGGCATCACTTTGCCCACACGTGTGTTGGTGTTCCTTCGGAGGAACGCGTAGCCAATCGGAGATGCCCCGGTTTCCAGGACCTCCCGTAGGTCAGCCCGCATGAACTCAAGTATCTCTGGTGGTGTCATAAAGGGTATTCCAAAAGAGGAGGGGTGGGCCGTATGGCTTCCCCCTCCTCTCTTCGTTGGTGGACTAGAGTTGATCTAGTCCCTCGTTGAGCTCCTGTAGAGCCTTCTTCATCTGCCGCATCGCGCGGAAGTATGCGCCAAGCCGCAGGGGCTCAGCGGGTGGCACCAACTCGCGGACGATATCGTCCGCGAGTACGGCGACCTTCTCGTCGGGGGTCACGGCCTTGGCATGTGGCTTGGGGGCCACCGCCCTCACCATCTCCGGCGTTACCACCGGACGATGGGTGACACGCTCACCCTTCCGAGGAGGGGCGGTTTCTCGAGCAGCTCGAAGCTGCTCATGCTGTAGCTCCCTGATCGTGCTTGCGAGCATATCAGGGTCGATGCTCAGGACGTCTATCGCCCCGGCATGTTTGTCCTCTTCCACGAAGGTGCCATCGTCCTGTTGCCGCATGGTGGTAGCAGTCAGCAGGACTCGGAACTTCCCTCTGTTGTGGAAGAACCGAAGCCCGACACCCTCACCAACACCGATCCGGTCATGGGAAGGTAGTTGACGAGCCTCTGCACTATTGCGGGCCCGCTTGAAGTAGATTTTCTGTGTTTGCATTAGAGATCCTCCACTTGGCTTATACCCCAAATAGGTGGATCTTTAGCATCAACCCTGGGTGTAGTGACCCCGCACGTTCCAAAGATCCTCAACTGCCCGAACAGCACTCCACAAAGTCTTGGATACGAGAACACCGCCGTCCTGCAGAAGGACCAGCTGCTCGTTCTTGCGGATGAGGTGCGGGTACCACGAAGCCTCTGGCGGCAGTCTCTTGAAGTTCGCGTGAAAGCGACTGCGCATCACCATGTGGCGCATGTCGCATGCCTCTTCTTCAGGCGGAACTACCTTGTGCATGAGGATGGAGACGAGCGACCGACAGAACTTCTGCCGATCCTCCTCCGGGCCCCCCGCTAGATGTCCTATCGTCTCGCACTTCAGTCGAAAGGCCTCTTCGTCTACCAACTGTCGGAGGACCACCCGCATCTCCTTGGGTGATATGTCGTCCGAGAGCATTCGAAGAAGGATGGCCCCTGTCTTAGGCGCCGTCATCGGGAATGTCTTCAGGCTCAGGAACTGTGCTCAACTGTAGCGTCTCCACGAGAGCTACACCATCGACACTGATGGTGAGTAGTTGGTGCTCCCCAGCTAGCTTCGTGAGCTTCATCTTGACGCCCGCTGTGTGCTGTCGCCGCTGGCCGTAGAAGACCCAGGCCACTCGAGAGAGCGCGTTGTCTTCAGTCATCATGCACATCTGTATCTCGCTCAGCGTCATGCTGTCGCAGACGGCTATGAGCTCATCGATGGTCGTGGGGCTTGCTATCCACGTAACCAGGCGGGCTATCGAAGCAGCCCGCACTTGTGTGTTGTTCATGAAACCTCATAGGGGTTTGTTGTTGGCGTAGAAATCGTAGTCGACGAGCAGCGTCCAACCGACGAGGCCCCTTGGATCGTAAGTCACCAAGGGGTCCACGGGGTTCTGTGCGTTGGCCTGCAGTACAGCATCGACGTCTTCTCGAGCTATCGCACGGTCTTGCACCAGCTTGTACTGCTGGTCTTGTGGCCAGTCCATCAGGTCGATGCCTTGGGAGACGCTGCCCCCAACCTCGTACCAACGGATCCAGAGGAGATACCTCTTGATGTTGTTGGCCGCGTTGATGGCCACCTCGAGCTGGGCGACATCGATAGCGGTGTCACCCTGGGCGGCGAGTAAGAGGGAGTTGTATTGGGCTTCAGTGAGGGTGACGGACATAGCGCGAGTCTACCACCGTCTCACCCACTCCCAATAGGGCGGCCCTCACTGATGCTGCGGATATCTGCGAGCCGCTGCTCGAGAAGCTTCACCCGAAGGCACCACCTGTTGGCATCAGATGTCAGCGTGATGATCTGCGCCTTGAGTGACTCACGGTCCTCACTGAGATCCGCAAGCTCGAGCTCGTACGCTGTGGCAGCCGCGCGATGATTGGCTGCCTCTGCGTTGAGCTCTTCGATGCGATCCTGCGCCTGACGCAGGCGCACCGCCGTGCCGTCCACGAGCTCGACCTCACTCATCGTCATCCTCATCGTCATCGAACGCATCATCACCGTCGTCATCCTCGTCGGTGCCCAGGCGCTCCCGGAGATCATCCAAGGACATCTGCCCAGTCAGGATGTCCTTGAGCTTGTCGAAAGGCAAAGAAAGCGCGGTCGCATGGTCGAACGCATAGAAGGGTGGGTTGAGGCCCACCACGTAGATGTGCTCCGTGTCGCATGAGGCACAGAGCACCGGACCCCGAATGACCTTCTCCTTCCCGCTCGGGTAGCTATCCCACTCTGCCTTCAGCGTCGAAGGAGACACACCGCACCCGGTGGCCTTGATCGATCCGCCGCGAGCCGCAAAGGGCACAGGGATCGTCTTTTCCATCATGGCGAGGAGGTTTTCGCTGTCCCCGCAGTTTACACATTTCATCGTATTGTCCTTTCAATGGGCTGATAGGCAGCCAAAACGTCCTATCAGCATGGTGGAGGAAGTAACATGACCAGCAATCTACGTCTAGCAGCAGTTGGAGAACTACATGATCGTGACCACGAGTTCATCGCCCTACTAGAAGACCATCCCCCAAAGACCCGTCTCCAGTACGGAGACCTGGTGGTGCTGAAAGATATCCCACCCCGGATAGCTAGCAGCGCCTACTGGCGGCTGCAGGGCATCCCGCGGGTCTGGAAGGTCCACTTCGTCGTCAGCCTGTGGCAGTTCGAGATGCACAACCTCATGCACGAGCGTGCAGGTATGGGCATCGATGAGGCCGTGACCTGCATGGAGATGGTTGGGGTCACCTCACGTAAGGAGGCCCGAACACCCATCGTGTATGCCCACGGCTTCCCACACTTCGACAACCCCAACACATGTGAGTGGTTCTTCGAGAGCTCTCTCAAGAAGATGGTGCTACGCACAGAAGAAGCCCAGTGGGAGGAGGTCCTCGACGAGTTCAAGACACCCTTCCTTGGGTACGACCCAGGTCCTCTCGGAGCCAACTTCATACTCGACATGGCCCCAGATATGTATGGGACGTCTCAGGCCCTGCGCTACCCACTGCAGCACGAGGAGAAGGCCTTCGAGACGGCCTGCAGCGACTTCAATCTGGAGGAGCTCCTCCTGGTGAAGAACCACTCCGCGGAGCTCGAGATGTGTGACATCGACCAGGATCACGATGTGTTCGTGTACCCCTGGGGCTAGATCCAAGCCTCAGACATCCCGTGGTTGAGCGCACCAATGGTGCAGTGCTTCGTGAACCTGCGTGCGATGTGCCCACAGACGATGGCGTCCGCCAAGGCCCGGTGGGCTGTCGTCTGGGGTACGTCGAGCGCGGAAGCCACGAAAGAGAGGGCCTTCCGGGACATCCCTCTATCTTTTGCTGCCTTCATCGTACAGAAGGTAGGGATGCCAGTAGGCCAGCGATCCCTCGGGATGTCGTAGGACAGCATGCGTGTATCGAACGACATGTTGTGGGCCACCCATGGGTACTCGTACAAGGAGAGCCAGCGCAGCACATCCTCAAGCACGTCTACGAAGAGAGGGGCATCCGCGTAGTCTTCGGTGTCGATGCCCGTGATCTCAGCCGCCTCCTTGTTCATCTCCACTCGAGGATTCACCATCACGCAGTAGGTGTCCACCACCTTGTCCCCCTCGAACAGGGCGATCCCGATCTCCACCACGCGGTCGCTGCTGCGGAAGCCAGTGGTCTCGGTGTCGATGGCTAGGAAGGGGACATCATCCCACTTGGTGTCCAGGTTGTATGTCTTCATCAGGTAATCCAGGTCTTGTTGGTTGGGTCAGCAGGGTCTTCACCCGTGTTGAGGATCTCGATGACCCTATCGGGTTCTGTCTGGGCAAGATAGGCCCGTCTTGCAAGCACGACGCTCAGCCTATCGAGCTGGCTCGGCTTGATGATGAGCAGGTTCTTGTCGGTGTCCATGTATTTTTGGAGGGCCTCATACATGACCCGAGTCAGCAGAGTGGTTGTGGCGGCCTGATGCTTCGGACGAACAGGTTCTTTTTGTGGGAGCATGGTCTTCCAGTATAAGCACATGCAGTTCACGAGATCTACAGGACGTACGTAGCGACGCGCTAGTACGATACCTCCGCCGAGGAGGTACTTCTCAGCTGTAGCTGCAGCCGCAGCTACCACACGATCACCGAGCTCTTGGGTGAACTCCCCCTCCGGGGGAGGTACCTCCGAAACGCGGATGCCATGGTCTATCAGATGGATGGACAGGGCTTGTACCGCCTCGTCTACACCACCCTGACGACACATGGCTAGGAGGGTCTTCTGAACGTTGAGATGAAGTGCACCTACCTGGTCCATGATGTCCACGAGGGTCTGGATTTGCTTTGATCTCATAGATCCCTTAGTTAGTAAGTACGAGAAGTTAGTATAACTTACTAACTAATCGTACTTATTGCAAAGAAACAGGAGGGTCTCTTCAAGAAAGCGCTTGTTCCTGAACAGACCCCTACTTACTCTATTTTACTACTAACTATATAACTATATATAAGTTAGTAAGTTAGCAGGAGATTATGAACCCACCCAAACGCGTGCGGATCTACGTCAAGGCTGATGAAGCACACGCACGGCTAGATGACTTCAAAGAGGAGGCCGAACGCGGCCTATCCGATCGAGAGCTAGCACAGCTAGCAGGCGTCAGCCCTTCGGCTGTGACGCGCTGGAGATACAGAAGGGGGATTCGTCGCCCTGGCGGGCATCTGGGGGCCCAGCAACACGCTACTGCAACAGCCATGGTTCTCTTCGGTGATGCTGAGGAGCTCACAGACGTACGTCAGCGTGCTCGATCCTCAGCAACCCACGGAGAATGGAAGCCACCTGAGTACGTCGTTCGTGAGGGTGTCAACTATGACCGCCTTCTGAAGCACATCTATCTGGCCCACCACACGCTCGGTTTGGCCGTGAAGGATATTGCGGATGCTCACGGGTACACAGTGAGCACCGTGCGACAAGCTCTTCAGCTCTACACGGGCTACTTGAAGCAAAATGGAAAGCCCTGCCTCTCCTGCCATCGAGTCATCGATGCTGCAGAGGGGGCCAACTACTGTTCAGAGTCATGCCGTGACCTGTACGACCTCATTCTGATGATAGGCGATACCGATGCAGAATCCCCTGAACCCAAGTGAAGACTTCCCAGAGCTGGAGTGGGGCCAATGGGTCACCTACTCCACACGTGAGCTCAGGGAGGCCGGGGTCGACGACCCGGCCCTCGAGCGACTACAGACCATAGGCACTGAGCGACCCTACTCCTCCCGCTGGCTACTGACGCTGGGGATGTGGGGAGGGATCTACACGGCACGTCAGATCGCAGATGAGCTCGGGGCCAAGGGCACGGGCGAGGTCTACGCCTACCAGCGCTCCTGCGCCGCTCGGGGCATCCCGCTCAGGCTGCGTAAGCACAGCGCCCCGGGTGACGGAGAGCAGTTCTTCGTTGCCTTGAACGCCAAGATCCTATCGGACAAAGGACACACCCCGCAGATGATCGCGCACGAGCTCGGCATCCTCCCCCCTGCAGCCCCATACTACGTGTACAAGATGGAGATGTTCGAAGAGCTCGCCAATGAGAATGACCCGGGCGCATTCAAGCGAGCTCTGAAAAAGGACCCGGACGTGTTCCAGAACACTTGGAACGATGCAGAGGCTGGGTTTAGGCTGTCCAGTGCGAGCCTCGGCAAATACCTCCCTCATCACCTCAGAAGTGGCCATGACCAAGAAGACATTCGAAAGCGCGCTCTCAAGTACGTCACATCCTAGTTTCGTGGAGAGGCATCGTCCTCGGCATCCTGTGGAGGAGGTCTCCGCTCTCGAGCCCACGGACCCGATGTACGCCCTCAAGTTCATGGAGGTGGTCTCGCCGGTTCTACTGCCCCGCACAGAGGTGAAGGGCCCGAGCAATCTGTACGAGGCGTATCTGGACGGCCGGCCCGGGGTGCTTGCCTCCGATGTGTCCCAGAGGCCCGATCACTACACCCCGCGGCAGCAGGCGATCGTGGCCAACCTGCAGCACAACCTCCCACTCCATCCGCCTGCCACGGATCAGGAGATGGATGAGCTCATCCTCACCTGGCAGCAGAACTCCCAAACCACCAAGCAGCGCAAAGAGCTCGTGCAAAAGATCACGGCCTCGAGGCACGCACCGAAGGACATTGCGGATGAAGCCGTACTCGAAGACTCACTACAAGGAAAATCCCCCACGGAAAAGGAGCAAATCCTCAACGCCCAAGACCCCCTCGCTGGAGGAGGATTCATCAAGATCATTTGAGGAGACTGAGGCCCCTTGGTACGCTGCTCGCTTCTGGACCAAGGTGGCGGCTCGAGAGGAGGACAAGTGCTGGCTATGGGAGGGTGGGGTGTCCAACGGCTACGGATCCTTCTGGGTCCCCGGCTACCGGGCCGTGACCGCACATCGAGCTGCCTACGCCATCGCCAACGGCGTGGACATCAAGGAGCTCGGGCAGCAGCACTTCATCGTGCGTACCTGCGGAGAGGCCCTGTGCTGCAACCCAGCCCACCTCAAGCTGCGTGATCTGGAGACAGAGGCCCTCCTGGCGGAGACTAAGGCCCTGGCAAAGCAGCAGCAGGACGAGATGAAACGGCGGTATCGGGTCACCAACAAAACAGCAGAGGCCGTTTTTAGAGCACATGCTCGGGGCATCCCTGGAGAGCAGTTGTCGCGTGATTTCAACCTGGCGCCCGGAATACTACGTAAGGTCCTCATAACCGGTCAGCGGATCGCTCACCGTCGGAACGTCCAGCGGCGCGTGAAATCTTGAAGAGGATCTTGAATATCCTTACGGGCGTGTATAAAAACATCTTGATCTTCCTCTCATACTCCCCATCTCATAACTTAGGTCGTGTGGGGGCGACAGGTATAACTAATGTAACTTACTAACTATGTAACTTATCGAGTCTTCTGAGGCCCCGTGTCCCAGAAGATCTTCTTTGCTAAATAGACCCCCATCTGGCCTATGAGCAAGGTGAAGGAAAACGGTTCGACTCCGGTGCTTGTAGGGGGTGGCCCCCCAACTTCTTTGCTATCCCAGAAAAACGAAAGGCCACCTCCATGGGATGTATGGAGGTGGCCTACCGTCCCCGAGGCCCAAGAAAACCTCGAGTACGAGCCTCAGAAGGCGTGGGAATATCCCTACGCCCTCCGGGGAGCTATGGGCTGGCGGTGCTGCGTTGTCAGGTTGGTCGCTGCATCGATTCCCTTTTTGGCACCGTACAGGCCTACGCCCACCGTACCGACAGCTGCAGCACCGAGGGCGGCCTTGCCCTTGGTGAGGCCCCCAGGCTTGGCCACCGTGGCAGGCTTCGCAGGTAGGTTGGGCTTCCCAGGCTTGGCCGCCCTCATGGCGTTCATGCGGCCCTTGACGTCCTGCCCGATCATCTTCATGCGTGTCTGTGCACCAAGCATCATGGGCTCAACCTTGGCCCTAGCGTTGGCCAACATGGGCTTGGCCTTGGCCTGGGCCAACATGGGCTTGGCTTTCGACAGGAGGTTCTTGCCTGCGCTGAGGGCAGCACCGAAGTACCCAGCCTCCTTGAGCATCTCGAGGCTGTCCTCCGGGGTGTAACCCATCTCGCACAGGCTGACGAAGAGCTCGTCGGCTGAGACCTTGGAGAGGAGCTCGTCTGAGGCATACTTGCGGCCCAGCGTCTGTGCGAACTCCATCTGCCAGCTCGAGAGCTTGAGGCTGGAACCACCGGAGTCCGATGGATTGTTGTTGTTCGGAGAGTCCTCTGCGTCCACCCCAGAGATGATGGTGGGCTCGTTGTTCAGTGGGTTCTTCTTCTTTTTGCTGTTCGGATCTCGCTCGGGACTGGCATCCGGCCACGCTGCTCGCTTGAGGATCGAGGCAACCTTCTCTCCGCGGTACTCTTGGCTCATGGCCTTCTCCTTGAACTCGTCCATGGGCATGGCCTTGATGGATCCGAGGAAACGCTCATCGTTGTAGTGATCGACGTACGCCTTGCGTGCCGCCTCGAGGCTGGGGAAGCCGAGCATGCACTTCTGCTCGTCGAACTCTGTCCAGGCCTTGCCATCGCCCTTGGTCGAGCCACCCTCGGGCTTCTTCTTTTGGTCCACGATGTAGACATGGGTGGCTTCTTCATCCGGCCCCACGTACACGTCCAAGTGGTCCCCGTCTGTCCCCTCGGTTCCCCGGATGTACCCATAGTGGTGGGCCATGGTCGTGGTCCCATTCTCACCTGTGTGGGGGTTGTGCCACGCTCGCTTGGACCCTCGAGCATTCTCGATGGAGATAGGTAGGCCCTGGAAGAGGAGCTTGCCGTCCAGCTTGTACGCTGCCGCGGTCTTGTTGAACTCGTCGATGAAGAAGTGCTGCATGGTCTACCTACGACAAAGGGGGCCGCACTGAGTGGGACCCCCATACCCTACACCAGAAGGTGCACAGCTGTCAGGTGATGAGCTCGACGGCGTTCATGGCGATCGGAACCACCCGCTCGAACTGCATGGCCACGGACTCCTGCATGATGACGCCCTGAGCATCCGTCGCGAGAGTGTGGTTGGGGATGACACAGCTCTCGATGTACGCGGCGCCGTAGGTGTCCGTGTTGCTGTCCCCGAGGATCATCAGGAGGCCGACGGGCTGGGAGAACAGGTCGGATGCCAGGTCGATGTAGAAGTTCTCGAAGCCTGGGGGCAAGATCACATCGTGCGGATTGGCGATCGCTGCAGCACCCACGTTCGGGAACAGCGAGGGCACGACCGTCTCCGGGATGCTGTCCTGGTAGTAGGCGTACAGCGTACGAAGCATCGACGGCCCGTGGTACAGGATGCGGCTGAGTGATAGCTGCCCGATGGTACGGCCCGAGATGAAGTAGGACCGCTCCGAGCCAATCTCGAAGATGCGGCTCCAGTTGCGGTTGTGGGACAGGTTGATGTTCTGGCAGAGGCCCAGGGGATACACCAGCTGTGACGCCGCCTCTGGAGCTCCGCTGAGGGCCGCGCCGAGGCTCAAGGCCCCGCCGATGGAGGCCAGTCGCGGAGGACCGCAGAAGATGCCCGTGTAGGCACCCGTGACGAAGCGTCCGTCCACCATGCCGGGGCCATTGCCACCGGACTGCATGTAGTTCTTGTACGGACTCCAGTTGCCGAATGAGGCCATCAGCTCCTACCTTTCAGCCCAACGGCCGGTTGGATGCCAGAAAGCGGTCGACCAAGGACCGCTTGGATGCGGTCTTGGATCGGATGAGCTCTCGGACATCATCTTCATGTGTGATCTCTGCTGCGGTCTTGGCACCGGCCAAGCTGCTGCGAACCGATGCCTCGATCTGATCGAGGGTCAAGGGGCCCGCAATCCTCTCCAGGCTGCTCGAGGTCTTGACCTCATCGCCCCCCAGGTCACTCGTAGGTGCGCTGGGGGTCGAGGCTGCGTCCTCTGCTTGATGCGAGTCCATGATGTCCTCCAAGGAGGACTCAAGGTCATGCGCTTTCTTGTTATACACAAAGTCGGTCATGGGTGCCTCAGATGATGAGAGTGACGCGGATTTCGTTCAGGGGGTAGAGGATGCCCAGGGTCACGTCCAGAAGGAGGTTGTCCGGGGCAGTCTCACTCTGGCGGATGCTGTTGACGTTGAAGTCAGCCAGCACACCTGCGTCGAGGAAGAACCGCTTGAGGCCTTCCATCATCGTCGACACCGCGTTGATGACGTTGGTCGTGATGTTGAAGCGACCGATGAAGTTGCGCAGCGAAGCCCGCACCGTCTTGGCCACAAAGTCCACGGCCTTGAGGATGGAGAACTCACGCTTCTCGATGGACGTCATGTCCGAGGTGAGCTGGTGGCGCGTGTAGATCGAGGTCCCAGGGGCGTCCTGCACCATGACCCAGCAACCACCCCCATCGAGGATGGTCATCTGGTACTCGCTGTACCGGTCGTTGGAGCCCTGGACCCCGGTGAACCCGGCCAGGCCCACGTTCGTCAGCGGTAGCTGGGGAGAGAGCGAGCTCGTCTTCCCGACCAACGCAGCGTTCATGTAGAAGCCCTCGATGAGGGTCTCGAGGCCGTCGATGTTCGCCTTGGCCCGATCGGGCACCGTCACCACCATGCGGCGGTTCAGCAGGCTCTGCGGGATGGCCTGGTACGCGATGGCCTCCTCGGTGCGGTTGGCCAGGGCCGAGCCGCGCACAGCAATCGAGAACGGGGTGTCCACGATGCTCGAGGTCCATGGGGACGCCCCGGAGTTGTCGTAGTACCCGTCCGTACCGGTCGCAGTGGTCGTGATGGTCACCACGGAGCCGGCCACTGATGTGATCAGATAGCGGAAGGTCCGATCCTCAACCTCGAGGTGGAGATCGTCGGCCACCGTGTAGGGGCCAAGGCCCACACCAGCTGCAGCGAGCAACGCCGGGAGGTTGGCGATGCCTGTGTCGAAGGTGAACGTGGACGCCACCGCGTTGCCCAGAGCTCCGGAAGCCACCAACGTGTTGGCGCTCCGTGTGGGGCGGACGGGGTTGTAGAAGACCACCCGTTCGAGGCCGTACTCTTCTCCGGACAGGACATCCACGTGGGCCGCAGCGATCTGCGACATCGTGGTGTTGTGGGAGAGAGGTGCGATGCCGTAGACATCCATGTTCTCGAGGAACTCGAACGCTCGAGCCCAGGAGTCTGACGTTCCGTAAGGCTCTGTGCTCGAAGACTCGTCGACACCCAGGCCCTGTACCTCGAGGCCAGGAGCATTGAGCATGGCGAAGAACAGACCGAGGCCCAGAGGGTTCTGGGTGTCGATGGGCGAGAGCTCCGCCTCGAGGTCAGTCAGGCTGCTGTACCGAAGCGACGTGAAGTCCTCTGCGATCCCAGTCACATCCTGACGAAGCGCAGTGTACGCGATATACCTGCCGACAGTAGGTGCGGCAGTCACGGAACCATCTGGCCCACGAAGAACCGAGGGAGGGATGAAGAGAGACCCTGTGTGGTCGATGCCCATCTCCGGCTCACCTCGGGAGTCGTCGGTCAGGTTCTTGGCAACGATTGAGTACTGGGCCCCCGTGAATCCTAGATCAACCTCAGTGTCTACTCGCAACCGGGTGGCAGCCACATTCGTGATCAACCCACGGTACACCCCATCAACCCAGAGCTCGTCGCCATTGACGGGGACATGCGGGGTTCCACGAACCTCACCAGCAGCCAGCCCAAGGACAGTAGCAGCGCTACCAGAAACCCGGAGGAAGCTATTAGCTCCAGCTCCGTAGGGCATCGTGATCACCAAGAAGTTGCTTCCATCCAAAGCGAAGGAGAGGGACGGAATACACTCCGTAAGCCAAGCCACAAGCGCCGTCTCGTCGGCAATGGACGAGTCGATTGCCGCGTACTGGGGGGCTGTGTTGTATGACCCTGTGACGAAGAGCTCAAGGGCTGGGTCGAAGTCGCCGAGCGCCCCGTAGGTGAGCGTGGTGAGGTCTATTGAGCCTTGGACCTCGGCGGCAGCGCCTGCGGTAGCGAAGGTGCCCGCAGCAAAGTCGAGGTATGGGGTACGGCTGTCTCCGTCCCCATCATCAAACGCCGTGATGGTGTCCGAGTCACCACGGAGGTGTACCGACGTACGGCTGAGCTCACGGACGTTGCCACCCCCAAGATCCAGGAAGGCACGAACACTAGCCTGCTCCACCACGAGCTGGCTAAAGTTGCCCCGGGGGTCGGGGTAATCCGCAACAACAGTAAAATAGTCGTTGTTGTACCCGCTGTTGCCTGCGAAGCGGCCCGCAGCTGGGGCCAGGACGGCGGGCAGTGGGGCGTACGCGGGGATGTCGAGTGTTGCCTCGTTACCCGTGGCGGTAGTCTGAATGAACAGGATCTTGTACGCACCCGAGGGCACAGTCACCATGCGTGTGACCAACCCAGGTAGAGCAAGATCATCAATCCTGG